GTTGTCTTCCGCCGCCGTGTGGTCCGCCGCTTTGGTGACTTGCGCCGCCGTGTGGTGGATTTCCGCCGGCGAGTTGTGGACCGCCGCTTTGGTGACTTGCGCCGCCGTGTGGTGGATTTCCGCCGCCGTGTGGTTGACTTGCGTCGTGCCGGTGATTTCCGTCGCCGGGTCGTTGATTTTCTACGTGCAGGGGATTTCCGCCGCCGCACTGTCTTGCTTCTTGTCGTTTTTCTTCGAGCCATATTTTTCGCACTCCTGTTAGGGGATTTTCGACGCCGTGTAGTCTTTTTTCGCTTGCCGGATGGGTTTACGATAATAACTTCATTTAGTGCCATAACAATCGCCCTTATTCCTACCCGAAACCGAATACGCATATTAATGGTGGTGCGATAAAGTAGGATAGAGTAGGATACCTATAAATCGAGACGAAATGATAGGAACAGTCAAGTCTACCCTTAACATCGGACATACATGGCAGGACCACGTCATCCACAAAGAGAGATGGCGGCAAAGGAGAAAATCTCCATCACTTTAGACAAAGATGTATTCGACTATATTGAATACGGAATACGAATGAGATGGTGGCCTTCTCGGTCGGCTGGAGTAAATATCATTATCACACAATTCATGCGACAACAGAACCAAGCAAACGTCCAACAACCCGGGCAATCTCCGCCGCAACAGCAGGGTATGCTTGGACAGAACCCTCATTCAATTCAAGGAGGATGGATGGGACATCCATCGCAACCTGCGAAAAGACCGTGATGAAATTGTAATCGTCGGTTTGGATATCGTCTACAATTACTGTTTCTTCCAAACCCATTTTCATTTCTTCTAAGAATACGGGGTCGGTAATGTCTGGTATTGTTAGGAACACCACATCGGACAGTGCCCAATTACGAATGTCATCTCCCATCGCAGTTATCGACTCTTCTTCTGACGCATCTTGTGAAACGTCGGGGAATGAGTGTAAATCAATGTGATACCTGCTCTTTTTTAGCAATCGTCGCATATCTTTAGCGAACTCGGTGTTTCTCGCCTCTCCTCGGTTGAGGTCGATGATGCTTCGGTAAGTATCACCTACGAGTATTTCGTAATCGACACCTTCGTTGTCAAGTGCCCTCTTTAGGTGGGGTATCATGCGGATGGAGCCCTCATCATGGTCTCCGGACGCCTCTCGTTTAGCGTGGGGGACTGTGACGAGTAACATGTCTAACGTTTCAAGCGGAGAGGTCCATGATACTTGGGTCTTTCTCGAACCGGAGGATGTCTAAACCAATCTCCACCACCGGTAGTATAGTAAAACCAATACTGATGTGCGAGGTCAAGGAAGAAGTCTCGTAACTCTGCAAAGTGTTCAAGATTACGACTTCGGAGATACTCGGGGCGGTCCTCTACTTTGAACAGTAACTTGTTTTCAGATTGTGACCAAACCGTCTCATTTAGTAATTGCACTCGTTGGGTAATTGCAAGTCCAACAATACCTTGACCGGCACCGACTGTCCACAATTTTTCTATTCCGTCGTGTCCTCCCTTCTTTACCATTAACTGAATCTCATCAATAGCAATAACTCGACGAATGTTACGGAACTTCTTGTTCTTTTGCAGATTGAATGTCAAGTCAATAATCTTAGTAAGGTCTTTCTGACGACCCTCCTTTGTCCCCGATGGTCGGTATACAATTCGTGGGTTTTTAGCAATGAGTTGGGCGTAAAATTGCATGGGTGTTTTGCATATTGTTCCAAGTGATGCGAAATCGTCGTCGTGTTTCGGGTCAAAGAATACGGTATGTGTATTCATGTTCTGCAATTCTTCCAAAATATGCTTACACAGGAATGTCTTACCAGAACGAGTCATTCCAATAATGACTGTATGTCGTCGCTGAATGTCTTTCAAAAACCCCTTAGACAATACCTTTCCGTCGCTACTCACATCATCCACGCCCAGACGGCAGACAGGGCTAATCCCCCTATCACCGTTTTTCGGTAGGCTTCGTGAGGCTGAATATGTTTACGCCACGGTTCGGGGAAGTTATCCTTTGCTTTCTGCTCTAAATCGTGAGGGTCGGAGAACCGTAATTGCGTGACGGCATTCATGATAGATAGGGAATCTGTGTGGTCATGTCCAAGTATGTGTCCATATTCATGTGCGAGCAACTCGGCATCTCCTCGCCATTTCCAACGAATGTATATTTTACCGTCTGTCGCCATACCGTTTGGATAGTATCCGATGCCCGTTAAACGAAACATGTTCTGCGCGGAATCTTGCAAATAAGAGGGCCATTGGTCCTTGGGAACGTTACGAAGATATTCTAAGATGAGATTGTTGAATTCTGCGTCGTCCAAATAGATTAGCAGAGTGCCGTCTTTTCCGGTGTATGTTTCTACCGGCATCATCTCACACCCGCTTCGACGGCTAACTTGTGGTCTGGCTTACCTTTGCCTGTGGAAGAGTCTGCACCGACTGCGAAAGCATACACTCTACCTGCCGCCCATTGGTGCTGTGCTACACCCGGTCTATGTCCTACTCTCCAAGCGGCTAACCCTTTGTCGTATATCTTCTCAAGTATTGACTTCTTGATTTTGGTTTCCTTACGAATACGGTTGAGGAATTTCTGCTTAGGGCTGTTACCGGCTGGCTTGTAGTCCTTGTCGATGTTCTTCCTATACTTCTTGTAATATTTGACACGGTGCTTAGATGTGCCAATCTTTAGTCCCCGAGCAGTGGCTTTGATGTCAGACTTCCAAAATTCGTATGCCTTGGGGTCGTCAGCATCATACTTGTATCCCTTGTCTATCTCATCTTCGGCAATCATCTTCTCCAGAGAGTTGAGTCCTTTGAGATACTTAGATGGAAACTTCTTGCCTTTGGGTGTCCGGGGATTGTCATAAGCAACGAAGTCTTCGATGGAATACCTTTCTTCGATAGCGTCTGTTGCAAGTCCTTGACCTATGTTCAGAGCGACTTGTAGTATTCTAAGTGCATTCGGTTCTCGTTGCAATGGTATTCGCTTGAGTTGGTTCAAGAAGTGCAGGGGTGTTGCGTCATCTGTCTCGGTAAATTCACCTTCGGTGCTATCTGGGTCGAAGTCTTCTTCGTAAATCGGAGTTAACCATCTTGCGCCTTCGACCGGAGACATTCCATACTTCTCTCTAATCCAAGGCTTCTGTTCATTCCACCACAGTTGACCATTGTAGTCTGAGTCTTCTCCTTGTATCTTCTTGGTAAGGTTCTCGTAAGCGTTGTCAATCATCCACTCAAAGTCTTCTTCAAGAGAGTTAGGCGGGTTTTCATTGATTCCGTCTGCTGGACTATATCCTGCTTGCCATTCGCCTTTCCAATCAGCAGGCATAGGACCAACATAGTCTGGCTTGTCTGAAAGCATTTTCTTTATTGCCTTCGTTCTACTTGAAACGAACTTTTCTTCTGCGTAGGTCTTATCGGAGCCATCTGGTGAGAAGTATAGGTCATATCCAAATCCTTTGTCACCACGAGGGGACAGTAGTGTTCCTTTGGTTTGACCGAGATACAGATACACCTTTTCTCCATCACAATAGCCAATGTATACCCGTTCGATGGCACGCTTACCTATGTGTTTGTCGAGATTCTTGACAAGGAACTTGATTTTCGATGCGTCTTTTGATGACATCCCTCGAATGTGTAAAGTAGTGTCCTCTACAAGAACGGGCCCACCCATCACCTCGTAAGCGAGTTTGGCTTTGTGTATTGCTACCGTTTTCGGCCCTGCTTCGACTTCGGGGAGGTCATACGTGTCGTTGAAGGAATATCCATCTCCCAGATGCTTCTCATATTCTGCTATCTTGTGTGGAGCACCCGTTGCTATTACAGTTGGTGGATTTTTCTTTACTATCGCCGCTACTGATGTTGCCACCTTCTTGGCCATCTCTTCGTCCGTATCTTTACTGCGTGGCTTACCTTGGTCGTCTGCGGCGGCATCGAGAGCCTTACGCACTTTGTGGACCTTCTCATAATTGGAACCACCCTTGAGATACTTAGGTCCGAATTTCAAGCCGTATTGGTTGAATAGATGATTGAATATCTGTATTCTTACTCGGGTCTTATCTACGTGAGTCCCTGTATAGATTGGGACTTGGATGCGGTGATTGGTCCACAGCCAATAAGCGACATGTCCCTCTACGTCACTGTATTCTGCATACGCCTCGTCAAAGTCTCCTTTCTCTATTTCTTCGAGGAATTCTTCATACTCTCCTTGCGCATATGCAAAGTCTGACGGAGAGTCATCATACAGTCCTTCCTCGATAACTTCGGGGATTGTGTGTGGCTTGTATCCTTCGGAGGTCATCTCTTCGGTAAGACGACGTTCAAGTTCCTCTTGGTATTCCTCGGGAATCGGGAACGGAATGTTAGACGGGTTCACCAGATAATCTGGCAACATCGAACCGCCCATGTCGGGTTCTTTGATGAAATTAGCCTCAACAAATTTCTGACCCAATGTGATTTTCGTCTTTACATTGAATGATTTTATTGGCATTAATTGATACGCTGGCGGCAAATTGGGCATTTCATTTACTCCCTTTACTTCCCAAACTCTGAAAGAGTCATATTTCTCGATGAGAGTCTCTCTACCCTTTCTACCTTGCCATTTCTTCGGAGTGTCGTTGTTGTAGTAAATTATGTCTCCTTTCTTGAATATATGCGGAGGATTCTCCTTCCAATCGCCGAGGAATGTTTGGCCCTGCTCTTGTAATTGTTTCTTGAGTGCTTCGGCTTCGGCTATCTTGCGTTGTCGGTCTGCTTCTTGTAACTCAAGATACTTCTGTGAGTTGATTAAAGCGTTGAGGTCTGCTGGTGGAATGTAATAGAACGCCGGCTTTACTCTTCGTTGTCCTTGGAAATTTATTACTCGGCGAGGAGACAACACCGCAGTCTTAGGAATCATGCTCTGCGGTAACCACGATGGTTTAGTGAATTGTGGCCAATCAAGGTGAGGCTCGATTGTTGCAGGGTCTACTTCTGGTTCTGGGAGCCATGGTAGTTTGTCTTGTGGGTTTGCCTTTGCTGGGCCGTATAGGTCGTTGTAATTGGGGCCATAAACCGGAAAGTGCTCTTTTGGTTCCCATACATTGACGGGCTTAAACGATGGGTCAATCCATGGCTTCCAATTGAAACCAATTCCGGTCACGGCGTCAGCATATTTCTTGCGGGCTTTATCGTCCAATTTGTAGAAGGAAACCTTATTGACAAAAACGGTAGTGTGTGGGTCCGGGTTTATTTCGTCTTCAGATTTGCCAAAATGAATGTTATTTTCAATGGTTTGCGTCCAATCGACGTCTCCGAAATATATCTCTCCTTCGATAAGTGCTTGGTTACCAGCGTTCATGAGTTTAACGACATTACCTCCAGCAGAGTAAATGTCAGCGTTGTGTTTCTTGGTTCCCCATGATTCGAACACACCATATTTGTTCCATGTTTCTGACAATGCTTCTGGGTCATTGACTGTAATGATTGCTCGATATATTGTCAATTTGTCTTTCTTGAACTTTTTTAACTGCGAGGCAAACACTGCCTCTAAAGCGTTAATCGGAGAATTGCCTGTGTAGCCATATTGGTCTTTGAGGAATTTGGCATATATTTTCTTGTTTCGTTTGTGTTTTTCCTCCAGTGTAATTCCCGATGTTTTGCTCCAATGACCCGGAAGCCCCCGCTTTCCTTCCATTCTGGCAGTCATATTCCTTATTAGAGCCTTCATATCTAATCGAGAAATTAAGTCTGCCAATCGAATTGATTTTGACGGTGGGTTCATCTTTACTTCATCGGATTGAACTCCATACATGCGCTTCTCGGTTCTACCAATCCATGGGACCTTTGGACACTTCGGCATGGTTTTACGCTTCTCGACTTTGCGGGCGTATCGCCATGGGTCGAATCCCCATACCCATAGTGCAAGTAGTCTGCGTGTAGGTTGTCCTTTTCGGACAAGTGGACCTTTGCGCTTGCCCATCCAATCTCCCATGAATCGCTTGTTGAATCTTACTTGTCGAGAACACCATTCCCAATCGAGGTCATTCCACTTTTTCTGTGCTAAGATAAACAGTGCACTTGCATGCGTTGGTCCTTTGACGTAATCCTTTGGACCACCAAGACCAATCTTCTTCCTCATCCGCAAGATGGCTCTCCCGCTTACTCGGCCAGAGTTGATTCCTTGCTCCTTGGCCTCGGAAGCAGATAACCCTGCTTTCTTTCCAAGCGGTGAATTGAGGAATGCTTCGAGTTCCTTGTTCTTCATGTTGATGAGTTTAGCCCAATCCATGAACCATTCTTCTCGGGATTTTGGGTTTGCTTCAACTTCTCCGTGCTCTTTACAATACCAATTAGTATGAGTCATCGCTTTTACATCACACACGGGGCAACCGTATACTGGTAGCAACTCTGGAGGGTTCTGCCTTTCGATGTCGTCTGAAATGTGTTTCGCTGTTGCGTGAGGTTTGTCACCTTGAGATTTGATGACCATATCAAATGGAATGTGTTGAGCATTTGCGACTTGCTTCATGATTTGTTTTACCTTTGTTGCCGCCTGTTCCTTCGAGACGGCAACCTCTGACCGTATTTTGGTTGTGAGTTTAGCGGGCGTCATGTCGGGGTCAAGGAACACAGAAGTAGTATTTGGGAATGCGTCTTGATATTTCGATACATTACGGAGGTTAACATCCACGACGGCTACCGACTTTGTGAAGTCAGAAAACCTACGACCAAACATGTATCCATTCTTTGCCTTGTTCCATTCTACGAATTCGCCCTGTTCAATCATTTCTTTGAACTTAGATTCTGATACGAATATCCTGTCGGTAGACTTGGCTTCGTGCTTGCGCTTTGGTCGTGTAGTCACTGTTGGAATAACTACGCCACCCGTCATACGTGCGACTTCTTCGATAACGGCCTGCTTACCTGTCATTGTTGGACCCGCTACGGTAACTACGTGTATCTTCTTAGCATGTCTTGGGTTGACCATTACTGCTGGTTCTGGTGCTTCTGCGAACGAAAGGCCGGGGGTGAAGTCTGATAATACACGACCTACTTGTTCGTAAAGGGAAACTGCAAGGTCTGCTCCGAATGGGTCTTCTTCCGTGAAGTGACCTTTCGCTCGAGACATTGTAGTTCTGAACGAGCCGCTTGAAAGTCCCAAGGTAACAGTAGCATCTGATTCTTCTATCGGTATGAACAGTTGACCGTTGTGCTTCTTCTTGGCCTCAAGATATTGTTCGGCTATGTCCCCATCAATTGGAGAATCGTATGAACCAGCGTAGATGATTGACTTGGCAACAGGAGGTGGGTTTGTCTTGACTCTTGTCTGCAAGAAGTCTGCTATCTTGCTGAATAATTCTTTAGCGACCATTACCTTGTATTGTTCTACATTAGCCTTGTCGAGACGACCTTCTTGCTTGGCTTCAGAAGCCAATGATGTGAACATGAATGGATGGTGAGCAATCATATCGGCAATCTGTAATGCGTATGCTACTCCAAGGAAATCTCCGGCTTGAGACTTGAATGCTTCGGGAGTGGTATTTTTCCTCCCGCAGTCGGTTAGCATCAATAGTGCACATACATCCGAGACTTCTTTTGGAAGGTTCAGTTCGGGGCCGATTTCATCTTGGAACATGTTCGAAGCGATAATTGAATGATGAATCCCTTGTTCTTTCTCTCTTTTCTTGCCCACGTCATGATAGAGAGCCAATAGCAAAAGAATATCAAGTTTAGAATAACCCGGTGCTATTTCTTCTTCCATGTATGCTCTTAGAAGTCGTCGGTTATCGTCGTCGAGTCCTAACTCTTTCAACTTGTAGAGTCTTCCTTGTGGGTGGATGTTGGTGTTTGAGAAGTGATGGTCGACCCACCAGTAGACGTATTGTGAATGTCCGTATTCGTTAGCCCCGTAGTGTTCGAAGTTGTTGGTTGTGTCTCGTAATTCTTCGAGTTGTGATGCTTTGTGGATGTGTGATATTCTGATAGGTGGATTGTGGCGAAATCCGGCATCACTCGGGTTTTCACGGACAATCTTGGGGTTAGCGTGACCCTTGTATTTGATTGTGGCAAAATCCCCGAACCTTCTGTTGAGTCGTGTCACGGTATCCTTCGTCATTTTAGCGTAAAATTTCTCATCTGGCAGATTCTTGTCTGACTTGTGCTTCTTGGTGATTTCTGCTTCAGAAGCATCGATGATACTGTTTATGTCGTCGAGAACCTTGTCTTCATCCATCTTGAGGTAATCTTCTTCCTTTGATTTCTTGACTGTGATTTCGAAATGGTCAAGACGGTTCTCCATTATCGTATAGAAATGTTTGATACCAAAGGCAAAAGCAAGGTCGAAGTAGAATTGGTAATCATCAGCACTTGATAGCGATGGCTCATCTTTCGAAGGGTGCGTATGATAAAACATCTTTGCTCCTTCTACTGCCCTGTTCACTTTCAGTTTGGGCATAATAAGTGACCCACGACGATGGTAAATTTTGTTGCCTTTTGTCCATCCATATGACTCTCCTCGATATGATACGAATGAATACAGAACATCTCGGAAAGATTCTCCCCCGAATGGAGTGGGTGCATCAATTACCTTGAAGTCTCGACGTGGGTCGCTGACAAGCATACCATGCATTTCTGAACGGAAATCTGACACACTAACAGGATTCTTGCGAACACGTTGAGAAGTAACGCCACCACTTACTACGGTTTGAACTTGACCGGGAGGATTTGACTTTACGACCTCCGTATTGTATTTTGAATCAGTAGTTACTTCGTATACTCTACCTTGGGTGGAGAAGTATTTTGACTTACCAATGACGCTTTTTACCGACTTAGCGATATCTTGCTTTTGCACGGTTCCATTGAGAATGACAAACCACTTTCCTTTCTCTACATCGAAGCCAGAAGCGGCAACGGTTGACTGACCAATTACGTCTTGCTCTTGGGGCAGACCGTATGCGTGAGAGATGACGTATTCATTCAGTCTCGTCATCTTCCTCACCCTCTTCGAAGTCTTCATCTTCTTCGGAGTCCAGCCCTGTCAGCAAGTTCCCCAATGGATTAGCGAGGTCAAGGCTCATAGATGAGTATTCCTGCCGAACACGGGCAACCTCCTCATCGGTAAGTGTGTAATTTTCAATTGCTTCCATCAGAAGCCTTCCTTTCTCAAGGAGTGGAATTTCCCACATTGGGAATTCAGAGGAAGCATGGTCCATCCACGTTTGGTGAGTAGGGGCGGCATGGAATTCTTGGTATCGTTGTGAGTATAGTGTGATTCTATTATCCCACTCTTCGATGTCGGTTGGTGGATTCGTTAATGTCCCAAGGTCTTGTTTTAGGACACGCAGGTGGGCTAACTTTTCTGCTTGAGACCCTGTGAACTTCGCCCCCTTAAGCGCACTTTCCATTTCTTTGGCAATACTGCCCTTCATCTTACCTGTATCGTATAGTGTAGGGGCGGGTGTTCTCATTTCGGGGTCTTCCTTGCGTGGCATCTCCATCGAAGCCGCATAAATCACTTTCAAATCGTTCTTGCTTTGCTCTGGGTCGTGCGCTCTATATGCGTAATTGAATTGTTCAGTGGTAGCACGAATGTTGCCTTCATCTGAACTTAACATGGCAATACCTGTTGCTCCGGGGCCACCATACATGTCTGTGAAATCCATTTGCATGTTGATTGGTAGACCGAGGACAAACGCATACCCTTCACCTTGATTGGTGTTGTATCCTTTGTATAACTTGTATCCTTTTTCTTTTGGGTCTGCCCTTCTTCCTCTTGCTAATGCATCAGCGAATTCCTTGTCGAGCGAAATAGATGGGGACATTGGTTCCCCATCTGGACCAATTACCCCTGCTTCAAACGTAGGTCGCTTTTTACTAACACCAAAGTATCCGGTGGACGGATTACTCTTGATTGTCTGCCACTTCTTCTTACGGAAGTTGGGCCCAAGGACATAAAGTGGGACAAACACATACTCGAACAACACATCGCTCTCCGTGTCAATGTTCATCTGGTCGACAATAGCATCCTCTGTCCAAGACGGGTGTTCAGAAATGAACCCTTTTTCTCTTGTCAATTTTGCGGCATCCTTCAACACTTTCTTACGGGCCTTCGTGTAAGATTTGATGACTTTCTTACTTTCTGTGTGTAAGTCATTACTTGTTTTGTCTGCCTGCTTCTGTGAAGGAGACTTTTTCAAAGCCTCTACTGATTTCAAAACCTTCGAGCCTTTCCTTAGTGCTTTAGGTCGGAAGAATACGAAGCCATGAGGCACGACAATCATTTCCCAAGGAACACCCATGAAATATTTGGATGTTAGAGAAGAAGCGAGGTCGTGTCCCGAAATAATTGGGAACATGGGTGGCTTGAACGTGTCTCTCGGATGTGTGTGAAATACGACGTCTGCCGCATATACATCGTTGGTCAACCACATATCGATAGAACCACGATGGTGAGAAGACCCGTAAAATATGGTGCCATCCTTGATGTATCCTCCATACTCCTTACTACGACCAGAACGTTTCGAAAGGTTCCATAACTTACGGTATGCTTCTATTGGCATCAACCACGGTTCTTCTCGGGGGAACCCTTGCGGAGAGTTGTAAAATTTCATTTTACTCAAGGAAGAATCAACAATCAACGCTCGGTCTACTTCTGACCCGGTAGAAGGGATAATGGGCAGAAGGTTGGCGAGCCCTTGCATCCAAGCAGGATATCCGCTTACAGTCATCGGGTTTTTGCGAGGGGCTCTACCTATGTTCAGCCCACCTGCTCCATCTGCTTGCTCCACACGTAAGTCAAACGTGCTTTCGGGGTCCTTATCTGGTCTCAACTCACGGATTACTGCTGGACCAATCATTCTTCGAGAAGCGAGGACTTGAGGATATACTCTGTAACCGGACTTGGCTTTCTTTCGTCCTCGTTGTGCCCTCTTTGTTGCTTGATAGAAATATGTGCCAAATGATGCGCTTCTTCCTTCGGATAGCCGTTCATACTCTACTTCAACGACAACCCGAGGGGTGACAAAGTGTCTTCCTTGGGATACGAAGTAAGTCGGGTCTTCTGGTGGAACAATTGGAACGTTAATTGTGTGCTCCCATTTACCTTCTGAAACTTGCTCGCCCATCACCATGTCAAACAATTCTGATTGTTTTTGGTTGTCCCAACCGGGACCCCAGCCTACACTACCGATGTAGACGTAGGTAGGGTCACCATACTTGGTTTTCTTGGCTACCGCTACCTCGAACACATGACGGTTCTTTTTCTTGTCCTTCCACGGCTTGGATTCGGTAGAAACAGAAATAATAACTACATCAATCGTGTGACGACGCTTAACTTTGAACCTCTTACCTTCGTGATGAATCACCAACCCTTCTTGCTGGTTTTCTTTCACGTGCAGGCTCCAGAGGGCCTCCAATCTGGGACCACTTGCGTTAGGAATATGTTCTAAGGGTATAATCTTGACTTTATCGCCCTCAAATGGAAGAAGTTCCCCGTGGCGAACTTTGTATCCTGCATTTGCAGGATTGTTGTCGATACTAATTGCATCAATCAAAGCATACCGCAATTGCTTGAACGCTTTAGGGTCGATTTCATTTCTCATGACTACCGAAGTAATCGCTTGAGGTCCTCGCACTATTCCAAATTCGTCGTGTTGAAACAACTCTCCTACAAACAGTGCTTCCGACACTCCCTTCTTGCGGCAGGCATCTTCAAACTCTCTTGTGACGTGATTTTCCCAAAGAATGAGCCCTCCCTTACTTGCCATGATAGTCGTTACAGGGGTCTTGAGTGTTGTAGCACCAGAGCCTCGAGAAACAATCGTTCTTTCTGATGTAAGAACGGTTCCGCCGACTTTGTGGCCTCCTTGTTCTTTGTAGTGTATACCAAACAACGAGCCGTTGAATTTTGGCGTTACCGAATAGTTTTCTTTGTCTGAAAACATCTCCAATGCCTCTTCCCATCGGAGTTGTGTAAAGTCTGGTTTCTTTTTCCACTGTGTTGTGGCTAAAGCAAGTGGATGTTCTGGCTCTACTCCCTCGCTTCGGAAACATGGAGGGTGCGCTTCGGTTTGGCCTTCTTCTTCGTGACCATATCCAATTTCTACTTCATCAAAGAAGTTGTCTACGAGTATAGCCATACGGTCAAAGTTGGCGAGAACGTGCTCTGGGTGTGCATCTCTGAATGGGTCAAATGCATCAAGTTGGTCGAGCGATAGTGGGACTCTGACCAAACCACTTCCGGGCGTAGCCCACATGCCATCGTCTTCCAAGGTTGCGCCTTTACTATGAGGCTTGTAATGTAGTCCGAAGAACATTGCCCACATTGCCGGGGTTCTTTGTTCTAATTCTATGATAGCGAGGTTCTCGGCAATAGATTCGGCCTTACTCGACTTACTCTTGAAGACGGCACCCGGAACATTTCCTAATGCTCGTCGAATGAGATTGTTCATTGCATGACGGTCATCAAATGACGGCCCACTACCTTGTCCAAACCAAACGTGGTAGCCATGTCCGCTGTATTGAATCAGTATGGGGTATCCTGCCGCTCGAAGTCTTCTCGCTACTTCTTTAACGACTCTCTTTTTCTGTCGTTCTGTTACATCAATATCATGGAAGTCGATGTCGGCTACTCCGGCCTTGTATTTTTCTCCTGTGTTACTAATGGTGAACCATAGGGAACGATGGCTACCTGTTTCAACATGTTCGTGCATGAACGCTTCAATTTCTTCTTCTGAATGTATGGTTGGTCTACCCATATGGCCTACAAAGCACTTACCATTACTGGACGAATATTGAATTGATGTCAACGTGTGATACATTGTTTTTTTGAGTTGGTATGGGACAACCTTTCGGTTGTATTCAAGAAGCCTTGACTTAATGTAGGATATTTCTGCGTCTGCCCTTATCCAATACTCCGAGTTGCGCTTCTTCACGTTGTCGAGGTCTTTCCACCCCTTGAAGCCGTCTTTGTTGGCGTTCCTTTCTGCCAATCTTGCTAATGGTATTGGCATGGGGTCCCAAGCACGGACAGCCGACTCTCCTACTTCTCCAACAGAGCCTTCCAACTTTTCCATTAGCATGGGTTTGACATCAGCGACATAATCTGCAAAGCCGTAACTTTCGATATCAAGCACCTTTTCTCCGGTAGCCATGTCGAACGCTTGAACTCCTTTGAAAGTAGAAGCGTCAGAAAAGTTGTTTTCATCATACGCCCAATATGGCTTCGTCCACATCTTATCGATGAATAGGTCTACATCTGATTCGTCTGGGATTCTACCAGAACCTACTATCAGTTGTATGAATTTGTTAAACTCGACCAAATACAGACTGAAGTCTCTCATTCGCTTGTCCTCCTATTTGGGCGTAGGAGGCTTGGGTTTGGTCTAACGACAGTGACGTTCCCCACTGTTGACGACGGAGAAGTAGGGGCTGATTGTTGAAACTCCTTGGGTGTTGGACCCATCATGATGCCTCCCTCAAGTTCTGCTCCTTGTGATTCTACTGGTGACCTTGTTGCTTCGATATTTCTTTCCATTGCTAATGATGCGGCAAGAACATAACTTGGGACAGTCAGTGTTTCTCGACAAATGTAGATGAATTGACGGTATGCTGGAACCGACCTTCCTCTCAATTGGAACGACTCATCGTTGCGTAGTCTTTGCATGAAGAAGTCCTGTAATTCGGATATATCGGTTATGCTATCTGAACCAGTGGACTGGAATGCTGTCAAAAGACCGGCAATTAGAACGTAGTTGTCTCGATATGTTGTTCGTAGGAACGAAACGTAATTCTTGAACAACAATATGTTCTTCTCGATGTCTGGTGTGAGACCAATAGAGAATTTGTCGCTTTCTAATTCTGCCCTTGACACCGTTCCAGCCCATGATGGTGGCAGAATCATTTGCGTGTTCTGTCTCACCTGTTCGACTTGAGAGAATGTCTGTTGCCAATATCTGGCCGGATTGGCCTTCTCGAGTGATAGCATTGTAACGATTGTCGCTTCCACAGTGTCCCACATTTGGTCGAACAATGGCTTCCTTTTCTGCTTCTTACCCTTCTTGTTCTTCTTTTGAGGCTGTCTGTCTAACTCGATGGCAATGTTTGCTATTTCATTGTAAAACCGTTGGAAGTATGTTTTCATAATCATTCGTAGTGTAGGAACGTCGAGTGTTCTGATAACTGTGGTTGGCTGAACAACTTGCATATTGTATATGCCTGCTCCAGCAGGTGCCGGAGCGGGAACCGCCATTCGCTGTCGCAATTGATTGACCTGTTCTTCGACAGGTCTTGCCTGTAAGAGTCGGGTAGAAATGAAATCTGAATACCATTTTATTTCAAGTAAATTCAAATCTTGCTCGTAGAGTTTACGATAGTTTCCGTCGCCCGCGAGAGCAAGGAAGGAAGCGGCTAACCCACTCATGATGGATGCTCTTTCTTCTGCGAGGAATTCTGCAACCTGCTTTTGTTTCTTAGCGGATGTTGTATAGAAGTCTGCATCTGCGGAGAAGGCTTCATCTACCTCTTTGTATTCTTTAGAATATCTTCTAAAGTCAATTTTAGTTGAATTAAGGACAAGGGATAGGTGTGACTCCATCTCGAAATACCTGTCGAGCATGACCCGAGTAAACCATATTTGGGTTGAGTTGTATGAACCGATTGCTGAACTTACATCTTCTTCGTCCTCGTCGACGTCTGATTCTATTTCGAAATCTTGTGCTCGTAGTCCTCTGATTTCGTATATCTGTTCTGTGTCCAAGTCAATGTTAGTTGGTGCCAAGTCAAGGGGGTCGTCGTTTTCATTGACCAAAGCATAACCAGAATATTGAACATCATACCTCTTTTCTCCTGCGACCAAGTATTCTTTCACTATTACCCATCCGGTGTCGTCCGGATTATCTTCTGGGCTGGAGTCAACAATGTAGGCGAATCCATCTGGATAAATTCCATTGTATTGAACCCAATCTTCGAATGGCGGAGTGTTTGGCCCTACCGTGTATCCATTACTCGACGTCCATGGAAATGGATTGTCTTCCGTAGGAGTCATTCCTTCAATTCCCGGACCAAACAATTCTTGGTAAAATTCCTTTTTTTGGTTTAGAGTAACCCTCTTCCCCTCATCATTAACTGCTGTCGCACTAAACAATTCTTCGATGGTGTTCAAGAATTCGAAGGTAGCACCGGCTGGGTTCATTCCATTTTTTGTGAAATTTGTTGGTATGGTTGCTCTTTCCTTCTCGGCGGCACCGAAACCGAATGCTCTTACTTGTTCTGCACTAAATATGTCATTGGTGGAGTTAAAAGTGGCTAACAATGCGGCTTTTGCTACACCCTTTTGTAATTCTAAGTTCATAACCGGACTGTCCAACATAGAATGAGCCCAACTAATGAAGAAGAGACTTTTTTCTGCGTCTATCAAGGGTTGGCCTACAACTGGGTTATCATATGCTAAATTGACCAATGTTTGGACCATTGAGTTAGCCCCTTCTGACGCTTCAAACCACGGTGCCCGCAGTAAGGGTCTGCTTTCTGTTCCCAATCTGTTGTCGTCCTCTGGGTCTGTGTTATCCAATATACGATGAAATAGTTGTGGTATTCTGCCACTGTTTTCTTTGTTGCGCTGTCCGTAGAAATATTGGATTAACGCTGTTGGCCAAGCCTGTGTGAGAGCGGCCAACTCCATAATCGCTGTTCCAATCGAAGGAAGGAAAAAGATACTCTCGGGTGCTCTTGTGTTGATGATTTCTTCAAATATTGCTTTTTCGCCCTCCCGGGTGGGAATGTATTGTCCATCTCCATCCATACCCGCCCCCATTAGGCCCTCTTCCATATCTACGAAATTGGTGAGGCCACCACGCATTCTTTCAAGTGGGTCACGAGTAGGACGTGTAATTGGTCCTGCAAATCCTGCTCCGGGACCATAAGAGATTACCGCTAATGGATTCTTTCGATGCATCAGTCTTGCTCTATCTTGCAGGACATAATCACCATACACATGTTGCGTTAGTAATTGAGCGATACGAGGAGTGTAACTGTATTCTGGAGGGGATTCTCCGGGATTATCGCGGACTCTTGTGAAATCCCGATACATATTGTATCGTTGAACGATAAATGGAGTAAGTGTTTTTTCTGCTTGCTTCGCAAACTTCTTCTCGTTGTCGTTGATGAGATTTTGAATATCTCCATTCAATTTGCGTCGCAGTCCCATGAAGACAGGCTTTGCTCGCCGGAAGTTTTTCTTATCGTCCGACATCGCCCTCATGCTCCGATGGAGCACACTACATTAACTGAATCGGCGTATGCCCCATCGACGACAATTCGGAATATCACAGAAGTGGTGCCACCTGTCCCTTCATTCTTTATGACATTCATATCTTCGGCTGAAAAGGTGACTGATGCGACGCCACTGGCGTCTGTCGTGCTCAACTTCGTATTCGGCAATGATTGGCCCCCAACATAAGGATATACGTTGACAGTATGCCCTGTTTCTTGTTTGGTTAGGTTAACTTGGACATTAAGAGAAGCGGTGTTCAAAACCATGTCTGCATTCACTGTTGCATTTGGTTGGACATTTACGTTTTCGACATTGAATGTTCCTACACCAGAATCTTGAGTCAGTTCGACAGAAGACGGAACTCCTCCGTATGAGCCGCCAGACTTTGCCACACTACGATTCTGCTTGTTGTAGTAGTATATTCCAATAGCAGATGCCGCAACGATTCCCCATCGTGACCGCGCTGACGATGTTAGAGAAGAAGTTCGTCTTCGGGTGGGCTTGAGTCCTTTGTATGGGTCGTATTTGGTCATGGTGTCACCTCCTCAAAACTCGTTATATCTCCTCGGGCCTGTTGCGACGACAGCGTTCGGGTTCAAGAAAGAACCGACTCCGTATGTGCCTTCATATTCGTCGACTGCTTCGTAGATGTTTCTGAATGCGAATAGTAATGCGAAAACAAGTGAACCATACTCAAGACGGCTCCATGATTTACGAGATAGACCGAGGTTTACATTTTTGCCTCTCTTTTCCATCAATTCTCGAGTAAGTGATAGTGCAAGCCCTGTTGCCGCAAGAGCATCTATGCGCACCCATGTCTTGTGCGATAGTCCGAGTGCTGCGTCGTGTGCCATGTTATCACCTTAATCAATCAACCATGCAAGTCCGTCACGCATGCCTATCTTCATACTTCCACCTTTGATGACAATCATTGGTTCGCCGTTCTCGGGCATAGTAGCATACATCATTGGGAAGTTGCCATCCTTACTGTCCTCGTTGGTGTGATGAATGTATTTCTGGTTATCTTCGCCTGTTTCTTTTGGTGACATGTATCCAATGGACCAACATGGGCCGAGAGCATACCAGACATCTCCGACATCAATAGTCTCCTTTTTCATGTCGGTTGGTTCTTTGCCACCGTGGAATTTTTTGTAGGCTTTCTTGGCCTTTTTCACTTTCTTGTCTTCCATTCCGTCAAGTGGCATACGTGGGTTCTCTCTCGGTGCAATCCTCTTTCGTGTGGCTTTACCGTAGTGCTTCTCCACTAACTTTAGTGTAACTGCATAGCGTTGTCCTGCATCTGGGAATTCTGCTCGCATCTTTGTATTGCCCATCATGCGATTGACATAATTCTTCGATGGCTCTTTTCTACCGTTCTTCTTCTTAGGTGACGGTAGTGGATTTGGTAGTGCAGGGTTGCTTAATCCTGTAACTAAGATGTAATCTCCGTCTGCATGTTGCACAACACCCGGCATCTTAGCCAGAAGTGATTCTGCTTTCTTCTTACTTGTCTTCTTAGGGAAGGCTGGCTTCAACGCTGAAAGACCTGCGGCACCACCTTCTATCGTTAGAATTTCATGGACCTTGTCGATGTATTTGTGGTATTCACTACCCGAGTCATGTAGTTGGTTAATCATGTATCGAGCGTGATGGCTTAACTTACTTTTCGGCCACTTTTTATTTGGACCAGCCCACATGAATTTATCATGCTCTTCTGATAACTTAACTCGGGCACCCTTCTTAGGAACTGCTAAGAAACAGTGGTATACTTTCTTCATGGAATGGTCAACATGAGAGTCTAACTGTCGGATAATTTTGACTTTGAGTCCAGCCTCTTCTTCGGTCTCGATGAGTGCCGCTTCTCTTGCTGTCTCTCCGTCTTCTAACTTGCCACCGGGAAATTCGTATAGTCCGTGTTTGGAAGTTTCCTTTGGAGAGCGTCGTAGGAACAGTATCTTACCGTCCGATGCACGCTGAACCATACAACCTGCGGCTTCACGGTATCCTGCTGGGACGTCTGTGTTTGGGTTTAGTTTTGTCCAAGGGTCTCCGGGGCGTTGGTATGGACCGAGAGAGCCCATTCTTTCTTTAGCCGGTTGTTGCCAACCGGAAGGGAGAGACTCTACTACTCTCTGTTGATAGTCTTCTTTGGTTAGTATCATTCCGCCGTCTACATCATCTTCAAGCAACGGTGTAGGTGGAGCGGTGGTATCAAGATACATTTCTGGTAGTCTCATTGGCCAATAGAAGTGAGTGTTGAAATCTGGATATTCATAGTTGGAGATTCTGGTTTCGATGCGCATACCGGCCCCGGCATTCCTTCGCCCGTAAAAGAACGCCTCCGCTCTTGTTGCGAATTTTGTCCGGGGCACACCAACAACTCCCGTTTCGGGGTCTGGGACTGTAATGTTACCTGCCATGACTTCGAATGGTCCGCTACCCCTCTTCATCAGAACTCGAGAGTAGTTTGTCATGACAAGGGCTGGCCTAAATTGAATGGCGGCAATCCCTGCCTTTTCGTAGATAGGGTGGGCTGGGTTGGTTGGGGTTGGTTTGAATCCCGGTCCAAACATTTTCCTGTGAACATACAATCCGCGGCCTTTCCGTTCGTCTGAACCCCCCATCATGCTCATTCTTTCTATTCGGCCAACGTTGAGGTCTCCCAGCCACTCTCCGGGCGTTCGACCAGCGATTTTCCACCCGAGTGACCTCAATTCAAGTTCCGTATCGATATCGAGTTCTCGTAGTGCCCCTCCTCCTAAAATGATAAACTCTCCGGGTAGTGGCTTGTTAGATTTTAACACGGTTTGGTAGTATTGCTTTTTCAGTGGATATTTGGCTTGAGGGTGCAGTGTTGTATATTTTTCGATGAGTGTCTTCAGACTGACACCAGAACTATCTGATGGTTGCATTTCAGTAGGGACGTTGCCCCTAACCCCATAAGTCTTGCACGGTGTCTGACCACATCCGCAGTTAAGATGAGATGGGTTTTGTTTTATTCCGAGGTGAGCCGGTAGGTGGTATACTCCAATGACTCCAAGTGAAAGTGCCTTGTCTCGGTTCTTTTGAAGGTCATCGAAGAAGTAGTGAATATCATATTCTGCTTGCAATTCTCGCATCTTTTCATACTTGTATCGGTCAGTAGCAATTTTCCGGTTCTTCTTGAGATATACCATGGTCTCTCCACGGCTGTTCTTGAAGATGGGGAACCCTGTCTCCTTCAAGTGTTCAATAGTAGCCTCCATTGGTTTAGCATCTCTACCGGAAAGGTAAGCGATGGTATATCCTTTGTTTACAAGACTACGAACATATTCTACGGCTCCGGGAAACGGTGTATCTGTTCTGAATTGCTCTGGAGAGTTGAAGAAATCAAGGAACGCTTTCCTTCCTTTTGGCTTAGTGCTTTTGCGAAGTTCGCCGGGCGTTCGGTCTCCATATACAACAAGTCCGGCTCGGACTGCATTTTGTTCTCTTTGAGTCGCATCGTATAGAGTGTCGTCTATGTCGAATAAAGCCAATTTTCCTCGTTGTAGTGGTGATTGTGAGTGATAGTCAACCGGATAGATTGAAGGATTCTTGCGTGTGCCTGCGTCCATTTTACGGCTACACATCATGCATACCAATACGCCCGATGGGTTGCGGTAATTACAGGTCGGACATTCAGACACTCCATCTCACCACCGGATTGGTTCTGGCGAGAGCATCTGCACACTTTTGGCAGAATGAGTTTTCGACCAGCGAATCTTCGAACGTTGGTTTACCACAGCGCATACATTTTACCATCTTTACAGACTTCTTAGGCATACGCTTCTTTTGTTGAGCGTAGTATCCTCGTGCCAATGCCTCATCGGATAGTGCACTGGTTCCTTGTGTAGTGTCAATGTTGGAGTCTCGATGTGTCATATCATATCTCGTGCCGAAAGGATGCTCGTTCGGGTTCTCCTTGACGGGTTTGAATCTCTTTTTTATCGGTCTAAGGACGGTTGTTCTTTTCTCTGCTTCCTTGGCTTTTTCTGCCGCAATTCTCTCCACTTCTTTCTCCAAATCTTTAATGCGACTATCTTTAACTCTGATTGCATCTGTTAAGACGTCAACGTCACTGGACAAATCATCAATTGCTTTGTTCGCCGCTTCTTCGAGGGCGTTTTTGCCCCGCGTTGCTTCTTCGGCTTTGCGTGCGAAATTTAGACCCATTTTTTTAATTTCTTTGTTCAATTTTTTGACGTCTTTCTCTTGTCCCTCAACATCTATCTCGAGGGCTTGCAATTTGAAGTCTTTTATACTGTTAGTCTGTTCTTCCAATGCTTGTTGGAAAGCCCTCTCGTCTCTTATTTCTCGTCCTCGTATTTTTTTCTCTAATGCAACTTGTTCGTCATAAAGACTTTGTGCATATGACGACGCTTGCTTTTCGTCTCTTTCAAATCCAAACAAAGAAGGGGTAGTAGAGCCGGGAATACCAAATGAAAGGGGCTCTCGTGTGGCCCTCGTCAAGTCATATTTTGCACCTGTTACTTCTGCTATGAATTTGAGTCGCAGTTGACTGTCACTATCTCTTCCAATGGTTGAACCAGAAAAGTCAATGTCTGCGTCAACCAACTTATTCAAGTATGCTTTACCCAAAACAAGAGGATTGTTTTGGGGTTTGATTGCTGACGTGTCTCCGGGGAAACCTCCGAACATTTCTCCAACGAGGTCATAGGATTTCTTAGTCAATTCATCGAAAGTCATCTTCGTGGTCAATGGGTCTATCAATCTCATTGAAGTAATCGAGAGGGCTCGAAGGGCTTGACGAACATTATCTCGCAATACGAAGTTGTCTGTTACGTCGAAAAGTGCAATGTATAGGTGAGGAGAAATACTGTCCTTGTCGTCAACTCTCATGTCGTCAACTGCCATACCAAGGGAGCCTCCTACCTCTGCATATGCTTCTTGTAACCCATTACAAAACTCAATCGCAGACACAAGATACTCAATTTGTTGTTTACGTTCCATTTGTCGCCATGCCCCTTCCTCTGCTCGATATTGGAACCGGGCAGAAGACAGGCCCGCTCTTAGGCTCGTTTCTACCATCTGAATGTTGTCCATAAACATCTTGTGGTCGCCAAGAAGTTTCTGTGCGATGTAGAGAGGATGGTTGAACATTTCTTGTCTTACTAAATTGTCCTCAAGTTCCATATTAGGGTTGTCCGGTATGAGCATGAATTCTTTTGCAAAATCCAATTCGTGCCGACACAGTGCCTTTAGTGATTTTCCAATACCTTCAATCAGTTGCAGATAAGAGTCCGTTCTTGCTACTGAAACCTCAGCATCTTTGAAAGAATCAAGTAAGTTGGTCAATTCGTCATCTCGCTTGATTGCCGCTTCTGCTTCTTCTCTTGCTTCTTTTGCTTCTGCTTGAGCCGCTTGGAATATACCTTTCATGGAGTCGGCCAATTTTCTGACTGTTTCTTCTGTTGGAAGGAATGGACTTGACCCCAATACTGCCGCATTCTCTTGATTCTTCTTCTTCAATACAGAGAGTGCTCTCCTAAGTGCATTGGTATCTTTCGGGGCTTCTCCTATTATTTCAGAAAGTTTTGGAAGCGGTGGGTTCCGGCGAGGGTTATCAAACACATCTTCGAGGTCGTTAGTCAACAGTTCTTGGAAGAAATCCTCTAACAAGCGGTCTTCGACAATTTGTTGGAGGACGTTTTCGTCGGGGATTGTTGCTCTGCTCGCGTCGAGTCTCGATATCAAATTAGTTATTTGTGCCTCTCTTGCTTCTGCGGACTTACCTTGTAAGTCGGTTACGGTTTCTTTCAACAGGTCAACCAAATTGGTTGTCCCAAAAGCATCAAATTCAGTGCTCAAATTCTGGAGAGAATACAGCGTCAATTGCGCTACAAAGTTAACTTGTTCTGGAGTAGGTTGTCCTCCGTCCTGCTTGAATCTCGTCAAAGCAAGTTGGAGTATGCTCATTATTCCGAGTTTATTTGGCGTAGATGCTTGGTTTCGCGTCATTGAGTTGAATGCAGAAAGTCGGTTGTCACTATTCTTGAATTGTTTACGTGGGTCCATCACGGTTCCGTTCTTGAAATTAGTTTCTGCATCTTTGTCCGATGTGGAACTGCTTGCTATCATGTTTTCTTCCAATACGTTGCCGTTATTAGCGAAGTGTAAAGCAAGTGATGCCGCATATGCGTATTTGAAATCGTTTGTGGTTTTATTGTCAGACTCACGAACAAGGTCTGAAAGCATTATGCCTTTATCGAAATAATTGACAACCACTTTCTTGACTTGGTCTTTTGTTTTTTCGAGTTTGGCGTCAAGGTCTGCTGGTTTTGTTAATTTAAGTGTTAGGGGCCCTATGCCCTCAATGTTAGGCTGAAAGAAATCTTTGACCCCTGTTTCCCCGGCACCTACTTGCATAATTTGGTCAGAATTTTCTGATATGACTTGCATTACTGCAAATATCAATCCTTCGGGCCAACCTAATGGCTTAGGTTTAATGCCACCGATGTTAACTTCGATAGCGGCACACAGAGGGTATTTGTCTGCGTCATCGGATATACTCTTTCTGAAAACTTCGTTTATGTCTGCTGCTTGATTTAACTCTTTGACTATTTCATTGAGGTCAAGCAAGGCGTTTCCTTCTTTTTCTGTTAGGCTACTTGGGGGAGTGGCGGCACCCAGCCCGAACATTCTTTTCAAAACACCATCATTTGAAAACGCTTGAGAAGCCATAAGTATGACCTGTCCGACATTGCCTGCCGCTAACGCCCTTTGGACAGACTGAACGTTCATGGTTCTACCGAAATCAACTGGAGTGTTATTGACTCGAGCAATGGGCAGTATGGGGTCTCCTTCCTCGTCTAAAGCCATTTTTTTCAACATTCTTTCTGGCATCTCTTGAATAATGGCGGGCTTGTCAACTCCAAGACTATCTCGGGTGGAGGCGACATATCGTGGTGGTTCGCCCGCTTGGTAAAAGAACAACTCTGCTCGAGTTGCGCCCGTTAGGCCCCGTGGAGGTGGCAACAGGTAGTATGCTGCTTGAGGGAACATGAACGCTGGGTGCGCAACGAGTGCTTCGTTGCGCCCATAGTAGAAGTCTTGTGGAGACGTAGCGAGTCTGCGAATCACTGTTTCATATTGGTCAGAGAGAATTTTCTTCACTTTGTCCTTTCCTGCCGCAGATTTGAATACCGTTCTTGCTTCTACTGCTGACTTGAATTTTTTGCGGAAGAAGCCGATTTCTCCTATGTCAGCGTCAAATTCTCCGGCGTCAATCAATCTCAACATATGGGGTAGCAGAGTCTCGTTAAGGTATTTAATAAGGGCTTGATTGGAACGAAGGCAAATGAGGTATGGTTGTAACACCCCTTTCACAAATTGGTTGAACTGCCTTTCTGATGCGGCAATGTCAAACGGTAATTCGTTTCCTTCAAGATATCCTTTGACTTCGGCAACTACTGCATCATCCATTACCCTACCTCTGTCTCCAACGATGCGGGTCATTCTAATGCCGCTTGGCGTTTGACGTAGACCGATTGGGTTAATTCGCACACCAGCATATGGGTCTGCCATAATGAATGAACTTAGCATCCGTGTTCCACGTGGAGAAAGTTGTTGTCGACGAGACCGTTGTGATAGCATTTTTGAAGCAATGAATCTGTATGCGGCACCGTGCTTGGCTTCGAGTGTATGCACAACAGATGGAGATATTCCATCGGGTAACATTACTCGGGAAGAGAATTGTTGGACACGCTTTTGTGGCTGGAATTCTGGTTTGAACACATACGATGGTGCTGGATTCATTCTTGACCCTGCTGGGGTAATGTTGACCTCGGTAACCGTTCCTCTTGTAAGGTCTGATAGGGTGGTTTCCATTCCCGACATATCCTTTAGAACATATTCGTTACGCCCGTCAAGGTTAGAAACAACCCACTGATGTGCATCAAGTATTGTTGCGCCCTTTAGAAAGTCTGGAACGGTTACCATGTTGAATCACCTCACAATCCGAATTTAGGGTCTAAAATCAAGTAAGGCTGTTCTCCTTCTGCCGATGCGTAAACATAGTCTTTCGGTGCGGGTGGCAGTTCCCCTTTCAATACTGGATTGACATAAGTATTACCTAATGCATTGTTGTCAAGAACAGATGTTGCTGAAAGGTATGCGAACGGTAGCGAGATGAGTCCCCCTACTAATGCTCCTCGGACGAAGAGGTCCTTGCTTGATAAATTAGATTTGAATCCCATCGTATACGATGTTATGTTCTTATCAATCCAATTTCCTACTCCACTAATACCTGCTACTACTCCGGCGAACACACCCGTTAGTAGCACGTCTTGTGGCGTTGTGTCTTTTACTGTCTGCATAAACGATTTGTGGTTTGTCATGTTATCACGCCTTCTTTGCCTTCTTTCTGTCATTCAGCAACCTACGATAGAATGAACCTCGGGTTGGCTTGTGGATTTTGAAACGGACGGGGTCTCCTTTGGTGTTGGCTAACTTAGGATAACCATACACGGAAAGGAACTTAGCCCATGCTTCTTGTTGCTTCTTTGATGTCTTAGTCATTGGCATCAATGTGCGGATTGTCTTACCTTCGACTTCAAGGTTCACTGCACGGAAATGCTTTGACGGGACCTTGATTACGAATGGAACAGTCTTACCTGTCACTTTGTCAAGTGCTACGTGTTGGTATGAGCCGAATGCATCTGTGATTCCTGCAAGTCTTTCTCCTTTCGTGTCTTTACCTTGAGCCTTCAATGTGTCTCGGCCTTTACGCCGTTCCTTTCCGGTCTTCTTGTCGATACCAATAGCACCTTTCGACATACCTTTCAGTTGTGTCTTAGGTAGGATTTCGATGTGGTATTGCTTGCCACGCCCGAGAGATAGTGTGCCATCTTTCTTTCCTTTACGTCCCGGTGCTGGGTTTCGTTCTATCAACTGGACTGCTGGCTGTCCAAAGGGGAACCATTCGTCAGTATTGAGGTTGTAAACAGCGTATTCTCCTTGATTTCCATATTCTCGGATATAGGAGGCCACATCAACAATTCCGTCTTCACCTTGGAAACCTCGTCGTAGTGCTTCGTCACTTGTGGGCCAAAATCCGTTTGCTCCGAACATCAGATACGGTGTTTCTCTTGTCAATTGACCCAAGGCTGTGCGCATTTGATTCGTGTTAACGAGTCGAGCGTATTTTGTATTTCGGAGCATACCGGCGGCCCACTCGTCCCTGCCTTCTGCATGACCGGGATTCTTCTTAGGAGGGTTGCGCTTCCCGAAGCGTTTGCCTTTACCGCCGCCTCCACGTCCACCGCCACCTTTGTTACCGGACTGTGTTTTTGTTTTACCGTCTTCTCTTGCTTGTGCATCTCTTACACGGTTGTCGAAGTCGCTGGAAGATTGTGGCACCATGCTTGCGGCGGCTTGACCTGTGCGCTCGAATTGAGTCCACGGCATGTATGAGTATTTGTTGCCTCCGCCACCCAACTTGGTGAAAACACCAATAGGTTTCGGGTAGTTGAAGTCGAGAACCTCAATGAGTTGTGCGCCATCCGAAACTGTGAATTTACGACCGTCGTCGGAGATGGTATTACCAATTTCCTCGTTAGGAAGAATCCATCTCCACCCTTGGTTGATGTAAAGATGGTGTGGCTCTTGTCCAATGAACCGAGATGATGTTGGGCTAAACAATCCTTTGTAGCCAACATTAGGAACAAACCGGTATGGGTATGCAAACAATGTGTCGAGTATCGACCGGCAAAGACGGGTATCTCCGGAATTGTATGCGTTGTTAAGCCGTATCATCAAATCATACGCACCCATAGGGTCTCCTTCGGAATCTGTTGACTTGAATGCATAGGATTGGGCGTGACGCTCAATTCCTTGGCGGACTTCGTGAATTACTTCCACTTCGTCTGGTTCAAGAGGCACATAGTTTGCCATGAAGTCGTCATACAGACGGGTTCCTTCATCTCGGTGAACGACATTCAAAGTGTAAAAGTTGTAGTCGGTGAGTCGAATTGAATTGATAATGTCAAGTGCAAGACGGAACATTTTGTCGTGCTTAACGGTCGATGGGTCCTTGACTCCACCGGGTCCGGGCCTTACACCGCCTGTCATCAAGTCGTATACAATCTGACCTTTTGCAATCTCGTCAATTGAGTTTACATCTGGGGTGTTGTGTAGCCGTTGAACGAATGCAACGTGTCCGGGGTCTCTCTCCCATTCCTTGCAGAATTCGTAAATTGAGAATTTCTCTTCTGGGGATATGTCTGCGCTCAATTCTGCCGCAACATCTTGCATATCCATGTTGTTTAGATAGTTGGTCCACATTCTTGCAGTGATTAGTGTGGATGCATGACCACTACGGAATGTTCCGCGGTCAATACCGAGTCCGCCCAATACACCGGCTAACTTCGATGCTACTCCGGCTCTCTTTCCGAACCCGACGCTTGGTAGCCGGAGAGATTGCCATGAATTTGGTCCAACTCCACCAATTCCTTGCGTAAGGGTTCCGATTGCTCGGCTAATTCTTCCGGGCGGGTTTGTCTCAATGTTCATGCTTTCTTGGTAATCTTCAACCATATTGTTCAACTCTTCTTCTGTTATGTCATCTGCGAATGCGTCGTATGATGAATTTGTGTCGTCGTCGGAGATAGAATCCATAACGACAGCCATTGCACCAGAGGGTGCTCTTGTTCGTAAAATGCGTCCACTGCCATTGGTTCTAACTTCGTATGAGGAGGAGTCAAAAGTAGTGCCATCGACTGGGTCTTTGAATGTCTTTGATGCCTGCATAGTGTCCCCTCCTGTCTATCCGAATACGCTTTATGACTTAGCCTCTTCTGTTGATGTTTTGTTCTCTCTGGAATTCATGTAAAGTAATGTAAGAACTCCCAATACTGCCGCACCACCAAGACCAATTGTTCCCGTCATAATGGTTCTCGATAATATATTCTTACGCTGATACCACTTGTCTTTTTTCACACCGGGCGCATTTGGCGGTAGGTTTGCATCAATCAAACCAGACTTGATTTGATTGGCGTATTGTTCTGCTAAGTAATCAATCGTATTCTTCAGCGTTGCTTTAGCGGAATCATACATCTCTTGGTCTCCACCAAAAGATTCAATGTTTAATTGTGACAACTGCTCCCTAAGAATTGCTTCATCGGCTGGGGTAATGAACCCTTGAGCAGAACCAATTTCGAGATTGTATTGTATTACGTCCGAAACATCTGCTCCGTCTTCTACTTTATTCATCTGGGTGCTAACACTGCTTGTGACAGCACTACCAAGGCCCCTAACACTTACAGCATTAGGGGCGTCCCGAAAAGGCGAACGGTTAGTGGGTATTGGCGTCTTATCTTCGTGATATCGTCGTTTTGGAACACTACCGAACCCGAAGGTTTTGTTTGTTGGTCGGCGCGGTGATGAGAAGTTACCGCCAGACAATGCGGCGCGGTATTGCACGCTTTCTCTCATTTGCACAAGGGGTGCAAGAATACTGTCAAATGTTGCAAGTTGTTGTTGCAATATGGCTTTGTCGTATGAAGCAGGGTTAGTCTTCATTGTAGCGAGGAATTCGGTTGCTTTGACCGAATGCATCTTTACGACTGCAATCTCTCCGTCTTTTAGACTTGATTCGTTCATCTTCAATACAGAAATGGTGTTCAACAAGTCAACTTCTTTCTGTGCGATTAGGTTTGTCAACGATTGTTGCATCAATCCCATCTTACGCTGATTCAGCATTGTTTCAATGTTGGAAAGTGTAGCCATTGCTTGATTCTTAGCGTTGTTGGCGGCGGCTGGAGTAGGACTCATAGCAAAAGCATTCTCAAGTGCGACGAGGCTCGACGCAATCATTCTATCAATCTTGTCTTTGTCTGGTTGATTCAAAATTAACTTACCATATTGTGAACCAATCTGTTCAATGCGCATTGTTACTTCTGATAGCGCAGAACTCCATGCTGGAACGTCAAGCATTGACATTTGACCACCTACTGACCCGAGGTTTGACTTACCGAACTTGTCGTTGGCAATACTACGCAATACACCGTGTATCTTTCTAACCGAAGCCACTGATTCGGCTTCTATCGACGATACCGATGTCGCTGTCTTCATTTTTTCATTGAATGCATTGACTTCCATCTGAACGGGGTTCAGTAAATCTGTTCCAATGTATCTTCCGAGGTCGGCCATCTTAATGGCATCTTCAACCTCTCGGTCATATCTTCTTGCTATCATTTGTGCTGTCGTTGCGTCAATTGTCATGGTCGGTCACTCCAAGGGAACATGTGTATTCTATTTCTTTTCTTTGTTTTCTTTGTTGGTTCGGTAATCTTCTCCAACTTGTCTGGTCCATCCGTATGCTCTTACAGGTAAACGGGCTATCTCTCCTATTGCGGAAGGAACATGTTTCAAAGAACCAATGGCTCCTCGAACCATTAAAGGAGCGAAGAACGATGCTACTCCTAAAACAACCACAAGGGTAGTCAAACGGTAACCGGTCAAGGTAATATCTTCAATGGTATCACCCATCTTGTCTACCACATCCTTAGCCGCGTCAAGGCTTGCAAAACCAATATTGCTATCATAACGGGGGCCGCTCAACCCATTCGGCGACGGTCCCCGCCCCGAAAAGGACGTGTCACTCCGTTAATCAGTGTCACGTCCAATTGGTTACCTCGATTGGTTGCACGGGCATGCATTGATTGAGAATCAATACTTCCGAACTGTTTACGGGTGACTGGAGCCGGTCTGACAGTAGTTTGTCTAACTGGCGTTGTCCCCGAAAACCATCCAAGGTTTGGCGAAGTAGGTTGTCCATTCATGAGATACACCTCCTCGATTTCGTCAAAGTTGTTGAAATTGGTTTCTACTGGTATGGGTAGGTGTCGTTGGCCTGCACTACCGAGAGATGATACATGGTCTGCACTATACTTGTTGGTAACATCTTCTATGATAGGTCCGCTACCAAATCCTGCAAGACGAGTCTTTCCAGTTGGAACCAATGTATTAGCCGCTACCCAATTGTTGGATTCTTTAGGCTTGAATAAATTACCCATCCATTCAAACAAACCGGATAAAAATCCGCCGCCACTACCTCCTTCTTCTCCGCTGTCAAGATTATCCTTACGGTCTTGGTCTACTACCGCCGCTGTGTTAATGATTGCATCATAGTCTGTGTCATTACCAACAAACACTGCTTCTGGTGTGAGTCCTTTAGCGAGCATATCAAGTTGATATTGAATTTCTTCATCAAGATTCAATTGTTGTTCAACAATCTGCTTGAATGCTGTCTCGGAAACAATGTAGGTATTTTCTCCTTTCTTTAGAGAGTTAGCAGTTAGGAAAGGAGTGTCTCCGGCTATTTCGAAGTCCAAGACGGGACCCACCCATGTTTTAGGTATCTTGACTATTGCAATACTGTATGGGAATTCGAATACTTGTCCCTCATACTGTAAAGCATAGTGAGTGCTTCTGGTAGGAGACTGATTCTTCAACGGGGTAATTGTTGTGCCGTCTGGCATAGTTCCTCCTGTTCCAACAATGTCGAACCATGCTTCAGATAATTCGGTGCCGAACACATTTTTCCATACCTTTTGTATCTCTCCTTCTGCTCCCGAAACAGCACTATCTGTGAGGTAGTCTGTTGTTATCACGTGCTCTATTTTCAGAATATCTGCGTCCATGGAGCCAGCGGTGTCGCCAGAGCGGTCAATGTTTTTCACCAACTCTCGGATTTTATCTGTTGAATGGTCTTTGATTTTTGTCAGACCTATCTCTGGGAAACGGTTGAGTCCCTGTCCGATGATAATCATTCTTGAACCGGGAGAGAACTCTCCTTCTTTCCAATAGACGTTGTTGAACGCTGGGTTGTTAGTGTAAGCCCACATTTTAGGGTCTGCAACTGCAAACCGTGTGGAACTGTCTGACATTACTTGTCCGTCGCCACCGTATCCGAATTGGATATTGAAAGGAATATTATCGGTTGCACTTAGCCTATGTCCGTCATACCACACTTCGGGGTTTTTCATTTCGCCTGTTTTTTCGTCCAATACTTTGAGCCTACCAATGACTCCCCGCTTAACAATTTCTAAATCTCCGGGACCGCTGAAAACTCTTGGGTAACAATCGAATGTTTCCTTTATTGACCAGAATGGTGTTTTCTTGATATCGGGGTCTTCTAATGCTACTTGACGAGGGAAGCGGAATATTAGCATCCCTTTAGCGTTTTTGAGGTCCATGTCATGTGGGGGGTGAATTTGTGGCTTAGTCCATTTCTTTTCTTTCTGGTCCCACCACTCTACTTTGAATGCAAAGTATCTGATGTCGTTTGGCTTTATTGTTCCGGCGACGTTGTCTATTCTGTCTTGTAGTGGGGCGTAATCACCGGATGATTGCCTTTCGCCAACGTATCTTGATGGGTCGAGTTTGTATTTGTTCAAACCATATTCTCCACGATAAATTCGCAAGTCTATGTCTGTTTCAGAAAATCCACCGCTGTGTGTTTTGTATCCCTTCTTGGGACCATATGGGTGCGTTCCTATCGCTCCATTAGGAATCTCTCCCATCCAGATTTGTGTCCGAGGCACATCTGTTTTACGTTTCCACCATTCTCCATATTCGAACTTTCCGTCATCTTGGTCATGCCACCACCACTTCGAAACCATAGCGATTGGTATCCCTGCTGGTATTGGTGCGTTAAGTCGTATTGCGTCCCAACCTTTCAAATCTTTTCCACCATACTCTGGATAGTTGCCATCTCTCCAAATATACAGAGATGTTCTCACTGTCTTGTGAGGGTCTCCCGGCCTAAGATAGCGTGGACCATCGAAAGTGGTTCCGTCAATAAGTTTCGCTTGGTCGCCAGAATATCCGACCTTGCTCCACCCGTGGTCATCAATATCTCCGTTCCATAATTTGTAATGCTCTGATTGTCTACCAACTGTCTTAGTTTTGCCATTGTGTGGCGGGTCTTTGGGAGTGAAACCGAGTGTCGGTGAACGGAATACATTGTCGGGTTCTTGCATTTGAATACCGGGAGTGGTTACCATCTTGATGTCTGATTTCCTCAAATAATTGCTTTCTACACCGAGTGGTAAATGTTTACTTACATAGAAGACTAATCCTTTGATTTTAGTTGGTATCTCTATGGTAAACCTTGACCTTGTAGCCCTGCCATTGGCTGGAGAAATAGGACGAACGAATAAAAATTCTCGAACATATCCAACAGGGCGGCCCGGTAATTCTTGTCCTTTTTCATTAGTGAGTAAGCCCTTTTCTGCAAAGGTTGCATACAAAAACCCGTTAACTCGTTCGTCGCCTTCCATGTCGTAATGGAATTCTATGACAGAACCTTTCTTGAGATTTAGTGGCTTAGTTACCCATTGGCCGTTTTCATAAATAGGATACTGCCTTCGTTGACCCTTGACGTTCATTCGTAAGTTTCGAAGGATAGGTGCGGTTGCGAGAGATGGCGTAGCCTGTGCCCCAAGTGAACCAAAGCGTGTATGTCGACGCGCTTTCTGTGCTTGAAGGAACGGCTTCATGTCTACCTCACCATACGCTCCATTACTGCTCGGGTTTGTGAAAAGGCTCCTGCGAGGTTAGCAACTTCTTTCTCTTGCTCTTGCTCTGCCTTTACTCTTGATTCCCGTGCGTATTGAGCGGCGGTGTATCTTCGTAGACCTGCCATGTTAGTGGATTCAATTTCTGGCCGATTGTTCTTTTGAAGTTGGCGTTGCTTCAAGACGGTTACTATTCCGAGGTTTCGTGGCATTGCATATGGTCGGTGAGCGTGGCCTCCGAGGTTTACTCCTCCTAAGTTAATGCCCTGCGATTTGGCCGCTCTCATCAATCTTTCTTCGAGCACCTTTGCTTGAGGGTTTTGAATGAATTGCTCGAATGAAGTATATCGGTTACTGATAATCATTCGCTTTACATCTTCTATTATCTCTGGAACACCGGGTATGGACTTCAATCCCTCTAATTCACCTTCCATCTGCTGAACAAGAGTCAAAACCTCATTCGGTATGCTTTGCATTGTAAGTGATGTTGGCTCTCGCTTAGGTTTGACCATTTCTGATTTCTGCCAATTTTCTAAACCCGCGACAGATGTGTGAGTGTGTAATGCAGAGTGGTGATGATGTGCTTCCTTCTTCTTTCGTAAGAACACCAATTGATTGTTGAGAGACTTGACCTTCTGTGGTATGTTCTTCATGTCTGGATGCGTCATAATGCCAATTCTTACTCGGCGGCCATTTACAATACGTGTGTGGAATCTACCGGGAACTGGCGTCAATTGAAGGGCTACGTTTAATGAAAAGTCTCGTGGGAATTGCGTAAGCAATCGTCGGTCTCTTGTTCTGCGGAATTGAAATAGTAGTGAACGAATCCGAGAAGACCGGTTAACGTGACTAATTGTTCTTGACACAGAACGGTATCGAGTTTGTAGATGATTGATTTGTTTTGGAATGTCTTTCTCCTGCTTCATTTCAAGCGGCGACAATGGAGGACCTTTTGGAACTTCAACTATTTTCTTCTTGAGGTCAAGTTTCTTCTGACGCTCTAAAGAGTCGACTCTCATCTTCATTTCGTGAACTGCCTTCTTGTTGTCCTCCAACGTTTCATTGAACTTCTGTAATGATTTCTCGTCGACTACTTTAGGAAGTGGTTTCAAGTCAACTTTAGTTTCGACTGCTATTTGTTGAACAGAAGGTTTCGCAGTTTCTCTTTTTAACTGCTCGCGGGCTTCCTCCATTCGGTCTTTCAATAGTGCAGAGCCTTTTGGTGGAACATTTGTAGGGGTATGTGCGGATGGAATCGGCTTGGTCCGAGCAATAACTCGTGACGGCGTTGCTCGCTGTAAGTAAGAATTCAACCGGTGGATTCGGGCACGCTTCGACAAGATTGTGTTTCTGGTTGCTTCTTGTCCTTCCTTTGACCGACGTTCTGCAAGCGACTTTTCCAGACGGGCCACATCTTGCTCAAGTATACGCATAGTGCGTTCAATTCGTTCTTTGTCTCCCGGCACCAGTTGGGTCGGTGTAATTTTTGTTGCTCCTACTGCCATTTAACTCACCCTCGTCATCATGTATGCGGCTACTGCGGCCCCTGCAATTATCGCAAGCCCACGTGATTGGTTTTCTGAAACATTTACACCGGCAATAGTGTTATCGAACATAAAGTCTCGAGTGTTGACAATGGCTTGAGTCAACGATGATTCTCGGGCCTCTCTCTCGTTCTTTTCGATTTCTGCTATTTTTACTGTCAATGCCTGTGCTTCTTTTTTGGCTATCTCTGCTTCTTGTAAAGCAGTCTCAAGTGCCGCTTGGAGTTGTTTAGCGGCTTGATTGTGCTTTATCTTCATTTTAGACATTGTCGCCAATGATGTTGCGTTATTTGCAACCATTTCGTGATATTTGTTTGAGGTTGCCTTGTATTTGGTTTCCATTGATTGTAATTGTTCAAGGGTGTCTTTTAGTGAGTTATGCTTATTTTTTAACGCAATCAACACCGAGGAGTATTTACCTTTCAATCCAGAGTATGAATTTGAAACACTGTCTATTTGCTTAGTCAATGCGTCGTTACTGTCTTTTGCGTCCATCAATGCTTTCTTGACAAGAGAATAGGACTTCAATGAAATCGATGACTTTTTGAGCGCATAGTAATCTGATTTCAAATCTTTGTAATTGGAAGAGTCTCTCTTGAGACGCTTGTATTCCGAGTCAGAAAGGATTTTGGGCAAGCAATCACCCGCCAATCAAATCTTGCCTTGATACTTCAATGCGAAGAGTGCTAATGCTCCAAGTGCAAGTCCCAATCCACCACCAAGGTAGAAGTCTGGGTCTTTGACGTGTTCGACGCTACCGAGGTATGCCATTTCATCCTCTTCAGTAACACCAACGCCATACAGGCCGTTGACATACATGTTCTGTCCACCGGTCACCTTTGACTCTGGTTCATTACCAAACCAATTGACGTTACCAAGACCGCCGAACATGATTGGTGTTCCGTCGTATCTCGATACTTCTCTTGGGTTTACGTCTCTGCTTACAAACATATTTGCGTTCACATCGGGTGAACGTGGATACGATGTTTTTGTCGTCATGCCTCTTCGTCTTGCTTCTTTTGCGCTCATTTGTGCCATTTTCTATCACCATTGGTTGTTATTGTCTATCATCATTTTGTAAAACGGTTCCAAACCGTCAGCGTAATCATGCCGAGGGCGACGCCCCCTATCAATACTCCCCACGTCTCTCCAGTCTTCCATTCTATATCTCCAACCGTGCGGTTGAACTTAGGAACGGCTTTACCGAGGCCACGTCGAGGAGGAGGGATTGGTGCAGAACCAAGTCCGAATGCTTCCTTGGTTTGTGGACTATTCATCAAGTCCATTGCACTGTTGTCTGCTGGTATGTTTACCATGTTACTGTTACCGAGGTTTCGTGGAGCAGAAGGCTCCAGATTAGGAATGTATCCATTTGTCATTTCGTCTTTCGCCTTATCTTCACCAAACCAAGACATTACTTTCTCCTCCTAATTGCCCCGAGCATTCTTGCCACGGGATGTTGATATTGCGATTGGTTACCGCCATGGCCACCAAGTCCGGCAATACCTGCGAATTTTTGCATGAATAGTGGGGTTCTCGATGTATCTCCATTGGCAGTTAGTGGATATACTTGTGATACCTTTACCGATTTACCAAGGTCGAAGTCTGTGCCTAAAATCAATTCTACTGGAATCCAATTGTTACCGAATTGTTGTGTAGGTGCAAATGTCTTGACGGCTCCCATCACGTGGTTTAGCATACCGTCTCCATTACTATCGACGATGACTGCGGCCACTTCATATCCGAGTGCTCCTAACATCGCTCCCCAGACGATAACGAAATCATCACAATCTGCGGCAGACCGTCCATCTTCTACATCTTTGATGAGCCTTCTTGCGCTGTGAAAATATTCTACGTTTATGGGGTCTTTGCGATAAACTACATTTTGTTGAACCCACTTCGTAACTGCTCGTATTTCTCCCAATTCGTCATGACCTCTAACTCCTGCTCGATTGACAACTTCTACTGCCTTCCTTCGAACATATTCGTCTCGCAGTCCATCTTCTATGAGTTGAACCAGCAGTTTTACGACGTGTTTGAATCTGCCTTCTGGGGAGGTTCCGGGGCCAAATTTTACCCGTAGAATTTTCTCCGCCATGAACAGTCCCATGATGTGTATGCTCATAGGTATTGCCCTTACATTGATATCCGCTCGGAACATGGCGGTAACATGGAAGCCGTTAAATTCCGAATAAAGGCCGAACCTATTGCTCAAGGTCGCCCACGACTAACAACAATCCACGGACAGGCACGTGCGTTTGACCCTAAGAAGTCCAGAGATTGGAAAGCATTCATCAAGGACGTTGCGGAGAAGGCAATGTATGATGCCGGACACGAGAAACCATTCGATGGTCCCATACTTGCACGTATGCGCTTTGGATTTGAATTACCTAAGAGTCATCACAGAAAAAGAACACCAAAGCCACGACAATGGCACACTAAGCGTCCAGACATAGATAATCTATCGAAAGCGATATTCGATGCGTGTGAATCTGTTGTATTCATGAACGACACTCAAATTGTTAGAATTGTTGCTGACAAAATCATCTGTGAGCAAGGCGAAGCACCATTTGTTGTGGCTGAATTTTCACAACTGGGCGAACTTACCGACGCTTGAGTGATAGTCCTTTACCTCGCTTTAGCGAAAGTTTTGGCTTAGGCATCAATTCGAATTCGTCATCGAAATCTTCGAAGTCGTCGAGTTCGTCATCGATAGGAATCTCATCATCGAATGAAGGTATTGAATTGATTACCTGTGATACGGGTGCCCGAGTTGGTTGAGTGTTCTTGGTCTTGATGAAGGCCATTACATCATTGATTCCTAACAATAATGCTTGCCAATCTATTGATTTAATTTCTCGAATGTAGAATTGCACATCAACATCTCTAAGGTTGCCGAGTATGTCATTCAAGTCTGTCTTGTTTTCCTTGAGAGACCCTACGACATCTGCGATTGATTCGAGGTCGAGGTCCGTTAGGTTAACACCAACTCTTCGAAATAATTCCTGTGCTTCCCCTAAGTCTCCTGTAAAATTAGTGACCATGGTGCTCGCTTCCTCGAGAGTGTCCTCTAATTTATCCATCTCATCCATAATTGTTTCAAGATGTTCCAATGCTTCGTTAGAATGACCATCGAGTCTAATTGTCATCCATGCTATGACGATGTTGATTGAACCATTCATAATGGCAAGGGATGTAATACCTGCAAATAACGGGTCCCAACCAAGTTGTGTCCGGGCAATGAAAAATGTCAAAGTGGCAGGTAAAAAGAATAGGATAATGTATCCCCATGTAGGTAAGAGTTTGTCATCCTCCGGTTGATTCATTACATCTTCGATTAAGTCTTCTAATGCGGATTCGGATGTGTCTTCTGACATTTAATCACCCCTGTTTGAACGAGACAAGAACGCCCCGACATAGACTCGCTATGTCTGGTTGTAACAGGAAGTTGTAATCGTGAATCACGCCTCCCGTTTCCTTGTATGGCTCAATTAAGCCCATGAGTTGCTCATAGGTATTCTCGGTGAATATCTGTGCAAATACAGGTTGTTGATTGATTTCATCTTTGATTCCACTGATAACAGTTGGTTCACTAACACCATTGTCGAGGTATTGTTTAGCCTGTCGGAGACCCATACCAATATCCCTCAATGAGCGGACAAGAATCAACTCTTGTGACATACGCTCAAGTTGATTCTGTGGTGTCAATTCAGAGTGTTTTAGTTTGACAACATCGATTGATATGTCAATCTGTTCCAGTAATGCCTTGCGTGTCTTTTCATCTTCTAACTGTGCGCCCATGTTCTGCTTGAATGCGCCAAGTAGAGTGTTTCGGAATTCTTCATCTGTCACTTGAACGTCCATCTGTGAAGGTCCTTCTTGCTCTGGTCCTTCAAAGAATCCTCTATCGTCGGCGTGGGCAGGTGGCAATTCTTGCTCATACACTGGTTCTGGTGCTGATTCTTGTGGTGGTAGTGGTTGAGCATACGGATTGTATGACGGCACATCGTATCCTGCTGGTATGGCGGTCTGACGGTTGGCCATTGCACCACGTGCTCCTGCCACTACTGCTCCGAGAGCATCGGGGTCGAGCACCTTTGATAGAATTCTTTCAGCCGTCGATTCGCTTCCGCCGAATAAGTTGTCTGCAACTTTATCCATAGCGGCGGCTTTGAGAATTGTAGCAAACTCATCTTCGTTCTGCTTCATACCTTGCTTCATCATGTTGTTCATGAAATTCATCTGCATGGTCATCATTCCGTCTTGACGTTGTTGTTGTTCTTGTCGAATAGAATTGTTCTGTGCCGCCGCAAATTGTTCTCGTTGTAGTTGCATCTGTGCTTCGTGTTGCCGTCTTTCCGATTCTAACATACTTGACATCATCATCATGCCCATCATGTATTTCATGTCGCCACCACTACCAGACTGCTGTTGGCCACCAAACATGTTACCCATCATGTCATTCATCAATGCCCCTTTCATTGAACTTGCTACACCTGCGGTGCTACTGCTTGGCATTGGCATCGCCGGAGTAGGCATAGTGTTAGGTTGTGCGACATTTTTTGGGGCTGGTGCTTCGGCCATGGTTTTCCCACGAGTCATGATTTCCTGCGGGTTCAGGTTTTGAGTCTTCAACCATGCCGCATAGTATTTCTTGATATCATTCTGCGGAGCAGAAAGTCTTGCGGCGATTTCTCCGAATTCTGGTAAAGCGTCTCCGCCAACATGAGCCGGAGTTCCTGCATACCATTCTTCGTCGTCGAAAACACTCATCATGAGTTCTTTCTTATCGTCTGTCGTTAGTGATGACCATTGTGGGTCGTCTTCATTTGTTCCACCAGTCATGTCAAATTCTTCATCTTCAATCATCGTCTTCATCTCCATCTAACGGGTTGCCTTCTTCGTCGCAATCAATCTCATTGCCATCTTCGTCGATGTAATACAGCCCGCCTGCTTCATCTTCGTAAATTACCAACTCTTCTCGGTTGGTCGTGATATTTGTCCGAACTTTGTTAACAAAGGATAACCCTGCGGCTACACCCTTTGCCCCAAACATTGAACCAAGTTCACCTGCGGCTTCCTTGATTACATCCTCGGCTGTTCTTTCTTTCTTAGGAACTTCGAGTCTCACACCATGCTCCAGCATGGCAGTGGCCAATCGAATGATGTCCCTACGTAGCCCGTCAATCTCATGCCCGTGCTTTTGAGGGTCGTGGATAATCAAAGCAAGTGTAGCCATCATATCATCTCTCACATTCTTCAACTTGACAGACAGGTCGTTTTGGTCGTTAACGACGTCGACACTTTCGGGTCGACCCCCGCTCTCGAAAAACTCCTTTTCTTCTACCAATCAAATCGCCTCAATTGTATGGGTTAGCGTTCGGGTCATCTGCATTAGTAGGCCCTTCCTTTGATTCTTCGGTTGGGGTCTCCGGCTCGGTAGTTGCTTCCTCTTCATCGAATTCCATGTCTTCTTCCATGTCGTCGAGTAAATCTTCAAACACGGTAAGAATCGCTTCTTCCCAAACTTTCTGAACAGACGCTTCATCTCCAAATTCAATGTGCGCCACTCTTTCCCAAGTATACAGGGATAGTGACTTCTCGGTCTTTACCCATAATCCAAAGTCTGCCATCAAGACAGTAGGGTTTTCAATCTTCTTTGCTTCATTGCTCGGGTCGAGAACGACCACGCTTGTCGGCGTCACTTGCATGAATACCCGTAGGCTTCGCATCAGCCATAAGCGAACCGATTGAAATTGAGAAATTTATTTTAATGTTTAATTGGACAACTACGATTAGTGTGATTGCAAAACATTGATTTGTATTATTGATGTCGTCTGTGCTGGGGAAACGAAACAATGCCACGAGGTAGACCACGAAAAAATTTGGACTTAAATCTGCGAGCAATTCGGGAAATGAGGACAAGAGAGGATAAATTGCGAGCCATATTCACTGGTCAAATCAAACCGATTCCGAAGGATTCTCGAAGGCTCGGGGTTTCTCTTCGTGGGGAGGTCATCGATGACTTAGCCCAGATTCGATATTTATCTGAATTAGACACTTGGAAATATATACCAGACGAAGTAGCCCAGATTCTCTTTGAAAGAATCGTCAGCACTTCTCAATATCATGAGGATGACAAGAAGAGCGTTGACACTACTTCGGACTCTGCGATAATACATATGGCCGTTCGATTACTCCGGATTTATTTGCAGGGTGCCAACCCTTGGAACAGAAAGTTGATTCCAAAGGTGTTGCAGGTCGATAGGGAAGAGGCTTCTCGGTCTGTGTTCATGAAACGATTCAAACATGGTGCTGAAATGGACGCTGTGCGTAAACTAATAGACGACATCGAAATTGTCGATGAAGATTTACTTTACGATTTAGAAGATGTTTCTTGGGACTCTCTGTGACGTTTACATCTTCCGTCGAATGACCCAATCTGGCGACACGGCTCTCCATTGACCTTCGGGGCACCGCACCTGTATTCATCGGGAATGTTAGCCATACACTTGAAACATATCATCCAAGGTAATTTTCTTTTCTTGACATTGTTGGCGGATATCGGTCCATTGCATATTTCACAGTTGTATGCGTGACGTGTGTGCTTCATACACAGTGCAACTTACGAGTGGATATAAACCTTCAAAGAAGTAACTTCGATATGCACAATTCAAAATTGTCATCCATCAGTTCTCGGTTGCGTCGATAGTATTTCTCGACGAATCGAATTGCTTCTCTCTCTGTTCCAAAGGCCGCAATAATACCGAGTGGGTGTGCGCCATTCTTTGGTTCACTTACTCGAACGACCGGCACCTCTACTTCGTTAGTTTCGATTCCCATTGCTTTGGCGGCTTCTTCATCTACCGGTTGTTTAACCATATCGACTCTTGATTCTCGACCAAGGTGAGGGCAATCTAATTTGGAACACCACACACGAACATTATGTGGGTTGTATACAAGGAACAATTCATCTTCGATTGGAAGATTGTCCTTCGGTTTCAACATCGATGCCATTTGTTGTTGCATCAATTGAAGTTGTTCCTGTAACTCATCGATAGAGGTCAAGGGTTCCAACTCCCGCTTGCTGTGTTGATGATTTCCAACTTAGAAGCGGGTAGCATGATTTCGTATGAAGGGATGGGGACTCGCTCAACGAATCGTCCACGCTTACGGAAGTAGTCTGCCATACGGAATACGGTTTCTTCTTCTTGACATGTTTCGACGTAGCATAGCGATGCACCATGATAGAATGCTTGCCAATAACCACGGTTACAAGCGAATGCTATGTCCTTAGTTTCATTACAAAGCACAGCCGCTTTGGTTGGACCAATCCATAGTTTCCAACCATCGGTCGGAGAACAAACGTATCCTTTGACTGATGTCTTTTGGGCGACTTTCGCTAACTCATGTCTGGCCGATTGAATCTCTTCTGGGGTAAGAGCAGGGTTGTTGAATACATCATTGAACAGTTCTGCGAAAGACTTGCCTTCCTCTTGAACTTCTTCTTGAACTTCTTCTTGAACTTCTTCTACGGTTTCGACTACTTCTTCCTGTGTTGGAATTTCGTATTCTCCTGCCTTGTAATCTTTCCACAGTCTGCTGATTTCTTCTTTTGAGGTTCCGTTGTGCAACTTGCGGAACTCGTTCCATTTGACCTTCGCCATGTTACACTGACGCTTGGCATTAGACATAAGTCTTCACTCGAAGTAAACTTTGTATTTCTTTACTACTCGGGATATGACTCTTGAATCAAAACCGGTGGCCCGAGCCAGTGCGGCCATGTTGATTTTTGTCTTTTCCATCTTATGTTTGGTTAACTCCAACCAAACGACTGCTCGCACTTGGTCTTCGGCCACGACATAAATTGGGTCTGCGGCGTCCCATAATTCGATGGCCATCTTAATGACTTCTGGCGAATATTTGAAAGACCGACCGTATGTTTTCATCCAAGTAATGATTCTTGGTTGCTCTTTGCCGGCATATTCTTCAAAGAACCTTGTGGCTATCCCCTCTATCTTTGCTCTGTTGAAAGAAAGCAATTCGTATACTTCTTCTGGGATATCATATTGATTGATGAATTTACAATATGTAACGGTCACTATCATCATTCTTTCTGGCATAGCGATTCCGGTGGTGAAAAATTTCTTGGATTCTTGCACTACTAAGTAGGTTATCTGGATGTCGAAACGATTTGTTTGTATGAAGTCTCCGAAGTTTTTGATGACCGGAGAGTCTTCTAATCGGAGACGATTTTTTATGACATCTAAACCTTCCATTGCTCTCTTTGCTCTTGCCTCTTCGGGTGTGGTGTTGATGTCTATTTCTGCCTCTCCAACAGTCACATCGTCAACATAGTCGTCTTCCATGTCGTCTGCGTCAGCATCCGTGTCTACGGTTTCTTCTTCTCCGATGTGTAAATTGTTAAACAGAAACACATTGCACACTTCGCAAGAAATATCGGTCTCTCCTGTAATCCATTGACCTTGTTTTGCCCCGCAACTTGGGTCGGGTAAGTCCATAGGACATTCAAAGTCTTCGGGAAGATTATGTTGATTTGATGTATTCTCTGACACGCTCTACCCCCTTGTATGGAACTCCATCTACCAGAAGAACCGGTAGAGTATGTTCTCCGATGATAACTTCTAATGCGGAGACCATGTGTGGTTTATCTCCTACGTCTATGAAGGTGAATGGGATATCTGCGTCCGATAACATTGATTGTGCGGAGCGTGTTTGACGCATCCATGAAACTCCAAACAACTTGACCGGCACAGGTAAACGGAGGGCAACTCCATACATCAGACTTTTGACTGATACGAAACCTACGGACACTATGGACGAGGACGAATCAGCGTTGTCACAACTTGGAAAAAGCCAACCGCTCTTCGGTAGTGCAAACTCAGAGAAGATTGCGGAACTCGAAGAAAGAATCGTAGAACTTGAAAGAAGAATTATGCTAATGCAGGGTGAGACTATCGGTAGCATTGAGGCCATGCAACGGAGATTACAGAATATCGAAGAGAACCGTCGTTCCGATTCTGTTCTTGATTTCATATCTCCAGAAGAATTGAATGATATTGCGGGGACCAAGATTGGTGTTTGGCCAGACAAGGAAGACTATGTCGACGATGGAGAAGGGGTCACCGTTGTCGAAAGTGGGTTTACCTTTGGCAACGCTGAAGAAGTCGAAGAAGAATTAGAAGTGCCTAACGAGACCAAGACACACGAAGATTACGCAAAGGGAATCATCGATTACATCGAAGAGCATGGTGGCGTCGCTAACGCAGAATGGAAAAAGAAAAACCTCATACCCGAAGAATACGAGTATGAGGATAGAGTCAAGGTAAGAGACTTAGTCAACGCCACAGAAGGAATCACTTATTGGAAGCGAAACAGAATGTGGTGGTTCTACTACAAGGAAGAAGAAGGATTGGAGGCATCCCATGAACGAGTTTATGGAACTGCTCCGTGATGGTCCGATAATTCAAATCACACTAACAACCGAAAACGGTTGGCCAATTACTGTCAACGCATTAGTCGACACGGGTGCTTCGTCGTCGTCAATTGACGAGGAACTTGCACACTTCGTTGGAGTAGAATACACTGGGACCGTCGTGCGAGTTAGGAATGCTAACGGCGTAAAGAAAAGAAAAAGATGTTATGTCGAATTCGAATGTGACATTGGAACCATCAATGCACCATTCACAGTTAGCGACAGAGGCCATCTTGGTTCTCCTGTAATCATAGGAAGAAATGTAATCTTTCATGAAGAAGAAGAATGAATAGAAGATGTAATTGTAGTAGTATAGTATCGTAGAGAATAAGGTTCGCTTCGCGCAGGCTTTGGTTTTATCATCGGATAAAACGCTTTGATAAAATAAAATATTATTCAGTATAACGTTTTTAGAACATCATAAATCCCCCGTTGATAAAACAAAGGCATCACTGCAACGCTGGTTTTATCTATTCGTTTTATCGGGTGATAAAATGAGTTAAGTTAATATGCCCCTCCAAATTGGGTAGGTTCCCCGCCGAGCGGAGATGATGACGATGACGGAGATAGGTATCGATTCTTGGGTGAACTCATTCTTCGGGATGAAGAATAGTAACAAAGTAGAGGCTCTAAATGCACTCCGTGACAAAATCAACAAGTCCGATAATGTTCCCTTCAAGAAGGAGATGAGCGGTTTCCTAAATGGAGTCCGCCTTGTCAAGTCTCATGAAAAAATCGTAGCGGCAATCGAACACCATTTGAAACATGTTCGAGATGAGAGAGACCTATACGGTTACATCGACCGAAGAATCGCAGTCAAGTATGAGTTGATACCATCCGATTGGGGTCCACAACAATGGAACAGCATCATGAACAGTATTCTACGGAAGAACACTGTTACGGGTTTTAGGGCATATCACACCCCACTACCCCGAGCAAAACAAAAAGGAAGAAAGCCTACTCTTTATGTTTCAGATGACTGTGATGTTGAGTCTCTATTCAATGCCCGAGACCGAGCGTATGACCCTACGAACAAAGAAGACGCAGGTCAAATGGTCAAGATTGCAATGAATGCTATCGAATTCGACGCACAAGAAATCCGGTTGTATGAGGCTTTCAATGTGATTGACCACCCACTATTCCCAGACTTGACTGTGTATACTATGCGGTCTGCTCTCTTTACATGGCTACACCAATACCTGTTACCCGAAATAGGTGGTTTAGAAGTATGGAGAATTACGGGGTTAACAATGAGAAGGAAGTGAAAATATGGTCTTAGCATGGCAACAGAACAACATCCAACCGATGAACAGAGAAGACAGGGCACAGAGAGCAGTGGTAGCATTCATGGCATACCATTCTGGGTTCTTACAGGACTACGGGTTTACGAGAGATTACGTCGACACCCGAGCAAATAATGCAATCGAACAGTATGTCAATTCAGAAAACATACCACGACAGAGAGCAATTTCTTGCATGTCATTCGATTCATACTTTTCAGAAATAGGAACCGAAGCAATTTGCATGGACAGGGGTGTCTTACAGAGAGCACTACACCTACCTCTTCCAAATTCGAGCGAATCGGCTAACATACCCTCTCCATTAACGATTCAAGTAGGGCAAGCAGGTTTGGCATCTTCTGATGTTGTTACCTTTGCCGACTACTCCGACTTCAGAAATGCATACATGGAATTAGGAATCTGTATCACCAACTTCCCCAATGAAGTTATTGAGCAATTGAAAGCCACAGTATGGCAGACTTTCGGTTCAATTATCAACGCTGACATGGCACTACGCCTTGCTCTCGGCACCGATTCCTTTGCTCCACCAGAAATCCGAATGTCCGGAATCGATGATGAAATGTCAATCAACGACTTGATTTGTTCTACTCAACAAGACGGTCGTCTTGTCAAAATCATAGGACAGGTTCTCGAAATGGGAGATGCACGAAAGCGAGCAATCAAGATAGCATGGAAATGTAAAGTCGACAATTGCGGAGGAATCGTCAATACCTTCCCCGACTTTTTCGAAGATTCAGAAATCAAACCCGATAACTGTCCACATTGCGGTGCAGGTATGCAGGGTAACCCCAGAACCGCATGGGTTCAAGACGGTGCACCGAATTCATCGTTCATTACTTTCCAACGACTAATGCTACGACAAACCAATACCCAAATGACCACTCCACCTACTCTACTTGTCGAAGTCCGTGGGACACATGTCCATGCTATGAATCAAGGAGAGGATGTCGTCATCACCGGTATCTTTGGAACGCATGTTGACAAAACAGGTGGCAAGAATGAGCGCATGTGCGTTCTTCATGCGACCGACCTTACTCGGACATCACAGGATTCCGTCATAGAGGTTAACGATACAGAGCGTCATGCTCTTGCGGCTTGGAAAGAAGAGCACTCTCTTGATGAGATTATGGAGATTCTTACAAGGGTAACAGCCCCGCATGTCATAGGACATACTCGAGAAAAGCAGGCTCTTCTCTTACAAGCAGTCGGTTCTTATTCTGGTCTTCCAGACGGCAAGCGGCCCTTTGTTCACGTTCTCTTAATCGGAGACCCCGGAACCGCTAAGTCACAATTACTGAATTTCGCTTGTCGAAATGGTAACATGCACCCCGGTAGCAACATGGCAACCGGTGCGAGGTCTTCTATCCCCGGATTGATAGGTGGTAAGTCCGAGAATCAGAGGTTGTTAGGTGCAAGTCGAACATCTCTTTCTCCGGGAATGCTCGCTTTGATTCCTCCGGGTGCAATAGCAGGTATCGATGAGATGCACGCTTTAGGAGACCAGAATGTGTTTACTGCTCTCAATGATGCTATGGAGACAGGGCAAGTTTCCGTGCAGATGCAAATGAAAGGAACCATACAGACCAATACACCTATTCTCGGTTGTGCAAATCCAAAAGGTGGAGACAACAGTCGTTTCGACTTGTATTCTGGTATCCCTCTGATAGAGCAAGCAAGACTACCTGTGTCATTCGTTTCTCGGTTCGACTTGATTTTCGTATTCCTCGATGTTGTTAATGATGAAAGAGATGCTTCTATCATGGAGGGTATGACTGCTGGTATGAATCATTCCGAGGTTGACCCTAACGAATTATTCCCTGTTCAAGACGGCTACCGCAAATACCTGCAACTATGTAGGGATGTTCAAGCGGCACCGGTCTTATTTGACGACGAGGCTACTAAGCACTTGACAGATATCTTCGTAAAAACTCGACAGAATCGAGTGAACGGTGCTACTGTTAACTTCCGATGGGGAGCGGCGTTGCAACGCTTGTCTTGCGCAGTGGCCCGTCTTGACCTTTCTTCATCTGTCAACAAAGAGCACATTGACTACGCACATTCAATTCTCATAGAATCGTTGACTACCAAAGAACCTAACATGGTTAATGAAGGGGGCACCGGTCTTGGTCAAGAGCAGTCTAAGGTCATGGATGAAATTATGCGCCTCCTTGAAGTCTGGGCTGGAATTGAATTAGGTATGAAGGATTATGGCAACAAGAAGGATGCTTATGCATACGTGAAGAAATTCTGGGAACTTGATTCTGCTGATTATCCATGTCCAATAGAGAGAGATTTCGATACTTTCTTGACAGCATTGTCTAAGCAAAATAAAATCGAACGCAAAGGTCAGATGCTCGGAGTAAAGGGTCTATGAATAATCCGTAGAATCATTTATAGGTGGGGACACGTCCCCTACTTTTGGAGGAAATAATCATGTCCCAAGAAAAGAAAAACGCCGAATTTGACGAAGAATGGAATGCCTTTGGAGCGAGTGTCGTTGTCCCTGCCCGTGGTGGTAACAATGACAAATTCAAACCAGAGGTTGGAAAAGTATACGACCGAATAGCAATCCTACGAGAACCCTCGTGGGAGATACCATCGAAGAACCCTACATGGGCCCCTTCTGTGGCAGTAAACATCGTAAACCTAAGAGATGGAAACCGCATGGATTGGTGGTTTGCTTCTACTTCATCAAATGGAAGAAACAGTATCTTCCGAGACCGCCTATCCGCCATGCTTGAGAAAGCCAAAGAAGACGGACACCACTACCCAATCGAATTCAAATTCCGAATTCGTGAGAGAGAGTCCAAATTTACAGGCAATACCTACAAAGAATTACAGCCGATGTTTGTAGCGAGTGGAAATAACATAGAGGGCGACCTCGGAGTAGACCCGAGAGACAACCCATCTAATGACATATCTATCCCTTCTCAATCGACAGGAACGATGGCGCAGTCTGTTTTGAACAAAGCAACACAGGAACAGTGGGACCAAATCAACGGTCTTGCTAAGGATATCTTCCCACAAGGATATACCGCCCAACAATTGCTCGACGCAATTAACGTAGCAGTCGACGAAGGCAACATTACACTACAATCATTGGTTGGAAGTGGTAGTGTCAAGATTGTCGGCAAAGGTGACCTTTCCGAACACGATGCCACAGAAGCAATCAAGGCATTGGAAAACTTGTTAGGAGAGTGAACACATGTTCTCCATTGGCACCTTTGAAGAGGCAATCAAGTCGTTCTATGAAACGACAGACCTCGATGTGAAGGCGGTCGAGCGCAGAGAATTCATGTTCAGCCACCAGTCTCGCCATAAAGCGTTCCCGTCTGTCGACGCACTTCGAGAGTATGCCATAGAAACGGCCCCCGTCTCTATTACCCACAGTCTGGCCCGATACTTTGACCCAGAGCGAAGAGAACCATACGCTACCAAGAACATGAGCCCCGATGAGCATGTTCGTTGGGGAATGAATGACAAAGGTCATGCTGGTATTGACATTGGTTTTGATATCGATTACGACCACTTGCCTAACATTCGTTCTTACCGTCATGGTCTTGAACATGCAAAGGAAAACGCGAAGAGACTCTACTTTTTCTTGACGAAAGACCTCGCTATTGACCCACAATACATCTCTATACGATTTTCTGGACACCGTGGATATCACATGGTTGTCACTGACGAATCTCTACTGTCTATGGGAACAGCCGAGCGAGCAAACATCGAGAATTATGTGCGAGGACACGAGGTCCACTTGAGTGGGTTCCTTCATGTATCCAATCACCAAGGAGTATGGGCTAACAAGAAAGGACAATTTCAATATCGTCTGTATCCGAACAATGTCCCCGGATGGGGAGGACTGTTCACGCAGACTTTCATTGAGATGGTAAACGAATACTACTCTTTGCCAACAGATGAGATGAAGATGGAACGATTGAAGTCTTGGACTCCAATACACCAAGGTAGCATCAAAGACTCTACGTTCAAGCGACCTTCTTTCACATCGAAAGAGACTGTCAAGATTACAGATGGAGTATACCAGCAAATACACGACTTCCTAACTAATCAGTATGTGCTTGAGCAACTGACAAAGGATTGGGCTTTGACTCGCCACGCCAATGCGGCTGGTCTCAAGTCAACCGGCTTGAAGCACCTTATCCGAATGGTCATTCAAAGAGCACAACTGACAAAAGGAGTGGAGGCTGACGCCATTACCAAAGAATTGAATCGTCAATTGAGATTGATTGGTTCCTTGCACACTACTTCTGGTATGCCTTGTATCGAAATCACCTATGACATGCTTGATGACTTGGACCTCATGTTTGAGCACATTAGAGACTCTGTTGGTAGAGACATGGTAGAAATCGAAGTCAAGAACGAGTGCAATGTGCACGTTCTTGATAGAGTCGTAGCACCGGGGACTTACACTGTCCCTCGCTACGAAGCATACTCGATTCTATGCATGGATGTAAAGGTCGAAAAAGAAAAAGCGACGACGACCTCCGAAGAAGTCGCCGCCGCTTAATGTGATTTTTTGAGCCAAAAAAAAAGAGAGAGAAGTGGACATTTCTGTCTACTTCTCTCTCAATAAATCATTCTTTTGTTCTACAATACTGTATACTTGATTCGATTCTGTGAACCACACTACAAGTATGCAATACCGACAAAGTGTTTTGGTTCTATGAGCATACGTGTCCTATGTATTTCACCGTGCCTGTTTTGCTCTATGGGGTCAATCCCCTTGTTCAACCAAAGCCCAGAGGTTTACACCTCCTGTGCCAGAACCATCGAGTAGAGCCGAGAACGATTTTTTGTGTCCCGGTCCTAATGATTTAATGTTCTTGTTTTTCGCTAATAGGTTTCCGAGTTGATTCGGAGTAGGGACGTTTTTCCAACGCCCAACCATTGCTTGACGGATGTCATAAGCAACAAGCGGACCTTTTTCTCTCAATATCGTTTCGATTTGAGTATGATATCTGTCCGATGCTCGCCTAATTCTCGCCAAGTAATTCCCTCACTTGTAGCGTAATAGCGGCAGACTTGGCCCAATCTGGAACTAATTCGAGGTCTTCGACTTCGAACGGTTCAAAATTAGCCAACGTTTCTTTGATTGACAGCGACTTAGATTCCGACGTCTTCGTGATTTTATCCACGGTTGTCGACCCTAATAGGTTACGAATATGTTCTATCCCCAACAATCGTGTTGAAGTCCGAGTAACAATCTTTGCAGTGAAGGCTGGGGTCTCCAAGACTTCCCTTTCACCCATTGTTTCTCTGACATATTCTTTGTCTTTCTTTATCGCAGATGCGAGATTCTTTCTCACATCTTCCATGGCCTTAATTCTGGCCATGACGTATTGTATGTCGTCTGACATCTGTGAACCATTCTGCCACCCTGTAATTCGGCATATTTGGTGTGGTTCGGTTCTATGAGCATTCTAATTGTATACAGTTCTTCGTTGTTGTTTGCTCTATGGACTTTTCAGACCTCTTGTATTTCTTTTGTTATGGTTTAGTCCTATGACCTATCGCTCTATGAGCGAATTACGGGTTCAATGTAATTCGGGTTCGATGTTTCGCTCTATGGGCATTACACCCTGTTGAGGACGTCTTTTGCACCATTATCGGTGTCGCCCTTCTTTAGTTTCAACAAGTATCCTACTTCTCCACGAAGTGTTTCTCTCATTTCTTCGAAAGCCATTATTTCGCCACGAAGTTGAATTCTCTCGTAGGAGAGTTCGGCATTTTCTTGCCTCTTCTTTGAAACATCTCTTTCAATTGAACTCAATGATGATGCTAACAATTTTCTTATTCTTGTCCCAGCATCACTGATATTGTCCATCGTTTTCAGAGACATCTGTTTCTTGTTTTTTACGTTAAGATTTTCATCGAATTTTACGTGATGGTTTAGGTTGTATAATTCACCGTTACATCTGGTAAACCACTGTCCTATGAATCGGTTTAGACTCGTATCGACGCCTATGCCATTGGGCATGACGTAATGCAGTCTTTGCAATGTTGTCGTGGAGGTCCATCCCTCGTTGTCAAATGACATCCATTGCTTTCCGTTCTTATGCTTGTAATAGCGAACAATATCAGTGCTGTGATATCTGATTGCTATTGTTCCATCTTTACGTTTGTAAATTCTGGTGTGCGCACCGATAGGTCTCCCCTTCTCGATGTTTCGACCTCTTTGGAGATAACTCCAAGCGTCGTCATAATTTTTGAAATAACGCATTTCTGTGAACCTTACGAATCACCTGCAATTCAGCATGCTTGATTTGGTTCTATGAGCATTCCTTTCTTGTGCATTTCAGAGACGATGTTTTTGCTCTATGGTCCTTTCAGACCGGTTTTTTCTTCACATAGAATCTGTTGGAAGGACGCTCTACAAGATGTTCGTTGTAGAATTTCGCTCCAACAGCAGTGTCAAGGATTGGTTCGTTGTCTGGATTCAGCATGACGTTGCCTTGTGAATCCTTCATTGGTGGAGAATGTTTGCGAATAAAATCGTCTTTACTCATCATTCTCTTCTGTTCCACTTCCTTCACCTCTACGGTGAAGTGCTGGGTTTCCACAAAACGTGAACTCCCAAGGATTTTCTGTATATCCTTTTTGATGGATTCTACTGAATCCTTCGCTTGCTTGAGGGCTCTTTGCTCCTCAATGTATCGTCGAGATAGACTCTCTAACTCAACGTGGCTGTCATGAATAATTTCTGACATCTGTGAACCATTCTGGTGTTTTGTAATTCCTCAATGATGGTTCGGTTCTATGAGCGTTCTTAGGCTGTGCAATACAGGCTGAATGATTCGCTCTATGGAGATTAAAATTCTCCGTCTTTCCACCGTTGTTCGGCGGTTTTATTGTAATGACTGATTTTACCATTAGGCTCTTTCTCAACATATTCGGCATGGTGAAACCATTGTCCGTCTACATTTTCTTCATACGGGACTTCCTTTCCATTGGAGTCCAGTATAACTGCTTCACCTTCTGCTTCACACACAAGGCGTATTCGCAGGTGTGAGCATTCTGCTAAGTTCATTATATGAAAAAGCCAACCTCTCGGTAGGTCCCAAGCAGTATTGAAACTGATTTGAACACTATTTCCGAAAGAGGAGACATTGGATTGCGAAGCATCCCACTTTGTCCCCCACTTGGCACAGTTCCAGTCATACCAAGAAGAGTATCCGAATTCTTTCTTGTTCTGATACATCTTGATTTGTTTTAGTAAGTTCCCCTTTGTAAACTCCGGCGTTTCTGGATTCTCTATCTTGGCTAACGCCTCGAGCAGAGATTCATCATCCTTTATTCCAGCAAAGGGAGCATTGCCTATGTCGAGTTCTTTCGGCATAGGTAAGTGACCGCTAAAAGTCAATTCGCTATCTTCAGTGATAGCGACATTAACGAAACAGCGCAATTGTTCATCACCTGTTTCGCTTCCGTCTGACTCAACGGTCATATTGTTGTAAGCCCAATTAGGCATTCTGTGAACCATTCAAATTTCCTGTATTTCAAATCACTTGATTGGGTTCTATGAGCCTTCACATTTTGTATATTTCGGATGGCTTGTTTGCTCTATGGTCTATCCAGACCGTTTCTCCCACTTACTCCAACCAGCACCGAGTTCGTCCCCACCAAGGGTCTTCTGCTTCTTGTGCTTGGCGTCAATCACTGCTCCGCTTGGGAGTTGTATCTTGTAGTGTGTTCCTCGGATATGCTCTACGATGAGCGCACCTTGGAAGGTTCCTACTTGTGTGATTTTGCCGCCTATGATTTCACGACGTTCACGAGCCCACTGGGTTCGCTGTTCAGCCGTGATAGTAACGTGGTCATCCGATTTTTTGACTTTACAAGATGTGCAGATATAACTTCGTTTACTCTGCCAATTATCTGTTGTCAATTCTACTCCGCATTTACGACAGTGATTGGAACCTGTTCGGTTCACCTTCTTGCCCTTTCTGCTTCCAGAATAACAACCATTGCAGACAAATTCTCTTCGAATAAATCTACCTGTTTTGATATTTACAGAAGATTCTAATTTCACTCCACATCTTGTGCAATGTCGAGTGTTGTCTGGTTCTTCTGTCATTTTACGACTTTCTGTCGTTTGTGTATCGTCTGGTAGAACTTCTACCTTGACAGACTTACTTGGGTTTCCAAGCAAAGCCCGTATAACCTCGAGGGCTTCTTCGCCTTCGAGTTGGATGTTGATGTTTGTCTTCATCTATGGCCGCAGGGCCGACCGATTAACTATCGGGTGTAATGTAACAGTCTGAAAGGTCTTCATCACGAAGACGTTCAAGTTCTGCTACGATTGCATTAAAAGCGTGAACGGGAGACCACATATCACGCTTATACTCGAGATTTAACTGATTAGCCAATCTCCAAATGTCATCTTTCCATGCCATCTATGGCCGTAAGGCCGTCATTCCTCTTCCGAGGTTTCGTCTTGTTCGGGTTCATCAAGAACAGCGAACAAACGGTGTGTTGCTTCATAGGCTTCATGCTGGTCCTCTGTCCAAGCCTCATTTTCGGCGATTGGTAGGCGTCCAAAGAAATGGACAACTCCAGCAAGCGCATGACGGTAAGCCATTGCCGCTTCTTCGTCATTCTTGTGAGCCTGCTTTCTTACAGTGGCGGCAAATGCAAGTCTGTATGGGACTTGGCATTCGCACTCTGCACAGACCGTAGGAAGTTCGTCGTCGAAGTCTTCCGGTCCTGTGCCTATGATGTCGCTGACCTGTTCAGACAGGGCCTCGACACTTGTGTCATGTGGGTCGACGTAAATGCCGACACGCACATAAGCGGTCTCTTGACCGCAATCTGGACATGTTAATGCCATCTGTGAACCATACGACGAACTTGCCATACGTGAAACTTGATTCGGTTCTATGAGCATTCGGATTGGCTGTAATGCTGGTATCATGTTTTGCTCTATGAGGAATTATTCCTCTTCTCGTTCTTTTGCGATTTGCTCCATAACGTAGTCGTAGATGAAAGGACCACTCGAGCCTTCTGGCCTAAAGTGTGTTCCTTTACTTACTTGCTTCCACATCCAATCCCTTGGAATTTCAATTCCAAAGTATTCTTGTCTGTCTCTCAACGCTCGTTCACGATGTTGCTCAATAGTGAGCGTTACATCAGCGACTTTGTCGTCTACGACATTCCACGCATGTTCGACAGGAATAATTCCTGCCCACCATCCCTCGAAGTATCTTACTTCTGGGGGGACTAAAAACGCATTATGGTAGCACGCCTTTATTTCTGGTGCACGAAAAGAATGCTCGACAATTTCATCAGCGGCATCCATATTGGTCCCGCTAAAGGTTTGTCCATTCTGTAATATCCATTCAAAGATATCAGCCAATCTAATTGGCGCATCTCGGGGTAAATCCCCCCAGACGTTGTCATGCTGTTTGTATTGGTCAGCACGTATCTGCACGTATTCTTTTACAGACATCTGTGAACCATTCGGGGCTCATGTAATTCCCTTCTTGTGTTTAGGTTCTATGGCCTATTGGCCTAATTCACTTTGTGCCACTCTCCGGTGACGGGGTCCTTTCGGTGCCTCCCAATCATTCCGTCGAGCAGGTTGTTGATACCTGAACGTGTGAACGTTCTCCGCCCGTTACCAAGGTCCTTGGTCTGTGGCGGATTCACTTGTTTTTCAAGTGTAGCAATGCGACGCTCAAGCGTCACAATGTATTCTCGCAGTTGCGAGACATATTGATGTAGTTCTTTAACATCCATCTGTGAACCTTTTTGGCCAATTGCAATACAACCTTATTGATTCAGTTCTATGAGCATACATGGAATATGTGCAATACCCACGACTTGTTTTGCTCTATGTCCCTTACGAGACGATTTTTGGGTTCTTACCCCATGTCATTTCTGGATAGGTCTTCTTCAAAAACCACTTAGGTTTCTTGAAGTCATTTCGAGAAGCATGGAAGTCGTTGTGAACGACTCTTGATACTCCCGAACTTTGCCACTTTCCACCACGCTTTCCCTTTACGTCGTTGGCATTGAGCCACTTCGCAATAAAAGAGAATGATTGCTTCTTTTCGTAGTAAAAGTATCGCATCATGTCTATGGTTTCTTGTTCTTTCCAGTTTGGCTTCATTGTGCCATCTTTTTGATTATCCCAACCGAATACTGCTCCAGTGAAAACACGTTTCTCTGCTTTGAGTTTCTTCATGCTTTCTTTGGTCAACTTGGATACTTCCTTTCTTGATAGAGTAGGTTTCTCCGGTTTCTTCTTCTTTTTCGACAGTTTTTTGATGTCGGCTGGTTTATGCATTATTTCGGAGGGCTTGCCTTCCTCAAATGCAAAATAGATGTCGTCATGCTTTAGTGCAATTTGTAAGAGGTCCCAAATCAATTGCTTGTTTTCCTCTTTGACGACAGCCACAATTTTGAAGGTGTTTTTCACCATCTATGGAGGTATTCCTCCTTACTCTTTCAAAAGGTCGTCAAGCGCAGAATCAAGTTTAGCGAAGTAGGCTTCCTGTTTCTGTTTGCGTTCTAACCTTTCTCTTTCTTCCTTTTGTTTTTTTCTTAGGTGCGCATAGTCGGTTTCTTCGACCCATGCTATTCCTTTGATTTCAATTAACAATTCTCTCATGTGTCCCGTTAAAGGACGACGGCTCAACTCTCTTGCGGCCTCGCCTTGGGCGTGAGCCCAACCTTGAGGACCGTTCTTGGCCATATACTCCCATCGAGAGATTTTGTCGTATAGATGTCGTCGCTTCTCGTAAGAGAGAGCAGACGCTTCGGCTCTAAACCATTGTAGGCCGTAATCTGTATCAAATGATACTTCCATCTGTGAGCATACCGTTCCCCTGCAATTCATGCCCTGTGTTTTGCTCTATGAGGCATCACAAGCCTCTTCTTCTGATATCTCTAATCTCGTCAATAAGAGTCTGTATCATTCTATTTTGAATTCGGAGTAGTCTATTGTTCTCTCTCAAATTATTAAGGCCCAGTATGGCCTCTCTACCTTTTTGTGAATTAGGCATCTATGGTCAATATGACCTTATTCTTCCTCAAACAATCCGTAATTGCTTTCGTCAGACCAGAAGGTCTGACTCAATTCAAGCGTTCCTTTTGTTCCCGCTTGTAGCATGTGCCTCGCTGGCACTTGGTTACCGTAGTAATCGTGATGTGGTTCTTCTGGCAAATAGCAGGCACCCATCTCGAGTAATGCCACTGCTCTTCTACCATACCAACCCTCAAGGGTCCAGCAACTTCCGTCATTAATCATCCGTTGCCATTCTGCAAGGCCGTATTGCTCTTGCAGTTCATTGATGTTCTCAATGTTCATCTGTGAACCATTCGCATCTTTTGTAATACGAGTGAATTAGTTTGGTTCTATGCTCTTTCATGAGAGCGGATTGTTGATACCCCTTTCTCCAAGGGTCCAACGTAAAGTTTTGATAACGCCTTCAAGTGCTTTAGCGTTCCTCGCGGCATCCATCATGCCGTGTCGGTCTTGAAACTGTTTGCAACTTTCAAACGCTTCAAGCCAATTGTTACGAGTGAGAACAGCCTGTCTAAGCATGTCCTTAATTTCCTTTTCTGTTCTCGTAGAACTTTCTGGAATTGCCTTAATCTTGGCATTCATCTGGGCCATCTAATTGGCATCCGAAGGTCACTGCTTTATGAGCGTGACGGCTTCAATACCCACATAGATGGCTGACCGTAACCTACTCTTCTGATATCGTCACAACCGCCAAGTTTGCGAGCAAGGACTCCTACTTTTGGGACATTCCTCATTTGCTCTTTCATTCTTGCGTGTATTTCGTAAATAGAAAGCGGGCCACTGTGTTGCTCCATGATTCTCACGGCACAATTAGCGACCCTCGACATAGTATAGCGTATACTATGTATAATTTATAGATTACTGTGAATCATACTCGTGGTGTCTAAAATACCGACTTTTTGATTTGATTCTATGACGCTCAAGCGTCTTCTCTTAACATGACTTCCATGATTCTTCTTCTGGTGTCTCTCAATTCTTTGAGTATACCAGCGAATTCATTCAAGTTGTCGTAGTTTTTCTTTTTTTCTCGGAGGAGTTGTGCCATGACATAGATTGCCAAGTCATCGATTTCCTCTAATCCCATTTCGAGCCAAGAGTTTACCTCTGTGCCCCATTGAGTTGTGTCATCTTCGACACGCACGCCATGGCCGTATGTTTCCAAGCCAATAGCGAGTCTTGCCTTTATGTCCCCCACAAAGGGATACCACATTGAGGCAATTCTGATGATGTCTTCATTGTCATCCATCTGTGAACCATACAGGTGATTTGTAATTCCCGAGTTATGATTCGGTTCTATGAGCCTTACTCGCTCGGTTTGTTTGATTGTTTGTGCCACCAGTCGGGGCTTAATTCATTCCAACTGACGGTGTGTTCCCACCCGCATTTTTCGCACCATTCTGTGTGCACTTCGCTGTCAATATATATCAGCGTTAAACGCCCGCATGTCGGGCATTGTCCTTTTTTGGGGTCTGTGACCATCTGTGAACCGTTCACTTTGATTGTGATTCATTTTCTCTGGTTCGGTTCTATGGCCATAAGGCCGTTTCATTTTTTCTTTTCCCAATATTTCTTTCCGCCCTTTCGGACAGAAACGAAGCCGCCTTTTTTCTTAGTAAAGGCCCCTTCTACTGTATTTGATTTGTTATCAACTACTACTTCATCTGGTAGATGTCGAGGATTAAACATAAACAGTGGCGTGTCTGAAGCGACAGCATATTGCCACGTAGTATGTTCAATCAAGTAAGTTGCAATGAGTTTCTCATCATCAGACATTTCATTCATTAAGTCACGTAGACTTCTACAAGCATCTTCAACAATAGATAGTATGCTTGTCATTTTGTCTCCCATTGTTTCGATGAGTTCATTGAACCTTTCTTGGGTCACCGGTTGTTTCAAACCGATATTTCGAACACCCTCTACCACAATCGTAGGAGTGTTTCCCGATGTGTCAAGTCCGAACTTAATGCCGGACAAGTCGCTGTCGGTGCTTTTGATGTCGTCTGCCATCTATGGCCCACAGGGCCGCTACTCTTCCAATTTCATAGTGAACGCATCAATAGGTATACTGATGTGTTCCTGTATCATTGTCGGAGCGGGGATTATGAGTCTTGGTATTTCGAGACCGACAGGGGTTATGTGAAATACTTCAACCCTGCCATGTGGACATTCCGTCCACTCTACGCATACATCCTCATTCCCTTTTGGAACAACAACAACGGTCTTAGAGCCATCCTCATGAGAATACTCCTGTGTAAGACCACCAAATTGCTCTATTTTGTTAGACATAAAGTCAAATGCGAATTCGGAAATTCTATCGAGAAGAAGTTTCAACTCTTCATCTGTTACATTTTCATAGTCTTCAATCAAGAGTAAGCCTCCTGAAATTTACGACAAGCCATTTGATTGAAACCTGTCGTGAAAGACATAACTCCAACTTTGTGCAATTGTTCTATCAACGCCGCTATATAGTAGTGCGGGATGATATTTTGTTCTTCCATTTTTTGAGACACTTCGACTGATATTTCTTCAGCCCATGCCTCTGCCTTCTGCGAAATTTCGCAGGGCAATCCATTTAGCAGTATGCTTGCATCAAGCAATTCTGCTACCACCGCAAGGTATTCTTCAACACCATGCGATGCGAGTAGTGCCAACTCTCGATACATCTCGAGACTGTCATCTACATCTTCTGACATTGTAGCCATCTATGGACATTAAGCCCTTAATCATTGTTAAACAAAGTTTCACAACTTTAACGATTCAGCAGCAGACAGCGCAAGCGAGTCTGCTTTTTCGTTGCCGAGAACACCAGAGTGTCCTCGAACATGTTTGTAAATGACGTTGAGTCCTTTGGATTGCGAATCAAGCAATTCCCAAAGCCAGCGGTTTTTTACTTCCTTTCCCTTGGCTGTCTTCCAGCCACGGTTCTTCCACTGTTTCATCCATTCATTCATTCCTTTAACAACGTATTCAGAATCACTTAGAATCTGAAAAACCGTATCTTGACTTGGTTCAGTCTTCTTGATTGCGATAAGAGCGTATACTACTGCTCCCATTTCGCATCTTTGATTCGTAGGTTCGACTTCCATCTCCCACGGTATGGACAACTCAAGGTCCATTTCTTGACTGAACACACCCATGCCTCCTTTGGCATCTGGTAGTCCATTGTTGATACAGGCACCATCTGTGTAGATGTTTACCATTCTATGACCTATTTACCATAAGGTAGGTCCGGGGTCGAAATCCGTCAAGTCCTCTTTGGTTATCAATCTACAAACCCGTCCACGTTTTCCGTGTATTGAACCGGGTAGTCGAATGATTCGTCGAGGGTCGACGGTCACTTCGTAATCAAGTAGGATTCCTTTCTTTCTGATTTTCTTGATGAGTCGCTTCTTAACGTTACGACTTATCTTCATGGCGGCGAAGGCGTGACCTTTCATCAGTCCACTCCTTGCCTTTTCACCTTCCAATATGTTCTTGATTCTCGTGCCGTAGTTTTTCTCACCAACGGCTCTTCGGATACTGAATCCGTAATCAATCATGTGAAACCCTTTGCCACCAGAGAAGACAAATCGTATGTCTTTCTCACAGTCTGCAAATTCTACGGTCTCATAGAATTCAGCCAACCTCAATGTTTCTTCGGCTGACTCTTGGAAAGTTTCCATTTCGTAATCAACGTCGAAATAGAGTTCCTGTTCAATGAATGCGTTGCCATAATCTGACCACTTCGACACAGGATGCATCAATGCTTTGATACGACCTTTGTCTTTCGAGCCTTCCTTCTTAGCAAGTCTCTTTGCATTCTTCTTGATGTATTTGTCTCGACCCGATTTAGAGAACGGGTCGGGACCAACCTCTGCTGGATTTCTCCATTGTGAGGTGGTGTAGTAAACGTGATGAGGTGCTTCGCGTCGTAGCAGGTCAAGCAATTGTTTCTTTGTTCTTATGCTTCTATCGTGCTTCTTCACTATCATTCGCTCCTCATTATCGTTCCATACGAAGTATCGAATTTGTCGCCACTTGGGGTTAGGCATTCCTAACCACAAGTCGTCTTCCGTTATCGAGTTGTAATAGGCTCGAATCAATCGAGTCCTGTCTCGCATTTCCGCTCGAACCATTGCTCGGTGCAACCTTGTCCTTTGCAGGCTGGTGATTGCGGCTCGCTTGTAGGCAAGCCCGAGAAGTTCCCCAAATGTGCGGTCTGGACAATCACAATCGTTCTGTCCTTTCCTGTCACATGCTGGGTGGTGATTCTTCGGGAAGTATAGTCGGAATTTAGCGACTACTGCCATCGGGTCCTCAAAGATGTCTTCGAGACCGATGGTGTGATGTCCACACACGTAATCTCCGGGAGCCGTGTCAAGTTGACAACGGGTTCCGTCTTTCTTACGGTGTAGACATTGCGTGTGTTCTTCACGCCAATTCATCTGTGAACCAATCAACGTTTTTACAATTCATCTGACTTGGTTCGGTTCTATGAGCGTTCTTTTAAACTGCAATTCAGTCACCATGTTTTGCTCTATGAGGAATTATTCCTCGGTTTTAGGATACATGTGTATCACGTGAGATTCTTTCTCTGAATCTTTTAGGAATATAATGATTTTATTGCCATCATACCCTATTCTCAGAGTCCCCTCAAAGCCTCGCCCAATCATTGAAAGATTGATGCAAGCAACACCGTTGTCGTGTGAGAGTTCACCAGAAACGTAGTTTACGTTATGTTGTTCTTGGTGTCCACCGGGTCGGTGTAGTGTGAACCTTTCAGTCCCCATCTATGGCCATCACAGCCGGTTTGTATACCAAATGTTTTCAATCCATTTGCCATTCTTTTTGTCGAACATCATGACCGATAGGCTATGATTAACGTTGCCTGTTCGCTCATGCCATATGTTCCACGCTCGAATCAAATGATACACTACGAAGTTAACTCCTGTGTCGTAAAGACGGAGCAATTCGGGTCCATTATCATCTTCATATAATTCTTTTACAAAATCGCGGCACATTTGCTCAATGATAGAAAAGTCGCCATTAATGGCATACTTGTATAGCACTTCGCCGTCGTTGTTCATTGAGAGATAGGGACTACTAATTTCCCTGTCTCTTGACCTCCTAATAGTGAGGTATTCTGCAATTGTAGGTTGCATCTATGGACTATCTGTCCGCTTCATCGAGCAATAATTCCATTGAGTCAATAGTAATTAATGTCGATAATTGCAATGCTGTTGCGTGGGCTACGACAAACATTCTGCCGAAGCCAACACGGTATTGGTCTTCTTCTTCAATAAGAGCCATTGACATTGCTATAACCCCTAACATGGGGCTTAGTGATTGCATTTTTTGAGACACCTTTGGAACAAATCTTCCGTGTTTACCAAGTGTATTGGCGGCGTCTCGAAAAAGAAAATCATACAGTTCGTCAAAACTGTCGTCCATCTGTGAACCTTTCATGCTTCAATGCACTTCCTTGTCTGTGTTTAGGTTCTATGGAGGTTATTCCTCCTTTTCCTCGTCAAGCCACGGCATGAATGCCAAGGCTCGTTCTGCTTGTAGCACGAAGGTATTGAGGTGGGCAAAATGTCCACTACTACCTTCCATCATCCTAAGTGCATCTTCTCTGATGTCTTGTAAGACTTTGTAAGCAAGAGGTAGGCCACTAATCATCATGGCTCTCTTCTGTTGTTCGAGACGCAACGTCTCTTCATCTGGATAAGGCATTTCTGCCACAATCCATCCGGCCTCGTCTTCTTCGACGTCACCGGTAATTAGGATAATGTGTTGACCATCATCCTTTACCATGGGAGTATTATTCCACATCTATGAACCACACGGGGGATATACAATACAGCGTCCATGGTTCGGTTCTATGGCCCTTTGGCCTACAATATGATGAGGTCATCCTCATCACCAAGTGCTTGACAAATGACTCCGAATAATCGGGGCCAATTTTCTACGTCGTGCGGTTGGATATTTTCCTTGATAAATTCAACAAACGCTTTACTGTCTTTATCAGATAATTTAGGAATAACTCTCTTCTTGTTAGGAAATTCCATCATTCTCAATAGGTCTGGAACGTCGTTACCAAAGAAGTTATTCATGCAATCATAGATTGCCCAAATGTCATCTCCTTTGACCGTCAGTCCGTTTTGTCCAAACGCTCGAAAGCAAGGGACTGTTTCCCTCGCCGCAAACATCTTGTCTTCCATATGTTGGAAGCAAGCAACAGAAACGGCCACCATTTCGACCATTGAATCTATTGCTTTTTCTGGAGTGCCTTTTTTCAGCATCAATTTAGCACCGATGAACATTCTACTGCCGTCTGGCATATTTTCGTCAATCAGTTCCATTTTTGAACGGTCAGCCTTCTTTACGACTTCTACATTTTTCTTGTATTCAGTCACATCAAAGTTAGCGATTTCTTCGTCGCTCTTACCGTGATTAAGTGCTTGTGCCTCCATCATGGAGATATGAACAATATTGTTCAACATCTGCTCCATGCTTATTGCTCCTGCCGAATGCAGAAGCAAGTCGAGAAACCGGCTCCATTCCCAAACCGTAAGTTTGGCTTGGTAGTCTGGTCTCCCTGCTGGGTGTATTTCAAATCCCATTCTGTGAACCATACGGGCAAGATGCATTTCATTTGCATTGGTTCGGTTCTGGGGACGCCTTTCCCCAAGGAGGAAATCGGTAAAGGGGGTCAACCCTACCGTTCCATCGTATTCGCTTTGGTCATATTCGGTGTCTCATCTACCACCCAACGAGGAACTCCACTTGGAAAAGTGGTTAGTCATTGGTATGGTAGTTGGACAACACCACGAACTGAGTTTCTACCCGGGTAATCGATTACTTCGTAACCGCATCCAGATAGAGTCCTTATTTGTCTTAGAACATGTTTGTCAGATATTCTGTCTACTTTAACGTAGAGAAAGAGGTGAGTCCTCACCTTCGTTCCTTTATCCCCAATAAGGGTAGCAAGAAATATCGTATCGATTTTGGAATAGCAAAATAATTCATATGAATTTTCTGCTGTTATTCGGCTGTATCCGGTCTGGTTTACCCAGACTTAAATGCTTTAGAATATGTTTCTCATCCAAATCAGCCTTATATTGACGACTGACGTCGTCCATTGCGGATGTTGGTCCCAATTACGTTCGTAAATCAGTCCGCATATGCGGACAGTTAATTCCGAAAATTTTCGTCGGTGACCAGAAAATATTCTGGTTATTCTTCAGCATCTCGTGCTCATAGGCACGGATTACGACTTAGACTATGTTCTATCGCCAATCCCCTGAGTATACTCCAGATTGCTCTGGGTTTTCTCCGAACTACTCTGCAATGAGTAGCGGTGTGATTGGGTATTGAATGCGCTCTCTCATTTTCAGTCCCAAGATTTTTGTCAAATTTGACATCTTCTTGCAACGCAAGTTGAGTAGTCTCTACTTACTGAGGGCACATTCGTGTTAGAATATGTTTCATCACTAATTAGCCACCATGGAACACCTGTAAAGAAGAATTCCATCGGTCGACCGGTCGGGGGAAATATTTCCCAGACCTCAGATTAGTGAACGCAAGGTTGGGCAATGATTCCGGAACTTCCAGTGGAAGTATCCATCTGTGATAGAATATGTTTGTCAGCGATGATGGCTCGATAGCCATAATACATCGCCTCCAGTGCTGCTTCACACGGACCGTGTGGACCATTGTCCAACAGTTCCCAGCAAGCAGAATTGGTCAGCACGCAGAGTGCCGCACCTATATTCTCCTTTCACTTTTTTTTTCATTGCAACTGTATTCGCAATCGCACGTGAGCGCGAATGCGTGTATTTTTGCGTTTTATGTCGCCGCTCGTTCTTGACGCGAGCGTGCGATTGCGAATCAAGGTCATCGGGCTTGCGCCCTCGTTTTCCTTGGTTCAGCGTCCTATGAGCAAGTGCTCTAAGGAATCCGGTTTCTTATTCTCTCCCATTGTGATTCTTGGGGAGCAGTCGAACCAGATTTCTTTTTTTTGTTGGATTTTCTTTTGGCGGAAACCCAACGGAATAGTGCGAAACCACACGCAAAGCCGAAGCCTATCAGCGTGTATGTTAGCACTAACATGATGATACCCATTATGTCCATCTATGGCCGTTAAGACCGAGAGTTGCTACTCAACGTGTAGCATCCGTTTGCGAAGTTACGAATCTTCGTAGCATCAATCCCATTCGTAGATGTGATTGGCAGATGTCCTTGAGCGATTGCCTCGTTCAAGTCATCTCGTATAAATCGCAAAGCGTCGATAAGAGTCTCTATCCGATTTCGTTCGGAATCAAGTTTCTTAGCCAAGCGAAGACCTTCGTCTCGCAAGTCTTTTCTCTCTCTTAGGACTTGCATGTGTTTCCACCTCAAGTCTTTCAGTTCAGCAATTAGTTCGGGAACTGCGGCAATAGCGTTCATGTCTGCAACATCGCGTTCGATTTTGCTGACTTGCTCTCCCATGCGCTGGGTGAAGTTGACTATTGGCTTATGTCCATGGTTAGTGTATCTAACGCCAATGTCAATTCCTCCGCCGGGAAGGTTAATCACTTCCCATTTTCCTTTGGTTATTGCTTCAAACTGATTAAGGTCAATCCTTTCGTTTGACATCTGGGGAGATTATGGCACCATGACCCAATCGTCATCGGTTATTATCATAGCCCTCCTCTCCTATGGCCGTAAGGCCGTCAGCGTTCTTCTGTTATGTTGCCAAGCGAATTGGCGACTTCTGGAAGAACAACGTCACAATCTTTTCCACGGAAGTCTGCAACTTCCGCTATAATCTTCCCATCGTCATCGATAGGAACGAGCACTTCGACTGTTTGAGTGTCGTCTACGACAGGCTCAAACGGCCATTCTGGTGCCTCCACATCAGATGGGAGGTGAGTGTAGCGTTCTGATTGCCATGTGCAAATCATGTATGTTGCAATCATGTTATGACACTTCATCACGAAATGTTGCTCGTCATCAATCATGTGGAATGCGAAATGTCGTGTCGCTCCACAATTGGGACAGGCGAACTTCACCGTGTCCCATTCCGCCCCGTTAGGGCGTTTGATTCTGTCTTGAGTAGACATCTATGGACCTCATTGGTCCGATTGTTCGAAGTCGACGAGTTCACGAAGTCCGTTAACATTGATTCCTGTTCCAGAACCAAGGTTGTTAATTCGTGTTCTCAATCCCGAAAGACGGTCATCTCCTCCAATGGTGGAGTCAATACCGACGTTGTTTACGAAATCTCCGCCACAATAGAACTTCAGCATACTCTGCATCTTTTCTTTGCGCTTGGCGAACTTTCTGATTGCTTTGTTTACGTCCTCTTGGTCGTCGTCATTAAGACGAGACAAGGTGTTAGTAAACTCGTTAAGATACTCATTCAACTTCTCGTTGACGTGATGAGTCATCTCTCTTTCAAGGTCCGCTCTTTGAGCCGCGTCGTCGATGTATCCCATTACGGTCATCTGACAAGGCGAAACATTGAGATTTTGAACGTTTTCAACAATCGTTGCTACGACTGTATTATCTTCGGTTTCTTCTGGGTCAAGACCCGGAATCACTTCATCTTCAAACTGCACTGTTCCGGTAGTAAGGGTTGCCCCTGTTCCGAACCAATACATCAGTGTGTTCAGTGCGTCAAGTGTGTCAAGATACGGCGGAGAGGTTCGCTTTCCGTCTGCATCTTTGGCTTCTTCACTACTTCTGGTGTCTGGAATGATAACCGCACCGCGAACCGCAGTAAACGGAATCGCATTCAGTTCTTTATCCAGAATCTTACGGATTTGTATCCGCCACCTTCTCGTATCAATACGGGTGCACTCCTCTTGGTATCGACCTCTTACAGCCTCCAAGAATTTCTGCATTGTTGACATATCGATAACGTTACCTTCGTCATAAGGTTCAATCTCGATATTATCAACACCGTTGTCACTATCAAGAGCCGCTTGCTCTGCTTCGGTCAAGGACTCTGCCCCTTCCCAAGCACGCTTCACGTATGCTCTGTGATGTGTTCGGGCAATCACGTCTCCGCTTGCCGCCCGATACGAGACACGATACAATTTGTCCATATCGTGTTCTTCTTTGCCGTTTACAAGGCCAGTAGTGTGTCTGCGAACAACGTATTCTCTACCCATGTTCACAGTATCATACCATACTTTGCAACGCATATTGTCGTAGGCTATCCCTTGGTCAAGAGGCACTGTTACCTCATGTGGGTTCGTCTTGAGTGTTCTTAGAGCGACACGGAATGCGTCACTTCCAAAACGTGGTATCGCAAGGTGTTTGCGCCCAAGACCGATGCTCTTTGCTTGCTCGACTGCTGATTCAAAATCATTTGAATATGCGCAATCTGCTTTCTCGGCCATCTTTAGTGTGACCATGTGCCCGAGCATCGCTACTGTTGTATTCCTCGCATTGGAGGATACATATCCCCCCGAGTCGTTACTCGGAGAGTTGTTTTGAGTCTCTTCAGACATCTAAGGACATTAAGTCCAAGCGTCAGTAAGCCACGCCCCGTCTTCCATGACGAGGTGCTTTCGTGGCATCAATTCACAACCAGCACACATAACGATTTCTTGATTTCTTTCTAACTCAATGAAATGTGTGTTGCACTGTTTGCATCGTGCTTTTAGAACCCGACATCTTTCTGTGTCGCTACTATCGTCTTTTGGTATGTTTACCCAACCAACGTAGTAGTCTCTTTCAAGTCGTTCAAGTTTGCTTCTCATCTTATCATAAGATTGCTTATCATACTCTCTATCATACCAAAGGATGGAGACAGAGGTAACGCATTTAGAGCATTCTCGCTCGATGTAAAATTTACCTTTGTAGGCTTTACAGCCTTCGCTTAGTTTGAACTCTGACCCTTCTGGCCAAGGTTCTCCACAATCTTGACAATAGCAGTCAAGACAGTTTGTGTCACAGTCGCTCTGTGTCATCTGTGAACCATACGCGCCGGCTATAATTCTCGCACCATGTTTCGGTTCTATGAGGACTATTCCTCGAAATTGAAAGAAGCAGAGCCTCCGAGTATTTCGAGACCTTCCTCTTCTTTGAATTGTTCTTTGAGCATCTCTACGGCTTTACCGTAGCACTCATTTGGGTTGCTTCCCATGACATTCTCAAACTTCTTCTTCAAGAATGTCTTATCGTCATACCCCAATATTTTGTAGTGGAGTATAACATCGCAAGACCATATTTTCTTGGTCATCTGTGAACCATACGACTTACTTGTATTTCAGTTTCGTTGGGTTTGGTTCTATGAGCGTTCATCCATCATGTATTTCGCATACCCTGTTTCGCTCTATGGCCACTTGGCCTTCACAGTCTTCGGAATACGTTCTTGTTCTTGAAACGCTTCTTCTGAATATCTTTCTTTGCAGGGGTAGAAGCCACGGACACCGATGCACGGTGAGCGGCTCCAAACGCAATGTCGAAGATTTCGATGTTCTGATAGGTTCCTTCACCTTGTTCGCACATCCATCTTCCAGCAGTTAGAGAGAAGACTTTGTTGTCATCTTTGTCTTCTCTGAACGTAGTTGTCGACCTTACATTGAATACCGGGCTTTGGAAACCCGGAACCATCAATTTAGACATGTTGCCTGCTTCGACATCAATTAGTCTATCAGCGTCGCTGATTTTGACAAACGTTCTGTTGCCTGCTTTTACTCTCTTCATTCCGAGAGATTTACGCTTACTTTCTGCAACGAAAGTCGCTTTCTGCACAGGTTCTTTCACCAAGTCAGTAGCCCTTGGGACCAGATTGGCTCCGGGGTTTCCACTTTCCTTTGGTGCAATGAGATGTGTTTTGTGATTCACATTTCTCGTAATTTTTGAACACTGTGCGCTTTGAACAGCGTCGGCCCACTTGTATGAGATGAGTTTGTTATCTCCCCATCCACCATGAACCATGGCCCACTTCTTGAAAGTCTTACCTTCAAATTCTATTGTGAACCTAACAAAGCCAAATATCTTCCACCCACCGACAGAATCTCCGCTGTTGGTTAGGCTTCTGTCGACTGAAACAATACAGGGAACCATTCTGTTGCCTTTTGTGACAACATAGTTATTCAACTGAAATATTACCGTCGCAGGGCCACCGATGTCGGTCCAAACCTTTGACGGGCTTACACCTTTTATGAAATGGCTCCATTTTGGATTTGCTTTGTATCCTCTGTTCGGATTATCAAATAAGGCACTGGTTTTTACCCGCCTTACATCTTTGGAAACCTCGAGAACGACGAATCCAAAACCGTTGACTATATCTTTAGTCATGTTATCCTATGGTCACTCATCGGCGACCGTTTTTAATTTTGACGTTTAAGTCGAGACCATAGTCCAGAAATAACCCGAGAGGCAAAATTGCCTTTCTCTTGTTGTTCCTTTGACAAGACCTTGACATAGAGTTCTGGGTCTTGATATGGTTTACCGGTTGCAGGATTTTCTCCCGACCGGCGGCGGTCATTTGTCCATACTTGGATGTTATCTCCGCTATTGAGAACAGTCGTTTCACGAATCTTCCCTTGGAAGAAAAGCACGCCTTCTCTTAGTGAGAATGACGGTTCTTGCTCTTCTACGTTGCTGGTAGCATTTTGCTCCATCTGTGAACCATTCATCATAATTGCATTTCACTCGATGTGGTTCGGTTCTATGAGGATTAATCCTCGTTACGCACTACTTGTGCGATTTCCATTTCTTGGATACCGATAGCCATTGCAACTGTTGCCATAATGGCAGAAGGTTGCGTTCTGAACTTGCCGTCTGAAGCGACATGCAGTTCCATATGACTAACGATTTGCTTTAGAGTAGTAGTGTGAACGTTCCTGTATGCTTTGTTGCCAAGAACGTCTTCCAAGATATCAATTGATATCTGTGCCGGGTCCAAGAAGACGTAATACAGTTCGTCTTCATGCTTGGTGTAGTGGTCTGGAATGTATTTCCAATCCCAATCAACACGATAGGCAAGTATTCCGTGATGGATTATGTCCTTCGTGTCTTCCCAAGAAAATCGAACAGTGGCGCAATTGTATGTGTTTTCTAACATCAAGCAGAAAGGTCTGCTAACAATCATTACCATGCATTCTTCTTTTGATAGCGGCATTTCACTACCATCGCTTAGAGAATATGTTTTGTTTCGGAAGGCACCATCTCCGGAAACGTCTTCGTCTCGGATTCGGTATTTCAACCATTTGCGGTCAACCATATCGGATACCTCTGAACAATGCCTCAAGAATATGAATGAGAGGTTCCTCCGCATTCTGATTTCCAAGGCCCATATTTTCTGTCTTCCAAAAAATCTTAGTTTTAGCGCAAGTGTTTACCTTTTGAGGTATTTGCGCTCCCATATGGTCTATCATCGTCATTAGGTTGCGATGATATCTGTTTTGGTATTCTTTACCATACGGGCTTCGAGATATGAGTGTCAACAAACTAAAGTTCATTGCCCCAAATTGATACATCATGGTTCCCAAGTGATGTGTATTATTACTTAGAATCTGGAGATTTCCGTCATCTTCTTTCTTAAAATCACTTTCAGCGAGTCGCCTCCAACCCGTTGCAATAGGCAAAAATGCCCAAGCAAAGTGCCGGTTGGCTTCTTGACTCGCTCTTTTGTCTTCGTTTTCAAATTGTATTACAATTTCTTGCAAAAGGCGCATGATGTGCAGTTTAATCTCGAATTTCACTTTAGAGTTGGACAGTTGGTTCAACTCTGAAAATACCTTGGGAAATGCGAACATGGTATGGAATTTTTTATCCAACTCCTTAATGTCACTATCCCTCCAAGGCATTTGTGATTCGTGGTCTATTGCCATCTATGGAGATTATTCTCCTTTGTAAACGCCGAGTCTTTTAGCAAACTCGATTTCTTCGTCAGAGGGTTGTTTTCCCTTACGAATCATATTGGTAATGTAGCCTGTAAACCACTTACCAACCATTTGTTTTTCTTCTTTGTTCAATTCATCGTCTCCTTGAATTACTTCGGATACCCATGTCCAGTAGTCAACCGGTAGTTGCTCTGGAATATAGATTTCCTTGAATCTTGTTTTTGGCAAAAATTCGTTAAGAGGGTGGCCTCGTTTGAAAGGGGCCATAAAGAGGTAGCGTTCCATTTCGCCATTCTCATAAATCAGAGAATAGCCGCACGCTTGCTTCTTGTCTGCGTTTCCAAATATGTCGTAGGTTGCGTTAGCAGTTTCGATATCATTTCTTGGAAAATGAAGTTCCATGATTTTTATCGAGTTCATCCTTCTTCTGTTGTGCCACACACTGTGGTCTTCGTGAAGAAGAAAACTTCTGGTGTCAGAAACCTCGTCCCACGAAGTGGTCCTTCCGATATATTTAGAGCCGTATCTTTGAGCGAGAGCCTTTGTTTCCACAAAGTCTCCGCCGTTGTCATCATAGTAAGAAACTCCAATATTGGAGGCTCTACCATGTATGATAGCAGTATACGGGGCATGTCTTGTGCCCTCTCCTGTAATGTTCTGCATCAATTCTAATCCAAGTTCACCAGAAACGGCCCATGTTCTACATGTCCGTTCCAAGTCTATCCTCGGCAAGAATTCTGTGTCTACACCACTGTTCCAAGTAAAATTTCCTCCCATGTGTCGGAAAAGTGTTGAACCTTTGTGTTGTAGTGTCATGTGATGTCTTCCATTTCGCAAATCAAGCAAAATGAGTAGAACGTCGCACCTTCCCACATTCATAATGGTGGAATTGCCGTCCCATGAACAAATAAACTCGGGGCAGTTGCCCTCAAGCGTGTTTTTTGGAAACTTCCTCTGTTCGAATCTTTCTTCATACAGAGTAGTAATCCACAAGTCTCCATGTCGATATGTAAACTCGAGTCCCTTCACGACACGACCACCTACTGGTGCACCTTCGAAAAGGTCGCCCATACCAGTGTATTCAATGTAGAACATTTTACTGTCCGCCATAGGAATACCAGTAAAGGCACTATATTTGTCGTGGAGGGTTTGAATGTCGTTTGCATTCATTCTATGAGGACTAAGCCTCTTTTGTTTTTTGCATGAATTCCTTCATGGCTTCAACTTCAGAAGTTTCATTCTTTTGAGTCTTCTTCTTCATTTGTTGTCGTTTTCTTTCGACTTGTTCGATGGTAGTCCCATGTAGGAACTTCATCATCTCTTCGAGTTGATTAGCAATTCTTTCCATTGCCTCTGCTTGGTTCTTTTGAACTTCAAGCATGTCTCTCATGAAATGCAGTTGCGCATTCATGACGTTGTTTTCAATAACCGATAGGGCCATCTGTGAACCATTCGAATAATGTAAAATACATTCCATTTGGTTTGGTTCTATGGTCAATCAAGACCGTTTAGGAGTTTTCTTACGTTTAACCTTCTTCTTACCGTCTGGGAAGAAACGCTTGTCGCCTTTGCCCCTCATAATCGAGGTTCTGACGTTCATTCCTTTCCAAGAGCGGATTGCTCCACACAGGTCCCAGAATTCGGCTTCCACTTTCATTCGGTCTTCATGACGGAACGAAATCAAGCCGTGTTCTGCATAATGGTCTCTGACCATGCAAGAAAGATAATCGATTTGCCTTTCGGTCCACCGTGTATTTTTCTGGTGGGTCCAATTATTAGTCTCCGGTTTGGCGGTTTTCTCCACCACAGGTGTGTGGGTAACAGGTATTTCTGCTCCTTTGTTTAGGATGGCTTGTAGAACACGTAGTGCCTCTTCGCCTTCCAGTGTTAGGTTGATTTCGATGTTAGTCATCGCAATCACCCAAACAAACTACCGAGACCTTCGAATGAAATTTTATCGTATTCTTCTTCGTCTTCGGTTTCTGGTTGTAGGTCCATTGATGCCATTACCTTCTGTATCTTGTCAGTGACCACTTTAGCGTCACTAACGTAATCACGAAGTCTTTCGGCATCAAGGACGAGCAAACGGATATAGTCAGCAATAGTCATGCTGGCCGCCTTTGCTCTCATCTGAATCAACTTGTAGTCGGATTCAGCCATGCGAACGGTGACGATTTTCGTCTCCTCGCCTTTCTTGATAGGGTTTTGTGCCATACCTATGAGGCATCAAGCCTCGATGTCCCGTAGAGTGGGCCAGTCTTTTTTGTTTAGAACAAGAAGAGCGATGTTGTCGCCCATTCCCAAGATAGAGAAGTTAGGGCTGTTAGCCGCCTTCACTATCTTTTCGAACATTTCTTGTCCTGCCGTTAGAAGTTGACTTTTGAATTTCTTCTTCTTAGGTGTGTCTTCGTAGTTTGTAGTAGCAATGTGATATGCTTTGTCCACTACGTCGGAGAGCATGTATGCCCCCACTTCACGTCCTTCGATTCCGTTCCAAACCGTCGATAGAGTTTTTGATTTCTCCCACTTCGGTTTTTCATCGGGCTGGTCCTTTAGTCGTTCAGCGTTTCTCTCTGCCGCAGAAATCATAGAATATTTCCGGTGTAGAGCCGCCGCCTTTCTTTGAGCATTTTCCAATGCTTCAAGTTCGTTCAAAGAACAACCCATTACGGACATCAACTTGTCCGGGTGTGCTTGCGCAAACCGTCTAACGGTGTTGAAGTTAGAATTCTTGAGCAGAGCAAGTCTGTCAGAATCCACAAGTCCGCCAATGTCCCTTAGTTCGGGGCGTTGGTTTTCCTTCTTCTTCTTTCGAGGAATCTTTAGTTTTGGCTTAGTAGTCCGTCTTTTCGGAGTAATGATTCGTGGTTTTACAACCGGCTTCTTCATTACTTCTACTTTCTCAACGGGCTCCTCAACTATCTCCACAACGGGCTTTGATTTCCCAAGAGCATTGTTTCTCATCTGTCTATACTCTTTCATATGACAAATATTGCACATAGTTCCTCTTGGGTCTGTTCGTTGCCTCCATTGTGATGATTCGGTTGCGCCACACTTTCTACAAACGTAATTTTTATTCTTACGAGCCTTAGATTTCTTCCTCGGCTTCTTTGTAGGTGCTTCCTCTTCCTGTTTTTGTGGAGTAGGTTCTTCTACTTTCACAACAGGCACATCATTCACAGGAACATGTTCCTTGTGAATTATAGCCGATAACAATTCAGTTAAACTGATATCATTGTCATCCAACTGTATAGTGATGTTCATTTTCACCATTCTGTGAACCATACATTTTCAATACATTGCAACGTGTTTGGTTCGGTTCTGTGAGCAACGTAATCTTTGCATTACAAACCGTCTGTTTGCTCTAAGGAGAGGCACAGTATTGATTCGGGGACTGCTCGCACCCGATACTTCCCATCTTTGGAAGTGGCAGTTATTGCATAGGACGACTGCTCGCATCCTCTCTCCTATGAGCATACACATGAGTTGTAACTCGGAGGGTATGTTTTGCTCTATGGACTCAAGGTCCGTCAATTTCTCTGAAATGGTCTCTATCAACTTTCTTGAATAGTCTACGGGTTTCGGGCCACGCCCATATCCCGCCAACTTTCAGCATAGAAAATTGTTGATTCAACCATACACGATTAATTTCGTGCTGTTGTTCCAGAGTCGGCCCACCTTCCTTTGATAAGTCTCTGATGTTGCCGTATCCGCCAGTTCTGGCGAAGTCCGCCGAAAGTTCATCCGGCGTCATGAAATCTCCAATGAAATTCATCTGTGAACCTTTCTGGCCATGTGTATTTCCCATGTAATGGTTCGGTTCTATGAGCATTCATAAGTTATGTAACACAGGTTATTTGTTTGCTCTATGAGGCATCAAGCCTCGGTTCCGCTATACAGAGTTGTCTGCGTCTCATCAACTGATTGAGGCATAGACAACACCACGTCGTCAAAACCGAGATGATTCCCGTCTTTGTCGGTGATTGCGAAGTCAGATATGCGGACTCCATGTTGCTGGAGGAATGCACGTAGGTCGGCAAACTCTCCAAAAACGAGCGTGGCTTTCCATGCTCGTGTCGCTGTCTTTTCGTTAGACATCTGTGAACCTTGCCCGCATGGTGCATTACAAAAGGTATGATTAGGTTCTATGAGGCATCAAGCCTCTGCTCCTGCATCTTCCATTTGACATGAAGTGCAGTGTATTTCCATTTCACGAGATGACATTCGAATCATGGTTTCTTCATTCCATGAATACATTCCATCCCATTCTTCAGATTCAGTAATGATGAAGTTACCAGTATTCCATTGAACGGTTTGGCCCACTAACATGGGCTTATCCAAGTTCAAAAGACGGTAAGCATTCATCTCGTTGATTACTTGACTTGCGGCCTTCGCAAATCGAGTATCTACCCCTCTCATTTCGATATCGGGTATCCCGTAATTTTCATACATTCCAATGGAGTAAAGCCACATGGTTCCTTCTGGGAACTCATTGTCTTCTCCGTCTGGAGTTATGATTACGCTCGTAGTCGAGCCAATCACTTCACGAGTCTTCTCATAGGAATCCTCGTCTTCTTTGTCTGCCGTCTTAGGCATTCTAAGACGATTTGAATATCGTCTACTTAGTCGATGTATTTGTTTGCAATTGCTGTTAATTCAGTCATGGCAATTTTGTCTTTGCCACAAAGTGCATACATTTCATCTGTCTCGCAGAAAATGACTTGACCTCCCTTGTAGGTCTTACCGTTGTATTTACAGGTGTCACCTTTCTCTCCTTGGAGTTTGTGCTTCTTAATGTGAGCCCATAATTTCTTTACGATTTCTCCACGAGTTAATTTCTTTGAACCCACAATATCTGCAAGGGGTCCGACTGGCTGAACTTTCTTTTGTAGTGCACTTGGCATGTTATCTGCCAAGTTACAATCAGCCATAAGCGATTCGCTCTGTGAACCATTCACCATATATACAATTCCGGCCATATGTTGTGGTTCTATGAGCATACGGTGTTTTTAACATTACATCCTGCATGTTTTGCTCTATGGCCTCATGCAGAGACCGGGAGTTTGTGAAGAATCTTCTTCTTCGCAGGGAAGTATTCAACCTCCCAAGAACAATCGCATTCTGAACAAGCGAATATACGCTTTGGATTGGAGTCTGGCAAATATAATTCGCCGGGGTCAATCATTACCGCTTGGGTGTGTTCAGAACAACAGATTGGACATACTAATGATGTGTGCATCATCTATGGCCATAAGGCCGTCAACCATACGAAGGGTCAAACGAAGGACTTGTGTCCTTGTCTTCTTTCTCTTTCTCTTCATTCAGCATGATGGTCTGTTCGTCCACATCAATGCGAACAACAAGACCACTCCAGTCAAGACCGAGAACGCGAGGCTTGAGTGCCCCGATGTCCTTTCCGTCTTTCAAACCATTTCGTGAAATTGCTGTCAAGAGTGTTTGTGAAGCATCCGATAGGAACGCTCCGATGAATCCCTTCATATCCTCGATTGCAGAACTCAAGTCATCTCGAGCCTTGTCGTATGCTTTATTTTCCGGCATACGATTAACAATCATGTTCTTCCTTTGTAGGAATACGCCAATAGCGTTTTTCATTCGGCCATCATTCATCAATTCGTCAATTGGGTCCCATGAACCTTCTTGCATTCTTTGACGCAAACCATCTCGGTCATTGTATAGGTTGTCTATGTCTTCCACCAATGATTGGTAGAGTTCTGTAAAGACCTCAAATACAGATGCCGGTGTGGTATTCCGAATATCTCGACGAACCACATAGCCTTGTCTTGCTACGTCGACTTCGTCAAGATAGTTATCTCCAGCCTCTTTGTAGGCGTGGTAGATGGAAAGGGCAGATAGACATTCGTGTGTCCTTAGTGCCCTTTTATCGTCATTCCATATGACTCTCATCCTATGGTCGATGTATCGACCGGTTATGAACTCTAACGAGTCCTCTTATCGCCTGTTACCCAAAGTGGGCGTGCGACATAGTCCAAGTGGCCAAAAGCCCCATTGCCGTTAGTGACTTTGATTGTAAATCCGCCACCTCGTGTAACATGGAATGTAGGAGTATTTCCTTCAATTCTTTCACAATTAACCTCATACTTTTCGGCAAATTCTTCAGAAGAAATAATTTGCTTATTTGTCATTCGAGGCGTCTTGTTTATCCACTTAACGTGGTAGCACTTTTCCATTCCCGAGAGTTCTCTCGGAGGGTCTTTTAGAAGCAAGTCTGCTTCGTGCCCTTTCCATGTGTGGTAGTCGCCCGTATCATACGGCACGACCAATCCGGTGTCTGCACCGGTTTTGATGTATGTAACGCATACCATCTATGAGACTCAAGTCTCGGGTTGAGGATATAGGTCCTGCCATACGGTAGGGTCCCAATCTTCAACCAATGGTGCTTCTGCTACCGGTGGAATGTCCATCCCCGGTGTGAGAAGTATTCGAGTCATGTCCGTCACAAGTTGACGAACTCTCGATTTCATTTCTTCGTCATAGACTCCTGCGAAAGTGTCGGTGTCCATGCAATAGTGTCGATAAGCACTCATTAGGGCTTCTCGCACTTCAAATATGCTATCTGATAGCATCTAAGGACCTTGCGGCTTTGATGTAGTTCGCATAGTGTGGTTCGGTCCAAAAAAAATACGTGACACAACGATTGCCATTCAGCATCGCCATGTCACGCAAATTTTCTGTGGTGGACAGGAAAAGGGATGGGATGCACCACATAAACGGCACTCTCTGCTTCCTGTCCAACCTATGGCCGTAAGGCCCGTAACCCAGCCCCTTACTCGCCGGTTACGTCTCCGCTTGATACATCAAAAGATTGCCACAATACATGTCACCTGTTGGTAACTTGTTCGAAGTGGGTGTTTTGATGAAACATCATTCATGAGTTGTGGTTAAGGATGGGATTGCACCTGCATGTCAACGCAACTGTTTCTTTGCTCGTCCGTAAAACGAGAACGGTGCAACCGACTTTACAATTACTGCTAATATCCTCGACCACACCCATTCAGAATGCAGTCTTCCTCTTCCTATGTGCCACAAGGGCACGTTATATCGTCAAGCAAAACCTCGGTTTGGCTTGAAAGCCTCGAACGTTGATTTACCATCAACTGTGTTCTCCGGGGTGTTTGCGATACGCATTGTTCCGTTGCCAACGAATTCACGCATAGCCTCGATGTCTGCCTTCCTCGTTTCGGAGGTAGGCTTCATACCTGTGGTTGGGTTAAAGACTTCGTTAAAGTCTTTGATTGTCACAGGTCGGTTCTCTTCGAACCCGAGGTCCATCGCCTCTTCGACTGCTTGCTCAATGTTACGACCACTGAAACCTTCGGTCTTCTTAATGAGTTTCTCCATAATGGATTCATCATTAGCAATTTCCAAAAGTCCGTTGTTGTCGCTTGCGTTCAAAGTGAGGTGGATATTCAGAATACCTTCTCTCTCGTCTGCGCTTGGCAAGTCAACGAACCAGCGACCTTCAAATCGGTCAACCAGTTCTGGCGGGAATTTGTTCATTTGATTCGCAGTGAAGATGAAGTATACACCAGCCTCGTTGTCCTGCATGAATGAAAGGAACTGCGCCAGAACGGCGTCGTGTGCTCCTCCATCTCTTACAGAATCTTGAGAACCAAGCAACTTCTCGGCTTCGTCGATAAAGACCACACAGGGTCCATTCGCTTCAGCCATATCAAGCAACTTTTGTGTCTTCTCTTCTGATTCGCCCACCAATGACCCTTTCAAGTCAGGTGCTCGAACAGCGATAATGTTCATGTTCCACTCTTTGGCCGTAGCCTTAGCGAGTAGAGTCTTCCCACAGCCGGGGACACCAGCAAGTAGCATTCCTCGCGGTGCGCGACGGAATCCATACAAGCCAGCGGCGTCAGTAAATCGACGCTTTCGGCGGCGAGCCCATTTCTTCAGTGGTTCAAGACCACCGATGTTGTCAAAGGACTCTTTTGGCGTGATGAGTTTGAAACCAGCCTGTTCGACCAACTTTGCCTTCTCTCGAAGGATAAATTGGCCACTCATATCGGCATTATTGGCAAGACTCATACACAATAGATTTTCAAATTGTGTAGAAGTCAAACCGGCTCCAGCATCAGCAACGTCTTCAATGTCGACGTCTGTCATGTTTGCGACTTTAGGATACGACTGTATACTGCTTGCGTCTTCTTCAATACCTTCCTTCATGTATCGAATCTTTTCGATTCGAGACTCCTTGTTAGGAGGGTGAATTCTGACACGGTATACAAAGCCGTCCAACTCTGCTGGAACATGCCAGCGAGTTTCGTGCAAGATGATGATTTGGACGTATTTTGCCATTCCAGCAATACGTTCACAAGCGCGAGCCAATCTATCAACGTTCTCTTCCATGTCGTCTGCACCGAGACCTTTTTGGGTCCCTTGCAACGGGTTGAGATGATAGTGCATATCTCGCAAGATGAACTGCGCAGGTCCGTCAGCCTTCCAGTCCCAATTTTCAATATATTCAATTGTTTCTCGGAAGGGGTCGCCTGTCTCTTGTCCATCACATAGGATAATCTCGGTCCCATGGTTGGGAGCCGCAATTTCCAAGTCTTCATCTTCCGGACCTTCGACCCTATTCACAATTTGGAATTGTTGAGGGTGTCCGCCCGGGTAGTAAAGGTTCCATTCACGGAAACCTTCGTCTGCTTGTCGCCATACAAACGTCTTGGCCTTCTTGTTCATGGGGACTCGAATAGGTCCCCCTTCGGGGCCCTTTACTCTCATCTCCGGAACGGTCGTCAGACCAAATTTCAATACTTCAGCGATTGTAGCATCAACCTCTGATGTATGTGCGGCCACGATTGGAACGTGTGCCGTCATAGCCCCGTTAAGGGTATCTCCGAAATCTTTAGATTCCATTCTGTGTGACTTAGTCACGTATAACCGAGGGGTGTTTAACCTCGAGGCGGTGGGCTTCGTGTGTAATGCGCTGATAACGCTTCCCGGGGTCGGGGACACACTGCTAAACAGCCCTCCAAAACGCATACGCATACGCCATCGTAATTGATTGCAAGTCCAAGCAATCTTACTACCACGCTCTTGCACAAGCAAGAAGATTGGAAAGAAGAAAGACACAGCCTTCTTCGTTACCATCATTTAGTAGCAGATATGCTTTAGAATATGTTCTTGACATGGTTCTGAAACAAGGCAGAATCGTTTCTCGCCTCTTCTTTCTTCCGAACAAAGTAGTGCTCACAGAGGTCCCACCGGGGTGGAACGTTTGAAGCGACCTTTCATGTCAATAATAGTCTTAGAATATGTTTCAAGCATTAGTCCAACCCGCATATGCTGGAAGAACATGTTGTTCTTCTTGCGCATGCGTGAAGCCGGTTTGTTATTACGTAGATTTCAATGTCTATTCGATAGACTGCTCTACATTTTTGTGTTCTCCCTGACAATAAAGTCAGGTCACCGGGTATACTTCCACTCTTGAATAAGAATGTCCTATCCTTATGTTATTCTTCAAAGACTATGTTTCTCACGACCTTTCTCAAACTCAAGCCGAGCCGGCTTGTCGTAATACGGTCGTAATTCCATTTTCTTTAGTTTGCAGTTTTGACCAACTAACATCATGAGACGCGAGCGTGGCAAAACTTATTCTTTACAATAGTTAATACACTTAGAATATCTTTGTTGACTATATTGGCTTTATCTACTCTATCAATAGAGTGACTACCATCATCATCGATATCACTGCCCTGTTGAATTACTTATCAACAAGAATTTTGCAATTGCAAATTGCCTTTCCGTATTCACCTTTTGTGGATACTCCTCTGTTCGAAGAGCCCCAGTTGAGATGGCCACGGGGTGGGGATACCCACCAATTGTGCTTAGAATATCTTCTTACCCTATATTGCAGGTTATGCCCAGAGTATCTCTGGATTACTTGTGACGTCAGTATGATGCCACTGTATTAGCAAAACTCTTGAGGAACTTTGCTACCTGTTTATGGGAATGCAGTATCGTTCAATACCACAATTTGTCCTTGGAATATGTTTTACAGCAGATATTGTCCCGAAATGTATATATTTCGGAAACCATACCTCTGGTTATGTCCAAGAACACTACCGATTCCATCGCCGAAGAAAGAGAAAATGTAGAAGATTCTACGTCTCTTTCCAGTGATGGTGGTGACACCTTGCAAGAGGTTACAACCTTACATGCAGAGTCACTTGGAACCAACGAGATGTCTTTACCTTCCACCTCAAGTGAGGAGGACGGGTTGGACGAACTTTCCTTAACATCCCAGCCAAATAATGGTGGGGACGCCGCTCCCTCATCGGAGGGTAAGTCGCAGTTACGCAACTTCCTTTCCGTAGCGAAAGCAAAATGGGACAATGTCCCACAAGGATGGATGCAACAGAAGACAAGTAGAGAAGATTGAGTGCTCGTCAGAGACCTCAGTCTTCTTTAGTTGTATCCTTACCGTCTCGGGTAAGATACATCTTGTCGGTGTCAAATGTTTATATGCAGGCTTAAAATTCCTGTCTTTATATACTGTCGACAAAAAACGCTCTAAGAATTCCTCTTAGAACATCTTTCTGTTACATCTCCATTGTTTAACCGTAAGACACGTAGTCTTCTCTGGCTCAATAACAAATGGTTCTTCATACCAAACGAATGGTTTTCCCAATACTTAGGACAACTGTTGGTTAACAACGGGTGTCAAGATACCGGTAAATATTCATTGGATGTTCGTTGATTAAGTCATTATAAGTTGCAAGACTATATTCCTGCACTATAATTTGTTTTTATCATTCGATAGATATCCATGGGCCCTAACGTTACGATAGGACCTTTGTGCACGCCGTGCATAATAGTCGTTAGAAGATATTCCAACGCCATATGCTCGTCATAGACAACTTACACGTCTTTCATGCATGCCGCGGCACGAGTATTCGTATCTCGCGGGGATGTGCATGAGTGTATTGTGCGTAGGTGGAGTATTCATTAGAATTCGCTTCTTGTCGCTTCTAAATTTCGTTCCAGACGTAGTCTGGCGAGAAATTTTGTGCGACCCGCGAGATACGAATACTCGTATGGTCATCGAATGCATTGCACTCTCGCAATGCCTCGAGTTTTCACCCTAAGAACATGGGGCCGTTTACCAGACGGTGGTATTCCCATATTCGGTTCAGAAGATTTCGCCTGCGGCTTATAACCGCTTTAGCAAAGTCCGTGATAATTGAGTTTGTGAAATGGTTGCGACACCATATTCCGGCACTCCGAGGCGGTGAAACCCCGTCAAACATGCGGCTCTCGCCCTCTATTGTCGGACCCCTCGATGCGGCATCACCCGTTCACCGAACGACACACCACTGTTGGCCTTTCGACCAAGACTTATACGCAGACGTTGCGGTCTTCTTACTATGTGGTGTGTCTATTTTAATATCGTCTGCTTTCTATGAGGATAGTGCTCAGAGTCAAAAACAGGAGAGCACGGACGTTTTGTCTGTGGTGCTGTAATTGAATTTTGCCGTTGCCTCTGTCGCATTACATCTCCCAAGGAGACGTAATTACGATTCGGGTCTTTGCGTTCCATAACCTCCTCCTCACGAGGATTATGCTCGCCCCATTAGGGCAAGGGTTTCAAGTGCGTATGAATTGAACTAATTCAATTCACACGCAAGCGTATGGGTTGTTATACTTCCATCTATGGAGGATATTCCTCCGGTCAATTACCCAACTGAATGTTGCGTTTTGCCTTGACCTTTTTCTTTCGAAACTCTGGTTTCAACTTCTTCGACTCGACCTTACCGAGAGCCTTTTCAAACTCTGCGGTGGCAAGTGAACAAGCGTCACCTTCGAAATTCAGCGCATCAATACTGATGGGCACATCGGGGTCATCCACAGGGATTAGAACCTCGATTATTTCTGATTTCGTTTTACCCATTAAATCACGTCCTTTGGTAACGTAGTCGAGCGTATCGAACACTCTTTCCGTTCTTATCCTTCTTTGTGATAATGTCGTTCTTCTTACTGATGTCTTTGAAGCCTCGCAATCGCTTGTTCTTCTTCAAAGTCTTCTTCATCAGATTCTTAGTGTAGAGTGGCTTAATCATTCCCTCTACTGCGTTAGAACCGGTTCGCCCTTGGTCGTTCGTTGCTTCTGGGTATGTGCAAGCATACCAATCAGAAATCATCGCATAAGAGCCATCGGCTCTCTTGATGAACCCAATATCATAGTTTCCTTGCTTTTCGATATTTGGGTTTCGGAAACGAACAACAACGTGGCAGTTACGGGGCTGTTGCCCCGGCCATCCACGGCATTTAGCGGTTCCTTCTTCGCTAACAAGAATTGTGGCTTCTGGCCACAATTCCTCCAAAGCCGACACCATTTCAGTAGTGTGTTCACTGCTGAATGCCGACTTTACTTCAGTGTAATGACTCATGTCTTTACCTCTACGGCGAGAGTATATGAATATCTCGCCCAAAAAAATAAGCGATGACTGCGTTTCCGCAGGCATCGCCTTGTATGTTTACTGTGGCCATTGGCCGTCTCAAAGACTGTCCAAAGAGACCCCCGAACGAACGGGTGGAGTCTGGGTAACCGTGAAACGGTCAGAGCAGACTCTCCTATCAGCGAAGGAGCCTCTTTTAGAATCCGGTGTTGGAACCGGCATAACGACAGGAAAGCCATAGGCTTCTGCCGCATGTGCAGACCCGAGCACGAGAACGTCGATTGGAACGACGTCGAGGAACGCAATGCCCTCTGCTCGCGGCATCTTCGCAATCGTCACAAACGTGAGGTCGCTGAAAATGTCTTTCGGGTTAGCCTCGTTTTCGACAAAGTCACAGTTGAGGCTGATGCCGCAAGACGGCACCGTAGTCCCATCGTCGAAGACGAAGGAGTGGGGTGAACTGTTAAGCACCCGGACGCCGTTCTGAAGAACGACTATACCGTCATTGACGGCTTGCGTGTAATCAATAGTGTTAGTATCGGTTTGCACTGGGGGGGCCATTGGCCCCCGACATCACTCATCTTCGCTCTTGTCAGAGCGTCGACCAGCACGACGGTTAGCGGACATGTCCACCTTTCTCGTCGCCTTCTTTGAGCGTTTCTTCGCTTTATCTTTCGATTGCGAAGGAACTCCCCATTGTGCTTGGTTCATCCGGTCAATAACTTCCTCGACGGGAAGATGCATGTCCGGTTCAAGGATTTTATTCATCCTCTTTTCGTCACCAAGAACCTCTTTCAGACGCTTAGGGTCTGATGGGAGTTTTGCTCCCTCGGTTTCGGGTATCTCACGCTGAATTACGTTGGTTTCCACCTCTGTGGGCGTTCCAACATCATCAATGTGCAACTCATCTCCCTTACGGGATTTCATGTTGTATGCTTCGGAGCGGAATGGTGAATTAGCCACCTTTCCTCTTCCTCCTCCATTGACGACGGCAATGAAAATTTTGCCGTTGTTTCTTACAGCGTATTCGATGTTAACGAAGTCGGAACGAGAAACAATCTCGCCGTCTTTATCCAACATCTTGTAAGATACTCCACCTTTGAGGCGGTATAGGGCAGGGAGCCTTGCGGCTTCCTTGCGTGCTCGACGTTGCATGTGAGCAGAAACGAAGGCATCCTCTGTTTTACACAGAATAGATTCACCATCCACTTCAATTGTCGGTGCCTTTCGGTCATTCGACATTGCTTTCCATGCAACGCTGGCCGCATGTGCGTATTGTTCATCAGAGAGGTCTGGGTATTTCGCTTTTTCAGCGTCAACCGTTTCCTTCTCCCAATCAGCACGAATGCGTTTGAGTGCACGAGTATACGATGCTTTCGCATCTTTTACCCATGATTTGTTCGACAGAGAACTCTTGTCACGAATGTAATCGCTAACGAATTCAGTGTCTTGGGTGACCCTTACTGACTTAGCACCCGTTAGAGGATGGTTGTTCAGTATCTTCTCGACAAATGAAGCCGAGATTAGGTCGTCCGCGTGTAGCATTCTTAGAATACCAACAACGGCTCTCCAATCACGACGTAGTCGAGCGGTTTGGGTCAACATAGACTCGACAGAGCCGGCTGTTGAGCCGTGCAGGTCGAGTTGGCGAATTCCAAGGTTTCGAGCCTTGTTTTTCGCATCCCATTCGTAAGCACCTTCAAGACATTCACGAATAACAAAGTAGTAATGGTGGACTTGAGCAGACTTTGGAAGTTCTACCCAAGGAACCATTGGTGCCTTGCTGTTCCGAGGAATTCTACCTTTCGGCATCATCTTCGGTTTCGTGTTTTGCTTGCCAGAGGCTTTATCAGCACTCACTCGGTGAGTGTTGTGTCTCTTTGACTTACGATTTCCGATAGGAGAGCGATGGTTGTAACCATTACTGCTCCCACCTTTGAGGTCATCACGAGAGGCTGGTTTCCCGCGCCCCTGCTTGTGGTTTCCTCGCTTGGAGGCATTGCCTCCCTTTCCGGCATTACCGGATTTGCGGTTGTTGTTTGTCTTTTTGTTTGACATTTTAACCTAAGAGATTCGAGTTCGTTCATTCTAAATAAATTTCATATTCTATGTTTCGAATCCCAAAAAAAAGAGTGAACTTCAATCCACTCTTGTTTTAGTTGTTGTAGTGCTCGGAGGATATCCTCTTCGCACCATGTCGCCGTGAAGTGCTTTCAATGATGCAGTTAAGGAAGATGTTCCTTCCTTGTCTGCTGTCGTAGTTGCTTTCACAAAGCGTGGCGGATGAAATAAGTTCATCATCTACGTGTGTCCATCCGGGGAGGCATGGGGAGGCTCTATTGACAGAGAATTTAACGTCTTACGGCTACATTCTCCAAGAGCATTTGAGTTATTCACAGGAACGGAACTAACCGTAAGACGTTCATTGGTGATAAGTCATTATCGTTGATACGTGTCCATTCCTTGTTTCGGTAAACGACTAAAACGCCGACCCGCTTATTCAGCGGTCCCTCAGTCCAATTGATACCTTTCGGCCCGTCCGGTCTTAAACCGGCAGGTCCACAATTCAGAAAATCTCGTTCGAGTGTTAATCTACTAAAGTCCGATTTCTCGGTTGTGTCAGATGCCGACCTTTTGGTTTTCACGTCATGGTCGGTGGCCTGCGGTTATCAACCCGCAGGCGCGTTAGAATCACCGGGAACCCCGCAGTGTTAGTGCAGGCCCAGCATGATTCCGTATCCCCCCAAGGGGGTCTCCTTTCTCCACTACTCCTTCTGGTGCCAGCCAGAATACGGCAGTAATGTTTCCAAGAACAACCGGGTTTCCTCTTCCCGGCACATCTTCTTCGCCCGAAGGCGAACACGTCCATAGCCCCGGGTTGATTACCGGCAAACTATTTTCCTGTCTTTTTTCTTCTTGTGTTCAATTGCGCATTATGGTCCTTTTGAACGGACCATACCCAAGCCCTACCTTGGGAGTCTTCATGCTACTCCCCGGTAAGACACACAATCCACACTCCAACCGGCCAAGCCGGAGGGGTGGTGTCCCCTACGAGACCACAATTAGGTCGGCTTTCGCCGAGGACCTCTGATTAGGCCAACCTCCGAAGAGGCACTTGTGGGTTTACACGTAGGTATTCTGTGGGGATGCTCGGCTTCGAGCAAACTCCCTTCTATGAAATAACACTAACCCGAGTGACATTCGGAATTAGTATTCCGCGACACTCGGGTTATGAAGGATTCTGGATTGGTGGTCCTCTCCTCCTTCATTATATGAGTGTGCGTGAGGCACATATGTTGTGCCCTGTTCTATGGTTTTTTTTGGCACATATGTGCGATTAACCTTGATACTGCTTAGAAGCATTCAACATGCTGTCTGCAATTTTCAATGCTTCTTCGTAGGACTTAACTTGCCCTCCGACATAAAGCATGGCCGCAACGGTGCATCGGACTTGGTAGTCTTGCATGTCACTCCATACTTCGGATTGTCTTTAACAGTTTTCTGTGGCCATTGGCCGTTAAGAATCAATTATGATTGCGTATTACGCCATCATATCGAATAGGGATTCTTCGGTAGAGTATTACTTCGTTTTCACATTCCACCCTTTCTATTTGTGCTTCCCTTATCGCTTGTTTTGCTTCTTCTCTTCGTCTTCGCTTCTCTTCAGCCTTAATATGGGCTTTTCCGCTCCAACGAGACTTGCGTGATGGATTTCCTCTGTTACCCATGTTGCTCTGTGGCCATTAGCCGAGTTGCATGATGACGGTCGTGAAAAGACCGAACATCATCAAAGTCATGCAGACCACGAAAGTCTGCGTCTTCGATTTCATACTCATTTTAATCTACGCTTGGATGTCTGGCACCCACCTAATCCTCCCGTCTTGGGAACGGCAAGGACCGAAGTCCGAGGAAGTCAAGCGGTGGAAAGCCTCCACCCAAGCGAGGTTGCTACGAGGCCCCAAGGGAGCGACCCTCGGACGATTAAGGCGGGTTATTGCCACCTCGTAACTACCAGACTATGGTCCATTGGACCGTTACTCAATTTCTTCCCCATACTCGGGTTCATAACGAGACTGCATTTTGCAGATGGTATCAACATCCACTCCATGCTTGTTTCGCTCGGCGAGTGTCGGGATAGAGGTCGAATCATGCAGACCGGGGGCCATGCAAATGATTCTCACTTTGTATCCCATCTTTTGGGCGAGGAGAGCATAATTCATATACTCCCATCTACACATATTCGTGTTGTCTACAATCACCAATTCCTCTTCAGCGAAGAGAAGGTTGACGAAATTATAGTAACACTCTTGATGTGCCATGGGAAGTTCCCATGGTTTGAAATTGTATTCTCCATCTTCACCATAGAAATGGTGGTCCGCCGAACACACGGCGGCGTTCGGGAACCTTTTAGAGATGGAAGTTGATTTGCCACTTCCGGGCAAACCACGATAGATGATTACCGTGCCTTTCTTTTTCGGCTTTTGAGGTTTAGGGTTGTAAGCCTCTACCTCATTTTCGTTGAAGAAATTACGGGGTGAACCGTAATATTCCTTCATATACCGAATAACATCGGGACTGGCATTGCCAATCATATCATCATAAATGTCTTTTTTAGAGAACATCTGCGACCCATTGGGTCATTCTTCTTCGTTAGATGGTTGGATTTCTCTCAACTTCTCTGCCTTACGGGCACGAAGAGTTCGACGGCGAGCCGCCTTCTTGCCCGGTTGTTCAAGCCGGACAGCGATAGATTTGTCACAGTGTGGACATTTCATCTGTGGTCCATAGGACCGTCTGGCATCAAGCCATTTCGTCTGACCAATCATCACGCTCTCGGTTGGCGTGTGCTGATGCGGCCATCATGGCCTCCATCATAGTCAGACGAGCAAATATGTGAGCGCACACAAATGTAGGGCCGATGATGCTTCCCCTTCCGGGTAGTGCAACTTCGACCACGACATCGTTGAGAGCAACGCCATCAATATTCAACGTTACTTCTTTACCGATATCTTCGGTTGTGTATGCTTTGTCGTTTTGCTTCGACATCTGTGGTCCATAAGACCGTTTCAAGCAAGACCAAGGAATTCATCCCAACATTTGTCGGAACAGATTCCTGTTTGGTGTTGCTCTCTTTGAATAGCGGTGCCACCATTGGCAACTGCTTCTTCACGAGTAGGGAAATCGGTCTCGTAGACCTTTCCACAATTCGGACAACTTTTTTGTGTCATCTGTGAACCTTACTTTTCAAATATATTACATTGGCTCTGATTTGGTTCTATGAGCATTCGCCGCTTTTGCAGTTCCTCATTAATAGCGTGCTCTGTGAACCATTCGTGCATAGTGCAATTCTTGTATGATGGTTGGTTCTATGGCCATTGGCCTTTATTCTGCTGGATTAACCAAAATATATCTTGGTTCATTCTCAACATATTCTGGAGAGCGGAAACTTCCTTTCACTCCACAAGTAGGGCATTGCATGCGTCCAGCAAATGGAACGTAGTCACTCATTTTGTGACCACATATTTTCCATGCGCTACCCTTTTCAATACGTGCATAACACAGCATCTATGGCTCATTGAGCCGGAACAGCATTAATACGTTCCATGTAGCCAATGAAGGCTTGAAAGAGTTCAATATTCATTACCTGCTTACTGGAAGTAATCATCAAACTCTTATCATCAAAGTGGATTGTTACCAATCCATGTTCAGTCTCAAAAGACATCATTCTATGGCCACTGGGGCCGTTGTTTTTCTTCAAACGAACGGAGAGTTCGGGAAGACAGTTGGCACCTCAATGATGTTTTCACTGTCTTGGAAGAAAGCCTGTGGTGGCGGTGATTCACCTTGTTCAACTTCCCACATAACTTGATGCAGGTGGAACAAGAACAACTTGGCGACATAGCGTCGCGCTCGTGCGTGAATGTGTGCCGGCGGAAGCATAGGTGTTCCGTCTTCAACAATTGCTTTCTTGGGGAGCGTTGCTCCTCCAAACTTCTGTCCTTTCTTATCGGATTCCCACTCTGAACGTGCCCAATCACTGGCCACTGCTCCAGAATACCACTTGTAGGCATTCGTGTTCTTTCCGATGTTTTTCTTCAAAGCAAGTTCTGCCGCTTTGGCATTCTCACCATTGAAGTTGCGCTCCCATTCTTGGGATTTACGCGCAACGAAGATTTGACCGTAGAAATCGTCCTTATGGTTTTGAACCTTTACGAACGATTCACCCAACTTGTAACACAGCGTTTTGAGTGCTGTGTTCCATGGTCGGCGTGTTTTCTTTTCCCACTGGATGCGAGGATTCATTCCTGCAAACGTGTGCCATTGTCCAGCGTAATTGATAGGCTCGTGGCCACAATTGTCTGTGCAGGCACCCTTTTCAGCGGTGCAAGGAAGGTTTTTCTTGCCCTTGAGTCCGACGTTATGACAACGCCACGGAGCAATATCAAGGTGAGCCATGAATCCAGCCGCAATTACCGGACCAATGCCCGGAATGCTTCGCATCCATTGTCCCACTTTATTGCTCGTGCTGTAAGCATCGAGTGCTCCAGCAATTTGCTTTTCAAGGGTATGAGCCTGCGTGTAGAACCATGTTAGTAGTTCGTGCGGCTCACCGAATTCCTTCATAGTTCGAATCTGGCTGGCGTATTGGATACGCTTTTCCTGCATACGGTAGTATGCATCAACCAGAAACCGAACTTCCGGTTTCTTCAATGAAGATGACGATTTTTTCAAATCTCTCGTCATCTTTTTGATGAGGTCTACCTCATCATACAATTCAATGTCGTCTGACATCTGGGGTCCCCCATTAGGGAACCGAGTCGGTCTTACTCCTCCGACATTCGAGCGTCAACAGCGTCAAAGTATCGCTGATACTTTGCCGCCTCCTTCACCGGGTCTCGACCCGGGATTGGGTTCAGCGAATTGAAGGTCTTATCGGCCTTCGTCACGGATGCGGCATCCATCGAAAGGTTCTGAATCCTCTCGACTTCCCACGCCTTCTTCGCAACTTTGTCTTTAGGGTCATCTTCCGGATGGTCTGGCCGAGGCCAAACTACCGTAAGTTCCATCACTTTAGAAGTAATAGAGCGAGCCCATCTCGTGTTCCCATTGCTGCATATAGCCAGCAAATGGGTGAGTTTTCCTTTCGGGGAAAGGAAGTCCCAAGGCTCTGTTTCAGCACTAATTCCAAACCCATATTTAGTGAGTTCTTCCTTAGCGTAATCCAACATGTGTGGAACGTCTTCAAGGACGTCGTGGCAAACGGCCACGCACATGTTATCAAGTTTCGACCATGCAGGGTCGATTAGGCACGATACACCCAACGGGTGCATAATATACGCGCCTCCAGTTTTACGTTGCTGGTCTTTATGCGCCAGCGACGCCACCCACGCAACCATTGCGTAGGTATGTAGGTCGTCATCAACGACCATGCGGTTTCCATTATCAGTTATGTTTGACATGTTTACTCTGCGACCCATTGGGTCATTTTCCGCGTGTTCTCGCCATATAGGCACGGAATGCCTTTCGGATTTTATCTGCGGCAATCAGTTTTCTTTCTTCTTGTATTCCCGAAAGTGCTTTTTCGAACTCTGTAATAAAATCAGTAACTTCGATTTCGTTAAGTTTTCTCAAGTCAAAAGCGGCAACGCTTTTTCCTGCTCCGGGAATGCCCCTATAAATGGGGGGATTCCTGCTGAATCCATATGTATTGGAATACATCTGTGGCCATTGGCCGGTTACTCCGTCTTGCGGAGTTCGTGAACCCATGCTCCAAAAGAGCCGGGTTTCGCAATTCGAACTGGAAGTGACCCTTCCATGATGAATTCGGCTCGTTCCCACTCGTCAGTAGGCTTGAGGTCCTTATCCACCCAGAGGTGCTTTCTGTCCAAAAAAAATAGTGGAATTTCTTCCATCTGCGACCCATTAGGTCATTCTTCTTCCCCTCCGGGGAAAGTTTGGTTAGGTGTCCATGACTTGACGATGGCAGACAGTCTTGCGACATCTGCCTCCTTAAGCCATCTCCATTCTCTGTCGTCGTTGAAGTATGGGTCACCATTCTTCAGGACGGTCAAGCGGAAGAGCCGCTGTCCACAACCAGCCATCATCAGGCCGACGCAGACTCCCCAACCATTTGCAAAATTCAGTTTTTCTTCATCTCCAAAATAAAGAGATGAAGTAAAATCAATTATTTCTTGCATCTGAGACCCATTAGGTCATTCTTCCTCTTCCCATTCGGGAAAAGTTTGGTCCGAAGACCAAGACTCAACCTCGGATGTGAGTTTACCCACATCGTCATCGGTAAGCCAACCGCGAACGTCGCCCCGAGCAACGGGGTTTTCGTAGTGCAGTCTACCGTCTTTCAAGACGGCCAATTCGGAAAGTCCTTCCTCGGCTCCGTAACCGAAGTCGACGATGGATACTCCCCATCCATTTGCAAAATTAAGTTGCATGGTTTCTGCGAAGTCATTGACTTCATTTATTCACCCTCAATATTCTACCTCTACCGACCACATGGGCCTTCGAGAACATAACACGTGTATATGTTGAACGCACTCGGGTAAGATTTGCATTCGTAGAACGATAGTCATTCTGACATCTGTGGCCCATGGGGCCTTATCAAACCGGCATATTATCCGGTCTGTTTGGCTGGATATGTTGTTCCAGACGGAACCCTCCAGCAACAATGTTCCCCATAAGGAGCATTGTCATTTCGACCATTTCTTGGGTTGTGGTGGCCCACATCCAAGCGGTATTGGTCTCGTGGTCAATAACAAAGTCATTAGCCATTCTGGGGCCCTTTGGGGCCTTTTTTTTGTTTAATATATGCATTACTACCTAATTACTCGCCACCAGTGGTTCTCCTCGGTCATAGACGTTGGGCCATAGTTGGTTTTTCAATAGATTCTTGCTTCACTTAGTTTAATGTTCGAGGCACATTAGGTAAAGTCACCTTGGTGTTCGGTCACCGCCCGCGACCCGCCTTTCAGCGGCCACTTACCAAATTGGCTTACTCTTTACGGTAAGCACAGTATTGGCAAGTTATCGAGGTAACCCCACCGCTGTTTCGCTTAACAGACTCTCTGCGCTTGTTACGCATAGGTTTGTTTGAGCGACCAAACGGGTAGTTGGTTCTCTTCGACATACGTCGCCCACAAGTTTTACACTTCATGGGTTTTCTATGGGTTACAATAACCCAAAAAATCAACCGTGTTGTAATAATACAACACGGTTAATGTGTGATATACGAGTGCCCTCCAACTCATAATCTGTGCGACCTTTTCAATAGCGAAGGATTTTTGAGTTTGTCTCAGACCTTGCCATTATTCGCACTCCTTTTGATGTTCTCAGCCTATTGGGAGCGTCGAATGCCCTTGAGTTCAGAGGGGACTTACATTAACTTTAACCAATTACGACCAACATCATACTGTCGTAATTGATGATTAACATCACCAATTACGACCAATCTAAGTCAACTTTACGCAAGGTCTGTTATGCGAGAGGTATTGTTGACTGACTTTTACCTCCAGTAGACGGAATCGTCGTTCTACTCGCCCCCTTTGGAGGTCTTGGTTTTTCTATACGCAACAGTGTGTGCCGAGAGTCATTGGGCTTGAGCCCTCTCCTCGAACGATTGCACACTACTCGCCACCATACTCGCATAAAACGGGTAATGGTCACGCAGTTGGGCCCAAGTTAGGTCATACCGGATTCCCATCATTTCGAATGATACTCTTCCAGTTGGGTCCTTCTTGGCCTTCGAGTTGACTACGGGTGGCTTAGGAATAGCACGGCTGGTAGCCATGGCATATTGCCCAAGTTCGAGTCGACGCAAAGGTCCCCAGAACATTTTTGTGTATATTTTGCTTGCTTTGTTTGATTTCTTATTTTTGTTCATATTTATCAATCCTGAAACTATTGTTTCTGTGAAGTCATTAACTTCGTCGAAGATTAGTCTGAAATGAGATTCAAACTTGGTCTTCATGCGATATCTTGCATCGACCACGCTGGCAGTCAGAGCAGGTGTAAAGGGTGTTAATCTCTACATCGGCCCATATAGGAGTGCCGTTGACGTGACCGACTACTTTAGAAATAGTTGGCATGTTTATCTGTGGAACCATAGGCTCCGTCACTCGGAATCAAATACTCTGATTCCTCGTCGTGGTCGAGTAGGATTATTTTCATACTCTCCGACGTAATACGTGTGGTATTCGTCGCCAACCAAAACGGTGACATTGAACGACCGCCCAGAGCCGTCCTCGCGTTGAATGGACTGAATTAGTCCAACGTTCTCAACGCCATTTTCGTGCACGATGATTCGTGCAGGGCTTTCTCTCATTGAGAGAAACAACATGTCGATGTTATCGACATGACGATTATCAGCATAAAGGATGCAGATATTCATCTGTGGCCCGCGGCGGCATGTTCTAACGGGGCCCACTTTGCTACACCGCACAATGACATCAACGGGCATCCACCCTCCATCATCGGTTCCTAATTGCGCAAAGTTGTGTATTATAAATTCAAGGTTTCACCTCCTTGTGATATGTGGGTTCCCCCACAAATCTGAGGATGATTTAGCAAGTGAGTTTTTTAATTCTCAACAGAGGTCTCTCATGGACATATCTTGAGTTCCGCTTACATGGCTCATCCCAACCTAAGACCCCAATGGGGCCATAAAAAATAGCCGACAGTCACGTTGATTTCTCAAAGTGACCATCGGCTTTACTGTTACAACTTTTCTGTGTTGTATGTGTTCGGACAGTTCCGTCCATCTCTCCTCTGCCTGCTTGCAATTAAATGCAGTTTACGCAGATTCTACATAAATGCAGAATCTTTGCAAACACAGACAGTATCAACAAGATGTCTTTCCCTGCCCAATCTGTGAGGGACCCTCTATCCCTCTCTTTCTGTTTACCGTTCTTCTTATTGTTTTTTACGACAAAACAAGACCGGTTAGGCGTCTGTGAAGGAGTTGGTTGTCTCTGAGGGGTCCTTTTAGGATACTCCCCTCTCCTCCTTCATTATATGAGTGTGCGTGAGTCACATATGTGATGCACACATCTCTATTTACTACGTTCGAATACTATTTTTGGCACATATATTTGCAAATATATGTTCAAATCTAATATTCGAACTCCCATCCCTACCTTGTGTATTACATATTCTCGGTCTTTTGGACTTAAAATATGTTCTACACATCACCGAAGACGAATTTCGGATTACTCTGCCTCGCCGGCAGATGTGACATAGGTCTTCTGTATCACTGTATTCCTATTCGGTTCATATACTCCTTAGCACCACCGAACCGTGTCTAAGGGATTGTCAACGCACCTGTCGTTTGGGCAGAGACAGTTCTCTACCTCCACAACAGTCTGTTTGTGCTCTAATCTGTGACCCATTGGGTCATCATGAGAGTCTTTCCATAGTCGACGCCCACTCTGATGGGTCGATTTCTCTACCATCATAGTCGTTTTCGTCGACAAATGTTCGGATGAACATTATGGAGTATTGGGGGTTAGCCAAGTCATACCATATGGTTGTTCTCTCATCAGCGGCAGGACCGCTGAATGACAGGCCATGGGCCTGTGTTCCAGAAACCGCTTGCTTCGGTTCATGAGGCAAGTTTGAAACTGCCTCAAGGACTTCCGCCTTGGTGTCTGCTTTGATAAATGCGTAATTAAACGACATCTGTGACCCATTGGGCCAAGTTATGCTTCTTGAGTCATCTCGAAAATGAATTCCGGATGCTCAAAGCGGCATACGATGTTACCGTCAAAGTCGAGAAATATATGCTTCTCAACCATCGGGTTGTCAAGTAGGTCTTGAACGTTCATCTATGGCTTTTTGCTAAGGGGAGCCACCCCAAGTTTCTATGTGGTTGCTAAACCACGAGTAATATCAATAATTACTATAACTTCCGCGAGTTTCCTCTTGTGTCAGTATCGCCGGCATGACCCGGGACGACACCTTTGCGTGAGCACAAGCACATTCTTCTTCATCCCTTACGGGATGCCACAATTAAATGTGGTTCGTAGTCGCAGTCCTGTTTCTCAGGAATGTATTGCTAATTGTGGCGTTCCGTGCAGTGTTTCCACTGGCCGGCCCCCGGCCTCTCGACCATTCTACCACCTCGTTACAGTAATCTCCATTACTTTTAGGAGATTTTTTTTTCGCCTACCCTTGGAGGGGTAGGACTTTTGCGATTCCTCAAGTGGCACTGATAAACCCGAAGGTTAGGCCACAAGAGGACAGCAGGCTCAAAAGAACCTGCCTTGGTCTGTGAAGGAGAGAGACGCGCACTTGGTTCTTCCAAGATTTACAATCAATTAGTTGAGAGATTGTAGTCTCTCCTCCTTCATTATATGAGTGTGCGTGGCCTACATATGTGGTGTATCATGCAAGCCTTGTAGAGTAGATGTAGCAGTTGTCACAGAGGGCTTCTTGGTTCAATTGTAGGAATTGGTCACACTTTGCACAGTGTCCTCGGTCTACTACCCACCCGTCTCTGGTCGCCGTCTTACCATATGGGCCACTCATGTTCTCTGGCATAGTCCAGAAAGACTCGGTTTCAGTAGTCCCACGCTTGCGTTCTCTGCGAACCATCTTGAATGATGGTCGCTTTGAAAGAAGATTTGCTAACTTCATCAAGGACATTCCATCCTTGGTGTTGCAATTGAGCCACGTTTCCACAGCCCTAATGGATACTTCGTTTACGTCGTTTTTGATTTGAATATCAAGAAACGCTGATTTGATTTGATTTACTTTCCTGTCACCTTTGGGCACACTATTCACCTTTATCCAAGTCGTGTGCGTCAAGTAAACGTCGCACAACTTCCCACCAAGATTCTCTTGGCCGGCGCAAGTTACTCAATCGGTCATGGTCAAAACGGCGAATTCGGATAGTGGTAAAGGCGTCTTCGACCGATGAATCATTGTTCGCCATTGATAAGTCCAAGACGGTTTCACCTATAACTGTTACTTTTTATGAGAAATAGAGATTGACCGCATTCTTTATGTCCAATATTAACCTGCCACGTCCATGAAGGAATTCGATTTCGACATAACGGTATCAATTAAAGGCAAGAACCTTGAGTCAGTGAAGAATAAATTATCGGGTTGGTTAGAACCAAGCCTCGCACTCAAGAAGAACGACTCAATCACGCTCAAAAGCGTCGATTTGTCCGATAATGCACCTTCTACCAAGAAGCCTGCTACCAAAAAGAAGACTCTTTCTAAGAAAAAGGCGAAAGAAGAACCAGAGGAAGAAGAGTGGGACCCAGAGTGGGATGACGCAGATTGGGACTCCTTAGACGAAGACGAAGACGAAGATTGGGACGAAGATGATGATGTCGATTGGGATTCTTTAGATGATGACGAAGAAGAACCAGAGGAAGAACCAGAGGAAGAACCAGAGGAAGAACCCGAAGAGAAAGAAGAATCTGAAAATTCTGATGACGAATGGGGATTAAACTCTCTAATGAGCAAAGGGAACGACACTTCAGACGACGACGATGACGACGACGATGATTGGGATGACGATTGGGAATGATTTACTCTCAAGAGAAGAAAGCAACTTCGGGTTGGGCGTAGTTGACGTCATTTGTTGCTTTCTTGGTTTGCTTACCGTCTTTCTGGGTGTGTGGATAGACGGTATTAGTCTATTTTTTGTCGGATTATTCTTGTTATCTGTGTTCATGGGTGTAGCGGGGTGGATACGCCTATCTCGGGAAAGGGATATGTCTGACAACAACGTCCCCGAACCATGGCAGACCCACTAAAGCACCGCAGAGTCCCCATTCACAAAGTTTTAACTAAAGCACAAGGCAACCTCATACTCAAACAACAAAAAGTAGACGACATCGAAAGAATGCCTCGCATTCTGTTCAGTGATGCCGTGCTGGTTCGCATGAGAGCAGAAGGACAAGACATGGAAGTTGGAGACATCGTTCAGATTGAAAGAGATGACCTTGTGAGTGGCAAATTACTCACATGGAGGCTGATTGTCAATGACTGATGTGATACTTGAATGTTGGACAGACGGTTCAACAATCAAGAGAAAGAACAGTGGCCGAGGAGACTGCGGAATTGCTTACGCCGTCACAGATGGTAACGACATATTGTTCTGCGGAGCAGAGTTCATAGGCACCCAGACCAGCAATTATGCCGAACTTTACGCTATCATGCGGTGCTTAGAGGAAGTTACCGAAAAGATTGAGGGAGAGGTCATGTCTCTCGTAGTATATTCGGATAGTGAAGTATCTGTTAAAGGACTACGAGGAGAATATGACATACAGTCTCCCAATTTGAAGCCAATCATGGAAAAGATAGACAATATCTCGGGAGACCTTCCTGCTGAACCCGAATACGAATGGGTGAGAGGACATAGCGGAGAACCGCTAAACGAGTTCGTAGATAAGTTGGCATATGTATGCTCTACGGGTTATCCTTATGATGACTGAACGCTTGGGGTGTATCGATGGACTTCTACAAGCGTGGGTTAGGGATGGTTCCAACTCCCACCATTGCCGCCGCCTTGAAGTCTATTCGCGGGACTAAAATAGAAACCATAGCACCCAACGATAAAAAGAAGTGTGGGACCTGTAAATTCTACAAACCTGTCGGTAAAGGACAGTATGGGGGTTGTGTTTTATGGGAAAAGAAAACGAGACGGTTAGTCAAGGTTCATACTAATTGGTTTTGTCAAGGATATAAGCCGAATATACGTGTCGCTAACTTTGGCAACGCAATGCAGAAAGCAATGCTATCCGATTCTCGGAATGTTGTGCCCGGAGATGCTCCGTGGTCTAAACTCGGAGAGTATGGAAACAATGTAAAATTACAACAAGGCGGAAAGCCTTTCGCCATAGTTAACTTTGGTAACAGTATCAAAACTAACCTCCGTCAAGGAACACATATACCTATTTCGGATATATTCGATATTAAATCTGATGGAGAAAAAAACAGAGTATGGACAATCGAAGTAACTTCAGATATAGAAGAAGGATACTTTGACGGCATGCTAAAGCAGGCCAATTATCAAATGAGATTCACTATGGTCCCGCAAATCTATTCGGCCAGACCTCTGGTAGTAGAATGGTTTGCGACAGATGAGGCCCTTTATGACAAAGTAGGTAGCGGAAAAGAGCGTGTTCGCCGAAACGTCAACAGAAAGGGTTACGACTATGTTCCGGCGGGACAGGTCGTAGACCTCACGGGACTTCTTTTTGCTGATGTTGACAGGCCAGCATTCGCAAAAGAGGGAACGCAAAACCATCGTATCACCCGCCAATTGAAATTCAAGGTGCGGTGTAGACATGGATGAAGAACAAGAAGGGCCATTCAAAGTTACCTCATTCTATTGGTTCTTCCGTAAAGACCAACTTAGGTCAGAGTTGTTGGAAAACGGAAAGGAAATTACAGTAGCAGATATTGATATTTCTGGGGGAGACCGAAGGTTTCTACCAGACAGAGAAACAGCCGCCATTGCATATTTTTACATGCATCCTGACGCAGAAGGATTACGGTCGAGTAAAATTAATTATCTCGTAGGTCAAGTTAATGTAGGAACATTTGATGATACCCCCGACGAAGAAGGGGTTGTTCCTACAATCCCGGCTACCTTCTATGAAACAGAAGATGTGTATGACTTATCCGAGCAATATCCAGATGAATTCGATGACATGGGTATGCGAGGAGTATATGTTTCAACCCCTATTCGATTCACAGCGAAAGTAAATGTGAAAGATACGGTAGTGACCACCGACGAGAAGGTAATTCGTCGTGTAGGAATGAATATGATGTCTCCAGAAGATATACGAGCGATGTCTGTATTACAGGTAAACAATCACACTACAATAACACAGACTCGACAACCTACTCCCGTAATGAATGGTCCAGTAGACGGCAGACTTGGGGCAAGTGAAAGAAGTGGACAATGTCAAACATGTGAGGGCTTACTCGACAACCCACCCTACTGCCCCGGTCACTTTGGACACATCGAACTCGCTGAACCTGTTCCCCATGTTTTGTTCGCAATAGCCTCCAATCCGAATTCATTTGATTCCGTCTTGAACATGTTCTGCCACCATTGTTTCAAGATTCCAATATCTGATGAAAGGTATGATGAGTTATCACCGAAAATAGAGAGGATTCACCGAATATCCAAGAACCCAAGCGGCGTGGGTAGGATTCGTAACTTAATCAATACAGCGATTAGGAAAGAAAAGAATAGGGATTCCAATAGAGGCGTTCTTATTTGCCCTCATTGTGAGAAAGATTCACCGTTAGTAACATGGAACATAAGACAAAGAATGTTCCTTTTACAACCAGCACTAAAGAAGAAGGTTGGGCCCCGATTCTATCCTTACTCTAACGTGTATATTCTATTACAGTCGATTACAGACGAAAATGCTCGTATGATGGGCTTTGACGCCCCTACTATGCGTCCCGAATACATGATGATGAAGGTTCTGCCGGTTGCGCCCAATACTATGCGACCAATGCAAGAAGACTTCAAGACAGGTAGACCGATGGAGAACGACCTCACTATGATGTATTCGCAAGTTGTCCGTGTCAATAATCAGATTAAGCAAGCGAAACAACGTGCTTACGACCCCGGTCAAATTCAAACCCGTATGGTGGGCGACTTGTTCCGTTCCGTCGCCCATTGCTTCTACAATCAGAACGCCAGCATTGGTATGTTCAGAGCCAAGATGGTCCGCACGAAAGCAGGGCGAGAAAAGCGGACAATTAGGGCCGGTATCCTCGATACGGTGTCGGGATATGGAAGCAAGAAAACCATCTTTCGGAGAAGGATGAACTCCAAAGTGGTTAACAATGTCATACGGTCGGTAATTACGGCTAACGGAGACCTTTCGATTAACGAAGTTGGAGTGCCTACTGCGGCGTGTATGAACACGTATGTGAGAGTGAAGGTAACGGAAGAAAACATAGACCAATTAACAGAACTCGTCATTAGAGGGGTGCCTTCTGAAAAGCGGTCAATTACACACAATTGGTCTCTCGGAGATATTGTAAAGCAAAGATATCCGGGAGCGATGTGGATTGAACCATTCGGACTCAAGGAAGTCAGAAGGTGGAAACTTGATGATACCCCTCTCTGGAACAACGGAAGATGGGGGGCCATCGGCGAAGAATGGGTAGAGCACAAGAAGACTATACCTAAGCCAGACGAAAATAGCACCGTAGATTTCGCTAAAAAAATGAAGCGAGAAGAATGGATGTTTGAGTGGGAAAAGAACATGGAGAGGCGTAGAGAAATGTTTGGACCAGAAGGGTCTGTTAAATTAAGAGTCGGAGATGTTGTCGCTCGTAACTTATTGCCCGGAGATTATGTTTTGTTTGGCCGACAGCCTTCCCTACATCGTCAATCATTGAATGGATTGAGAGTAGTTCCGTTAGACCAGCATTCGATATCGTTTAATCCTGCGATTTGTGTTCCATTTAACGCAGATTATGACGGTGACCAAATGAACATCTATGTTCCGGGGTCTGAAGAGGCCATGAACGAAATAAGAGATAAGTTACAGTTGAGGGACAATATGCTTCATCACCGTATGGGTAAGTTGGTAATTGGAACAGACCACGACCAGACTTCTGGTGTTTATCTCTTGACAATGAAGCATAAGAGTAAGGCTAATACTTTCAACGAGTCCATCGGTGTCGGTTTCGATTCAGATGGCGTAGTTTATTTCAGTAAGAAGAGTATGCTTGAATTATTCAGTAAAGTATACCACAAAGACGGAAGCCTACTACCAGATGGAGACGCTCGTATCCAATATATCGAAGACATTGGTAAACCCGATGTCAAAGGCAAATACTATTCTGGATATCGGTGCATAAGTCTCCTACTACCAGATGGAATCAATGCTAAATTCAAGTCTGGTATACTTTACAAAGAAGACGGCTCTATGGTTCTCAACGATAAAGGAAAGCCCGAAAAAGACACGACGGTAATCATTGACGGTGAGATGATTACGGGAACGCTTGACAAGACATTCGCAGGTAAAGAAAAGGGAACAATTGCTCCCGCGTTCTATTATCGCTTTGGTTACGAAGAAGGCGGTAAGCAGATGCAGAAATTCATCGATATGTTGTGCCGTCTTGGATTTGCCGCACATCACGCAGTAGGTTATTCGATGGGTGTTGCAGATTGTGGTTTACCTATGGAATACTATGAAGACATACGAGCGGGTTATGATACAACCTCCGAAGTATGCAAGCAGATAAATATCGACTTCGCTAATTATAACTTACAGAGGTATGTGGATAGTGACAAATGGCTTTCTCCAGATTATTCTAAATCAGAGAAGCAACAGATTCTCGATAAGAATCCATATCAGTTCCGTCAAATGCTCATTTACGAAGCACAGGCACCTTGGGAAGATGGTGTCGCTATGGCAGTATCTCAAATCGCTGGTGCAGACAACGCTATGGAGATTGCAGTTAGGTCTGGGGGCAGAGGTAAGGAACTCAACATCCAACAGATGGGGGCGGCATACGGACAAGTTAGGATTTCTGGAGTTCTGCCAGTGCGAGGCTTCCAAAGTAAAGGGTGGACTTCATACAAGAATTATCAAGAGAATGAAGATGGAGAAATGGCCCCTCAAGAAATAATACAACATACCACGATTCTACCACGAAACTTTTCTCACTATCCTCTTAGTGGATACGATATAGAGCACCCAATACACAATGGATATACTCGTAACTCATATTACACCGGAATGGAGCCACACGAATACTTCATGGCTTCTGTTGCCGGAAGAAGGTCAGACATGGAATCTTCATCTGGTGCTCTACAAGACTCTGGTTATCTCGCTAACAGGGTAAGGAGAGCATTAGAATCACTTGTGGTAGATAAGGATGGAAAGACCATAGACTTGAAAGATAACTCGGTTATATCCTTCAGAGCCGGTGGAGACGGGTTCCGACCATACTCTGCTAAGATGGTTCACCGATTCCCAGACGGACAGGTAAAAGAAGACTTTACTGTTAGCGGGCCCGACGAAGACTTTACCATAGAATTACAACCGTATTTCTTCGACTTTACATGTAAACACAAGGTTCCACTTGGGATGGATTGCGACGAGTGTGTTAAAGGAAGTGCCCATATAGAGTTCTTCGAAGACGAAATTTCCAAGAAACACGACCTTAACAAACTAATTTCGGCTGTAAAACATGTTCTATCTAAAAGAGAGGTCATGAAGCCCATGGTAAAAACAATGGTAGACAAATTACTCTGGTGGATTGAAGAGAACAAGGTTAAGCCCGGAGAAGCAATCGGTTCTACCGCCGCAGGTTGTCTCGCAGAACCGGCAACACAGGGTTCACTTAGAACATTCCACGCTGGTGGTAAAGGACAGGGAACATCTGTGGACCGTCTTGACCAAATTGTCCAGTGTTCCGACCAAAGCGACCCGGGTAAGCAGGTGTTTACCTACGTCACTCTGAAGCCAGAGTATTGGAATGAGGAAGACGCTGACCGTATTGCAGATTGGTGTTCAGTTCAATTTATTGGCGACATACTTGATGTTGTAGACTACGATGTAGAGAACGGGCTATGTATCTTCTATGTTGATAGAAAGAAGGCCCGAGATAAGAGCATCGACCTTGAGTTTGCCATGAGACAAGTGAGAAGGGTCTTCCGTGACCTGCAAAGTTCACCAGACGGAGAGTTGAGAGCAGAGATTGGTGAAGGAGATAACTTCGTTATCAAGGTGAATTCTACTTCTGCCAGAGCAATGCTAAACATGCGAGACTACATTTCTCTGGTTCAAGTATCCGGATTACCACAAGGAGGTTCCACATACATCACCCGTAAAGATGGAAAGTATGGTTTGCAAATTGATTCTGCTCATGAACAGGTGTGGGATGGCCTTGTCCGATTACTTGGAGATTATGTTGACGTTGACTCAATATGGTGTGACAACCCTAAGACAGTAGAGAAGTTCCTCGGAATAGAAGCCGCTCAAGCCTGTGTAGCGGACCAACTGAATTATCAGATGAATGCTTCAAGCGGAATAGGTGACTATGATTACCGGTATGTCACTACTATCGCAGAAGCAATATCTGCTAAAGGTAAACTGATTGGTTTAGGTCCGGGTTCTGGCAACATAGGGACGAATTCCGTCAATACTTTCGATTCGATGGCTATGGAAGACGTGAAGAAGCAATTGCGAGGAGGAGTAGTGATTGGAAATGTATCCGATATGCGCTCTGTCACAGGCTCAACAATAGCAGGAAGAGCACCGTTGGTCGGTCAAGAGTTACTCAAGTATACCGAGTGAGTAGTGACATGCTACTCGCATGGTTTAGCGAAAGCAAGATTACCCTAACGTATGCGGCACGTATTTCCGGGGGGACGGGTGATAAAAAGTAAAAGTGTCTTAGAACATATTCCAAGTCGTTATTGCAATCAATAAGCATGGTTCCGACGTCTGAAAAATTATAGAATGCGTTAATGTTTCACACTAACTCTAAAATTCGCATCACAGAGAGCCTGCTTAGGTGGCTTAAATTCCAATTAACGTTTTTTCATAGGCGCAGTGCCCCGAAAAAAACTACTTTAATTTTTTTTAACCCCTAACGTATGCGCTTTAGTAGAGAAATTCTTGGAGAGTAGGAGGTCTGAAACCACGGATGATTTCAATATCCCACTGCATACCTTCAAACACGTTCTTGAGAGGCTCAACAACAGTAGAATTGGCAAGAGCCTCAAAGTCTGGAGTGAACGCCCCGGCTTGTTCTATGCTACGGACACCAATGAAGCCATACTGACGGCCCAGAACCTTGTTATTCCTGTATGGGACAGGATGGGGACCATCTCGGACAGGTATGGAGTAAAACGACTCACCCTTGACAATAGGAGGCTCATTCTCATTAGCAATGAAATCATTGAACCAAGCCGCCGCAGATGCACGCTCATCCATTAGTCTCCATAGAGGCTCACCTACGGTGTATCGTCTGTGGTCTGACCCACGAGGACCCTGTATGGTATAACATAGGTCATCCTTGCGATTCTTACGAAGTCCGCCCTTCTGGGCCTTTGTCATCCCCTTAGTGACCATAATGGGGCATCCACCACAACTACAAGGAGAGTAGCGATTCCAACCAGTTTTCTGATATCGGTGGGGTAGATGTTGTTGGATTGTCATACGGGGAGCCAATTCAGCCACAGGGACTTTACCAGAGGCCACAGTATCGTATTTATCTCGGCAGAAATCAACAACCTCGTTGAAACCAGCACCGTCAAACATCAACGACAGAGTCTCCAATTGGACATCTCGGACAACCTTGGAAGTGTTAGCGGCTTTCAATTCAAATCCAGACGCTTTCAGTCGTTGAGATAGCGGCTTATCGGTAACCATTTCACCATCGACCCATGCAATACGACCAGCATACCGATTCTTTTTCGCAATGAAATATCGGTCCATGAATTGCTCGAATTCCCACTCTGCGCCTGTGTGACCAAGGTCTTTTTGGATGTGGGCACTGATGTCATCGGCCAAGGTTAGGCATTGCTCGATACAGTCCTCGACAGTCCTGTCGTCTCCCATCTTCACGAACACAGAATCAGTGTGCCCGAAGATAGATTTGTAACCAAGGTCCTCACAATATTTACGGCAACTTTGAACCTGTTTCTTACCGAATTTGGTAGTAGCACCTGCAAGGCCGAATGTAGCAAAGTCAAGAGAATCTCGACCCCATTCCCAAGCATTACCAAGAACACCATAGAAGGAATTGGCTACAACCTTCACAGCCTTCTGCATGTTATCGGCTTGCTTTGCACCAAGGTCGTCACCAGCAAGACGGCACTCCTTGGCCACCTTCTTGTAATGAGCACGACGCTCAAGGACAACAGATACGATGCGTGGCAAAGAGCCTTCCATCTTGTCGGCTGGGTGGAAAGCAATCGATTCTCGACCGACCACTTTCTTTCCTTTCCTCAAGTGAATATCGAACCACACGGCGTTAGGGTCGCCCTCTTGAGGCTTGTATGCCGTCAACCAGCAGATGTTCTTACCCACAATGTTGTATGGATACATTGACTTTGCGTCGAAAGCGGCTACATTGAAGTGTAATCCTTTGTTACCTTCGGATAGAACGTCCACGACTTCTGCACCTTCATACGCCAAACCGTCGTCTTTGTTCTTCGGGTCAAGCAAGTTTCCAGTATCGCTACGCTCTCCTGTTTCGGGGTCGTATGCCCAATAGGTCTGATAGGGCTGATTATCCCATACAGGGTCGACAGGAAGGAACCCTGCCTCCTTACTGAACATGACACCACAGAAGCGAGTAGAGTTGAAAGTAGAGCCAAATGGAACCTTCAAGAAATTCTGCATAGCAAGGTGCAATTCGATGACATTTGCATATCGTTCGATTTCAACCATAGCGGCTACGTCAACTATGTTATAGTAGATATAATCCTCAATGAAGGTATCATAGGTCTTGTCGTCAAAGTCTGGCTTGAAGTCTGTTGCTTTACCCACACTAATGTAGTCTTTGAGAAGGTCATTTGTAGCCCTGTCGAGCGATATATACGACCCAAGTGTTTGTCCTTTGGTAGAACGCCACCAACCTACGAAAGCAGGTTGCAAGTCAATACTCGCCCTACCACGAATTGGTTGTCGGGAAGCGGCATATTTGCCCTTCATTACACGCTCTCCTTCCTCTGTCCAATTGTCAGACGGTGGCAGGTAATCTGGTGTAGTAGTAAATTGACCGTTAGAAGAGGACACTCGTGGAGACATGCGGTCAGCACCGACTCCTGTTACCTCAAGACGGTAGCGTAGCATAGGTAAATCGTATCCGTCACCATTCCATGCTACAAGCATGTCTGGGTCCATAATATCTATCCATTGCACGAAATTCTCAAGCATCTCTCGCTCATCGTTGAAGTATCGGACTTCTCCCATATCTGCATACTCTCTCGGTAAAGCACCGGTATCATACTCGGCAAAGTTAGGGTGATGTGCCCATACAAGGTATTGGTCGAGCCAATCAGCGTATACTGCAATCAGAGACATCTCTTGTAGCCCAGCACTGTTCAATCCTATGCGGACATCGTGCCGAGGATTACGCATATCTGTGTATTTGGGGAAGTCTCCATTACCGTGATATTGGAGTAATTCAAGGTCAAAGTATAGCGTATGTGTAGGAGAGTCGTTAAACAACGATTCGAAAGAATCCTTCTCCATAGGAGGGCGTATACAGAACTGTTCCTCATGCTTGGTTCTGGAAGCAGATAGACCGGAATAGGCACGACGGAAAGCAGAACGGGAGCGTGCATCTCTGAATTCAACACGAGTCAAAGTGACACCATCTCTTGTGACAGTGTCGGGGTCTTCTTCGACATGGACAACTCCATCCATCTTTACGCCCTGTTCCCAGATGGCTCTATTGTCGTATGATTTCTTACGACGCCACTCTTTCAGACGGCGAGCAAATGCTTTCTCTGAAAGCGGGAATGAAGCACGAGGTGTCCCTGCTACCACTTCTTTCGTTGATTGCAATTGGTTGACATTTGCAGGGTCAAGGTAGACATACGGATTGTGACGGAACACATCTTCTTGTCGATTACCGTCTTCATCTCTCCATCTTACAGAAATCAGACCTACATCTTCTCCGTTCTTCAATACACTGTTGATAATTGTGACCATTTCTATTCCTCCTTTGCTCTCTCTAATTCCTCTCTGACAATCATACGAATGTCATTGTAAATGGTGTTCATTAGTAACATTGCAAGTAGTTTGACGTCTGTTTCTTTCATCTCAATTCCTCCGGTAGCATTGACTCCTCCATGGCTGGTGGTTGACATAGATTCCAGCATTCTGCCATATCATTGAAGCCCCATCGATGGGTGGTATTGTCTGGATATTGTAGGACGTAGACGGTAACCATGTTAAAGTATGCTCCAGCAATTACCTCGTCTTTTCTGATGACTCTGGCAATAGTATTGGTGTTTCTGTTGATAACTGCGTCTCCAACTCGCACAATTTCATTGTATCTTGCCATCTCGTTAGGATTCACTTTGCCTCTCATCATCATTTGACGCATTTGTTGCAATAGATGATTGCCGTAAAGTTTCATAGTAAGTCCTCCGGTAACATGTAGTGCATGTATTCTGTTCCGACATGTCCTTCGGATATCCACTTCTGGTGTTGGATTATCGAAGATAGCGAATAATTGATTTGGTCGATGCTGGCCTTGGTAAGTTGCAATCCGACAGGCAGTCCTGCGGCAAGGAACATGTTCGTAAAGTAATATGCGGCCCTGTATGGGTGTTCATCCTTCTCGACCATTCGAAACCATTCAAACGCCTTAGTGGAGTCAATGTCGAAGTTGACATCATAACTCTCTTCGTCACGAAGATACCTTGCCCTTACATTGTAGTTACGAGGCAATTCTCTTTCTGGTAGATTTCTCGGGTTTTCATTTTCTTTACGGACAGGTCTTAGAATCATTCTCGGTTTCCTGCTTTCTAAATTAGAAAAACCATCGGTAGAAGTATGAACCTCGACCACGATTCGTAAGTTTCCTTTGTGTTCTAATTCAGTCATGTATATTGTTTCCATTACTCAACTCCTCCTTCTTTCTTCAATTCTTTCAGCACTCGGTATATCTCTTTACCATCACAATTCATGTGGCAGTAGAAGTGTCCGTCATTGAACACTACCATACTGTTGACACTTTGTCCGTTGTGAACAGGACAACGACATGCGTAGCATTCAGAGTCCTTTTTGTGCCATCCCTCTAAGAGCCCGGCTTCTCCGACTTCAATAGCACTTACACCTTTGAACTCGTCTTTCTCTTTCTTCGGTCGATAGACAGGGGTGGTTCCCATGAAGTCATCCGGTAAGTTTGAAGACGGTATCCACCGGTTATTACATTCTGAACAAATGTGGTAATCGATGCCCCGATGTTGGCTTAATGCCGAGTCTTTTGACCCACACTTAGGACATGACTTTCCAGCGTTCAAGTAGTCGAGTAAAGTAGTGAGAACATGCATGTTGTTTGAGCCACGAGGGTTATCGTCAAACAGCACATGCCCCGCTTCTATCGGGTGGTTTGACATCTGCAAGTAGAACCGTGTAGTCTTCTTGTGAGGCTCCACTTTAGAAACCATTGACAAATATTTGACAATAGGAACACGTGCTCGCATGTCGAGAACCAAAGATAAGATGGTTATAGAGATTACGGATAATAACCTATAACAAATCACTCTTCAACAGTTTCTTCTGTTGGGAGTTCCTCATCGATTTCGGTGCTTTTCTTTTTCTTGAAAGCCTGCGCAGTGGCCTCAAAAGGCACCATTACAGTGTTAGCAACACCAGCAACCGCACTCTTTAGGATTTTAGCGGCGTTCGCATCTTCGTCTGACTCAACATCTCGGAGAGCCATTGGGACGCCATCATTGGTCAAGTCGTGAAGAACCAACCATGCTTGTGCATCTGTCAAGTCAACAGATAATTCGTGGCGAACCACTTTCTTTACGAATGCAAGTAGGTGCATATATCCAGATTTGTTGAATTGTTTCTGGATTGCGGCAACCCATTCATCTTCGACGAGAACGAGGTCGTTGAACATTGCAGATAGTTTTCCGAGTGTCTTTTTCTTTCCTTCATAGGTATAGTATGTCTTGCCCATGTTACCACTATGTTTCGTATGGGTTATCAAGGTTAACCTCGCCAACATTGTCAATTATTGACTTGACTCTGGTCCTCATTCCGGTATCCATCATCCTTTCGAATACTTCTTTTCGTTCTTTTTCAAAGCAATCTGTTACACTTTCTGGAAAGAATTCCGCACCGTATCGTAGTGCCCAATCGAGGTCAATCCGAGAGAATTCTTCTTTACCTCCGATGGTCGAAGTGATTATTTCGATAAGATTCTTCCGCCGAGTTACAACCTCCACCATTGCTTCAAACGAAGCACGAATCAATTTTTCATCTTTGAGAGTTGCTACTTCTGCCATCTTTTGAGTAGTGATGTCGAACATCAACGCCTCTTTGATATCTGATGGTTGATTACGGGTAACGCTAAACCATATCTTCTGCGCAATGTCATTCCACAGGACTAAATCTCGCTTTACAGCGTCTTTGATTCCGCCCATTTCACGACCTCGATATTTCTTCAAAAGCAGGCAATTGCGCTTGCATCATTCTGATGTTTACTGCCATATCTTCTGCATCATTTTCTTCATGCGCCCTCATTATTCTGCGCAAGACTACGCACAAGTATGCCACGTTATCCTTGTGGTGTCTACACCACCATTCTGCTTCTCTCATCTCTCCTTCATTCAATTTTACTGGCATTTTCATTCCTCCTCTTCCACAATTCCATCTGGAAAATATTCGCCGTATTTGCGGCCCAATTCATCTCTGTAACGCCGCATCACAGCGTGCGTTAGTAACTTTTGAACATGCTTTCTGGACCATTGGCCCCCCCTGCGTGTAGGTATCCCTTGTTCATTCAAATACTTGGCTGTTGCGGAATATGATGGTGGCCGAGAAGTAGTAAAGTGACGGAACAATTTTACCAGCGCATCTAACTCTGCAAAGTCGTAAAGAAGTAGCCCATAATTGTCTTCGTCTTCATGCTTAGTAATGGCATAAAATCCGTATGGAGTTGCTCCGAGCCAACGACCTTCAGCCTTCAATCTGGCCATACCTGCTCGGGTCTTTCTCTTACCGTCATTACGGAAATATTCACCCACAGAAGACATCTGCGTAAGGAGCATTTTACCTTCTGGTGTATCGATATTGATGTCTGGAAGGTTGCCAAATAGGAATTCAATTCCTTCTTGCTTACACTCTCTGACCACCCTCAAAGTCAACTCGACATCACGAGCGAGACGGTCGTTGTGATACATGACAATTAATTCAATTTCTTGGTCTCTAACATAATTCATCATGGTAGAAAACCCGGGTCTCTCCATAGGGTCGAGTCCTCCCGACTGACCCTCATCAAAAAATCCACCCGGCATGCTGGTGTATCCGAGGAAATCGTAGTCTCCCTCAACCGTAGTTTCCTCCATAGTAGGAATCAATAATTCAAGCCCAATCCTACTGACTTGGGTTCGACAGTCGAAATATTGGGTGTCGAGTCCGGTTTCTTGCTTGTCGGTAGAAGTCCGACAATAAATCACACATTTCTTGCCGCTCATCGAGGCTCGTCTCATGTATCTCCGCACGTGAATAAAGGGCATAAGTGTTTAGGGGGCCTCTAATTCACGCCATATGTCCAAAAACACCCCTTCCAATAGGGGGTATAACGTCGAAACCTACCAGAATTGACAGGAGATGGGTCGGAGAGATGAGGAAAATACCAAAAGGTGAAAATGCCTAAAGTATGAAAGAGGTTGATAGGTGCTCCCCGACCCAAATCAAGCCACAAACATATAGGTTATGAATTCTCCTCCAACGAGGGTAACTACGTTTGAGGTATACTATGTTACCCTCGGAGTAATACCACCTATTAGTAGGGGGTAAAACGTCGATAACTGGAATTTTCTGGCCTAATACTCAATTATCTTCTCACAACGAGAACAAGAGGTAGGGTGACACCCACTGTGTCTTGGGCAAGGTGCTTCGCATTGGCATTCTTCCGGCATACTTGCAGATATCCAGAGCAAAGGGATAAAGATTACTCTGGGTTAACTTTGAATTTGACCGTAGCATATTGTGTGTCTACGTGGACAGTGCCAGCAACATCTTCGAATGACGGGTTTCGTTTTAATTCAGAAATCAAATCTATTACGGGTTGTCGTAACTTCACTTTCCAATCCTTTTTGTCTTTCTTTTTCTGGAGGGACCAATTAATAGTTGGATACATAAGTCGGGCCATATACTTCCTATCTATATATTCGACGGTGGTATCAAGTGCCGAATACTTACCTGTGTGTGTATTTTCATTCATGTAGCCAACCCGCCAGATGCCAAGCAGGGTGATGCACTCCTTTGTCGAAATTGTCCCAATAATCATCCCAATTCGATTTAGCCATTCCATTAGAATAGGCATACTCAAGGGGAGCAACCGTGAACAATTCAGTATGCCCGTTGAAGTATCCAAAGGGCGATTCTGTTCTGATATCCTCGATGGCTAACAGTTTATTCTCGAACTTCTTAGCACTCTTCCAGCCAAAGAATATGTGTGGGTCGCTCTCGAAATCGACAGTATATCCTCTCTTCTGCACATATGACCGTAGGTCATACAGTCTCTTGGGGATGTTATCTGTTAACCCGCCTTTGTAGAATTGAATTACTCCGTCTTTATAGAAGCCTAATGAGTAGTAGAATATCAATCGAATCTTCTTGTAATTAGGCTTGATTTTCATGACCATTTTCCGGATTTCTTTCCTGTCCATGAAAACACCTTGGCGGCCCCGCCGGGAGTCGAACCCGGGTCATGAGGTTCGGAACCTCATATGCTATCCATTACACCACGGGGCCAAACAGACGATGCTTCGCATTGGTGATAAGGGATTCTTACACCATTTCTAAATGAAACATGTTCTAAGTCACTTTTACACACTAAACAACGTCGACAGTATATAAACTGAAGATTTTTAATGAATTTATGACTTATACGACATATTTGCCAAGGAAGAAAGATAGTGCATTTAGCACACCTAAAACAATCAAAACATTCCTTGTTTTTCTGGTCTCACTTTGCATGGTATCCTTCATGTTCTCGACCATTTCTTTCGTGTCATCGGACAAGGTAATGTTGAGGTTAACCTCATCAAGACCTATCTTTTCGACCAGACTTGTAGTGGGTTTGGGTATCACTGAATGCACCTTCCTGTCGCTCAACGCCATCCCGCCTTATCTGTCCAATATTCTATGACATGGTATACCTTATCGTAGTTGAAACCGGGGCCTAAAGCCCGAGAAATGTCACCCGCAGACACTCCCATTAGATGCGCTCGCATGATATGTCTAACATTCTCCATTTCTCCAGAATCGATAACCAGCGTCCCATTGATATTCTTCATGCCGTAAGGGGTGTTTCCGATATTCTTATCTGTGGCTTTCTGCCCTGCACGTATGCGCAGGCCCTTGACATCCCGGTAGTATTGCGCAGATTCAATGACAATGATGGCTTGAGCAAGCCCAGCATTGTCGTTAATTAGACCATTATTGATGAAAGGCGCATGTGCTACTGCTACTGCCACCCCTGCGTTAACAAGAGGCTGAATATCCCGCATGAACTCCTCGGGTTTACCATCCCATTTGGAGAAATTCGGTATGATAATTGAAGTAATCCCCTCTTTCTTGATGTCTTCAACAAGATTACTCCACCCTCCTCGTGGGACTTCAAATCCGTCAGCATACACACCCTCAACCTTGAGAGAGTGCCTAACGGCTACAAGGTTCAACAGAGGCTCGTATATATCGAGCGTCATAGCGGGTTTTTCTTTGAATACATACATTACAGCGACCATTACCAGCCCACCTCCCTTCTCCACCAAGAGTATCCTAACATTAGGAGTAGGAGAGTGCCTATCAATACCGCAATGTCGTTCTTCTTTAAGAACCCGAGAAGACTCATAGTAGGGTCAAGAAAAGACCCGCCTTCTGTGGCTGAAATGAACCCCGAAAATACGAATACGAAACCTATGAACAAGAATCCAAAGCGGATTCTATCCCAATCCCATCCGAATACGGGGTCCCAAATCATGCCACTACCTCTTCAACAACATCGACTATGATGATACCGCAACAGGTCAAGATGGTAATCTCCAAATCGCCTTCTTCTTGAAAGCAGGCGTCATCGATGACATGACACTCTGGACACTGATATGATTCATGCCAACCAAAGCCACTATGCGATTCCATCCCAATCTCTCCATTTAGTAGGGTCTCCTTCTGCCTGCTTCTTGTTAGCCTTCTCTACGGATTCTTCTAATTCATCCATGATATCTACGGCTCTCTCCGCAACAGCAAAGGTCAATTGACCAAGGGCGTTAACCATAAGCATTGTTCTTAGTGTCACTAAGAATAACACTACAAGTATGATAACCATAAACCATTCATGCGACAGCATTTCCGGCTTCCTCCTTTACAAAGTGGTCGTTCCAGCATTGGTCTTTGAATGAGCATAATTTAGAGCAGAAACGCCCGAACCCCATGGTAGGTTCTGGGAAGAAGATGCCGTCTTGATATTGGTTAAGACGGTCTGCGGAGCGGTCGAATTCTTTCATGATGTTCTCGAACATCTCGTAGTCCTTCGCATCACGCTTTGTCACAATGTGCTTGAGAGACGGTTTCTCATGGGATGCCGTCTTTTCGATTACGACATAGTGGAAGGTCATGGGTTTCTTACCCATGATGTATCCGTATACCGTTGGTTGCAGGTCGATGTCTGCTTTCACTTGATTCCATGCGTTGAATTTCTTAGAACCTGTCTTGAAATCCCCTATGTGGACTTCTCCGTCTTTACAAGCCATGAGTATCTCTCCTGTTGGGAGAACCTTGACTTCTTTCGGGAAGAAATCGACATAACCACGTGCGGTAAATAGAGTGCCGTCTACCTCTCTTTGAACATCTTGCTCTGGAGGGGTAGCGAATTCAATGAACGGGAAGTCTCCGTTCTTTACTGCATTGACGTATCCGTTTAGCCAACGAATGGTATCTTCGTAAGCCGCTTCAATCTGTTCTGCTGTCTGACGGTTTCCTTTGAAATCGAAGAATTCCTTTCCTTCTATTTCATTCGCCCAATACTGTTCTGCCATAGACAACAGTAACTCGTTTTCGATTGTAGGGGTCTGGTGGAAGTCATAAAGAGCGGCGTGAATCGTGTTTCCTTGAGGAAAATAGATGCCGTCTGGCTCCTTCATACGGTCCCTGTATTTGTAGGCGAATTTCTGTCTGCAAGTCATCCATGTGCTCAACATCGAGTAGGATGCGTTGGCAAGTGTCCAGCCACTACTCCCCATCGTAAGTCACCACGAACAGTCCGCCAGAGTATTGTGCCTTCGCTTTTGCGAGTGCGTCTGTTATTCTTTTCATCTCTTCCTTGGTCCTGCTCATAGCAATGACTTCTGGCGGTGTTTCGGGTTCTTTGGTGTTAATTAGTATATACCACATAGTAATCTCCTTTCGTTATAAGCCAAAGAGTCATCACCTATAACCATTGCTGGAAAGGTCATACGGTTTCTTCGTATCCACAAGTAGAACAGCGATATATTGCTCTCTCTCGGTGCCTTGTCCAAGTGCCGCCCTTAGAGGAATACTTGACAATCGTGAAGGCTTTCTCTCCACATTCTGGGCAAACAAGACTCATTCTTCTCCCTCTAATATTGAAGCAATGAATTCTGCCCCATATCTTTTTGCCGCTTCATCATACCAAGAATGACGCTCTTCTTCAGTTACATGGGTGATGTAATATCGGTCAAATAAATACATAGATGCAAAAAGAAGCAACATCAAATAGAATACTATCAGCACCAATTTCATCATCTCGTCTCCTTGATACGCACGACGGTGTGCCGTGTCTTAATGAAGGCATTGGCGGCCTTCATACGGGCTTCTTCGATATTATCGGCTCTTGCATATGGTAGCCAACCTGTTGCTTCTGAATGACACTCAATGACGAATGTCATTGTGAAGCCTCCTTGAATCGACGGTAGCCGTCTTTGAGGTTGTTGAGATATGCTGGGTGTGTCTTTTCAGCCCATCTAATGAATTCTAATACTTCTTCGTCGGTCATTCTTCTTCGCTCCCGTATACCTGTCCCACCGCTTCTCCGTAATTGATTAATGATGTCTTGTGATTACTCTCGTCTGGGTATATTATTCGACCCAGAAGATATAATATAATCACTCCAACTATGCCAACAAGACAATTAGTATCCATGATGTTCCACCTTCAATTCTTGTTGTCCTTTCCTCATAGGCCCGAATTTTATCTTATTCAAAAGATAATCAGCGTGCTCATAGCATTGTATGTGAATTAATGTTAAGACACCATTCTCGGTGTATACTGTTGCGGGGGATATGTGTCCGCATACCTTGCAGTGTGCTTTCACATGAGTCTTTCCTTTTGATTCTCTCATTCTTGGGCAACTCCGTCGTGATAATTGACGACTATCTTAGCCGTCTTTGCTGATGGCAATTGAGACATAGCAATGACTCTTACTGCGCTCTCTCCTTCGGGAGATTCTAACATCTCTCGGAAGGTTTGTCCTTTCCACTTTCCAATGGAACAGGTGGTATCTAATGCTCCGGTTTGTAAGCCGGACTCCTTTTGGAACATGTTCTTAGTCGTTTCTTCTTCCTTAGTAGAGTCTTCTTGACCATTTAGGGGGTTCGAATCCCCGGTAACCGGTATTTCCGATGCAACTGCGAAACTCATGTTTCCGGTGTTTTGCAACAGGCCATACTTGAGAGTCATGTAATCTTCAAACAAGTCAAATGTTTTGAAAAGAGTATGAGATTGGTCTTCGTCTAAACCTAAAGAATGAGTAAATGTATTCAAAGCGTTTAGCCATCTGTCTAAGGCTTGTTTTATTGGCGAATTATCTTCCATAACCCGGCACAAAAGAGAGTTGTTTATAGATTATTCGGTTGATAACCTATTAGCGACTCATGAATACATCCATGGCACTTCCTCTTCGACCACGTCGAGGTGGGGTTCGGCCACGCATACCTGCTATGGCACCGAGGAGTAGTGTTGCACCAATGCCACCAATAATGAATGGTCCAATGAATCCACCTATTGCATCTCCTGTGGCTTCGAGTGCTCCACTCTCTACATCGACTCCAGCAACTACTGCGGCGTCTTTGACGGCCTTATCTTGTGCTTCAATCTGTCCTTGTAGCGTCCTTAGTTGCTCTCCAAGAGTGTCTACGTTGGATTTAGCCTCTGTAATTACTGCGGCCTCTCGTTGATATTTAGCGAGAGCCTCTTGGTAGGTTTGACCATCAAAGGTAACATCATCTGTTGGGTCTTGTAACTTCGTCTTCATGTATTCGATGAAATTCTTTAATTCTGTGTGTTGCTCGTTTTCTGTGTCTTTGATAACTTTTACTTGAGCATTGTATTGTTGAAGCACTAATTCGTAGTTACCAATGAGCCTTTGTCGGTCTTGAACGGCTTTGTTGAGCATTTCGATGCGACCAGACTGTGATTCATTCATGTCTCCCATGGCACCTTCTTGCAGGCTAAGGTATTCTTCGTATGTTGGGTCAACTTCGTCTGATGTGTAAAGTAGAGCGCGAATTGGTAAAGTTACGACAGATGTTCCTCTTTCCCATAGGCTGACCCTACCATCTTCGTTACGGTCTAATTCATCTGCCAGACCAGCCAACTGTTTGACTTCCATGTTGAGCCTGTCTTGCTCGTATGGGGCGTAAGGCGAACCCCGTAGTGCGGCAATGTTGTTGCGGACATGTGTCATTCTTGCTCTGGAACCCAAGGTTCGAGAGATTTGATGATTGAACATTCCTACCTTTACCATTGTATCACCTGTTAATTACTGAAAGGACCCCAATAGTCCCTGCGCTCGTTAGAGCAAGAGTTGATGCTGGATGCTTAACGATAGGCATAACAAATCTGTCAGAGGCTACATCAGCAAGCAACATACCAGCAAGGATGCCTACGCCAAGGTGGGTAAACGGGTGCTGGAAGAAGTTTGACATCTTTTGACCACCTGCTGTGCCCAATTGCTTGAATTGGGCTACTTTGGCGGCCCCTATTGGCTTTGGATTAGGAACACTTGCCATACCAGCAGTGCGAGGAATGGAGTCCTCTACGGGCTCGAAATCGTAATCATCCATTTCGATTGGTTCTTCTGCGGTCTCTCCCATGCGGATTTCTCCGAGACCGGGAGGTAAGTTCGCCTTGCCAAATTGATGTGGAGTCCTATACGCCATAATCATGCCCCCAAATTCTGTGCTACTAACACACCGCCACCAAGTAGTGCCGCTGTGCGGAACGCTCTGTCGAGTCTAACATTCCTCAATGCCTTGATGGATTCCCTCCCATAAGGGAAGTCGAGTCCGGCGTATACAAGTAGAAGACCTGTCGTTAAACCAATACCAAGTCCGGTAGTTGTGTTCGACATTTTATACTCTCGTAGAACGTGTTGTGAGGGACCAGAAAGCCCTGTGTAGTCAAGACCACTGTCTTGTGGAGTGTCCTTTTCGCCGGTCTCTGCGGCTACTCTTTGTGCGTCTCCGGCGACAACCATGCCGAAACTTGGGAATTTATCTTTAGTGGAAGAGAATTCTTTGCCGTTAGATGGGTGATACGGAGGCTGTGACCCATTGTGCGTGGAACCAAATCCTCGCATTGTGAGGTGTCTTTGAGTCTGCGATGCGAGGTCCATTGTTTCACCCGAATACGTTTGAGGTCTTGAGGCTGTCGCTACCTCGAAGTAATCCCCCTAATTAGAGCATACGCTCCTAAAGCCGCCGCCCCGAGTGCGGTTCCAGCAAGAATAGGTGCAACAGAACCACTTGTATCTATCTCCATCTCTTGAGTATTCGTAGTAAGGGTCAACTCATCTAAGGCTGACCTACCTGTTCCGAAGGAATATGTTTTACCAGAGGTCCCTTTGACGTTCATGGCGACCCTTCTAACCATATGAGATGCTTGTTGATTACCGGGCACGCCGGGGATTGCGGCAACTAAACCACGGCTAAACCCTGTCACATTTGCGTTGAATGGCCTTTGGTTCGGAGTCAATTCATCTAATTGTGCGACATCAGGCATGACCAATTCTTGGATACCGGGGAAGGCCCTACGGAAATTCTTGACTACTGCGGCAATATCGTCTGTGTCATTGATTGCGTCTTCATATACTGTCTTCAATCCACTCAAATCAGTTAGTCCGTGTTTCTGCAAGACGGCCATAACTTGCTCAAGTTCCCACTCTTGGTCGCTTTTTTGCCGGGGAGTTTTGCTACTATACTGATATTTGTCAATGTAAGTGTAAGTTCCAGCGACGGGTATCCCCATGGTAGAAAACATGGTATTGATGTCATGGTCTGCTCTAAGCGCATGGTTACCTTCTCGTAACCACTTTCCTTCATTTACCCAATGTCCAGATGTTAAAGCAATCATAGCGTTACTGTAAGCGAGCCATTCTGGGTCTGGGGCATGTTTGTTACCGTTACCCCATGCTTGGACCATCTTACCCTTGATTTGCTTTAATTGAGCATACAATTCTCGAATCGCAGTATCAATATGTGATGGAACGAGAACAATCTTGAGCGTAGAAATAATTCGGGCATTCGGGTGTGGGCTCGGTAGCCCGTAAATGATTTGACGGTGCTCTTTGTTCATTGCTTGTGTAGCGGAAGCCCAAGAAAAAGGGCGGTCGGTTATAGGCTCCTTATACTCTGCCCTTTGGAACCCCGGTCTACCGTCTGGCCATGGTCGACCAGATGGCTCTTCAAGAGCGGAGAACGGACTCTTCAACATATAGAATTGATTGGCAACACTACCATCTCTCATACGACCAGCCCATCCCTTGTGGATGAAGGTGTTCGAAATTAGATTTCTAATGTGCATGAATTGGGCATCGGATTCGGCCCCTCTTCCGGTAAACGCATAAGCGAATTTGTTTTCTTGAGAGAACGTGTTGTCTGCTGGAAACATTAAGTCGCCGGGATATGCGAGTAATGTTTCGGTTACTGCCACATAGCGATAACTCGTCTGTGTTGACGGCGGTAACTTCTGGAAGTCGGCTCCAGCCTTTGCGATTTTGCGGTCAGCGATTTTGTCTTCGATGTATTTGTCAATCTTAGGGTTGTTTCCTGTCTCAACATCCATCAGATAAGGGAAATACTGCTTGAGCGCAATCATCGGTGCGTTGGTGGAAGTGCCAGATGGATAAATCAATATTGCAGAAGCCAACCCAGAGGGCGCACCAATGGATGCGTCTACTGCGGTAATTTCACCATAGGTTCCGTATGTTCCCATTGACCTCGATGCCACACGATACTTTGCGTGGGTTGACCAAAATGTTAGCGGGTCTGCCGTCTTGCCGTATGCCTTTGCGTAGAATAAAATGGTTTTACCGATGTTCCTAAACCCACTTCCCTCTGGAGTAAACCAACCTTGTTGGTGGCCCTTTACCAGCAATTGTTGATACCTTGTTCCCCCAGAGTTGACAGTTCTGGTGCCTGCTGATGTAATTAGCAGATTTATGTTCGGGAACGCTTCGTAAAATTTCCGAGCCAATACGCTGTCTCCAGCATCGGCCATAATGCTACCAATCAACCCTATATTGATAATGCCGAACTTTCCTATTGCCCAATTCATTATGAAGTTTGACTCCCATTTTGCTCTATTATAGTTACTACTATTCCAAGTGCTAAGAAAGCCTTCGCTTGCGGCAAACTGGCTTTGCCAGAACAAGGGTTGTAGTAAATCTAACATCAGTTGGGTCCCGTTCCACTGTCTTGGGTCATCGCTGTTTATCCCGTAGTTTGCGAAGTTGAGTGGTTTGTTTACGAATTTGTTTGCTTCCCAATCGTATCGTTGGTTGGTCTGTGTAACTGCTCGTAGTAATGCGGCAGATGGAGTTTCGCCTTTGATAAGAGATTCGAGAGCGAGTTTCTTTGCTTCAGCCTCCGCATTGAACACTGCTTGTCCATATTCCATCATTTTGAGCACGAGTGTAACTATTCTGTTGGCGGTCTCTGCGTCTGGGCGTGGCATACCAACGTAGGACTTTGCTATCTCTACATCGGCTACATAGCCGTCATATGATTCCTTATAGGCTGACATTGATTCTGACCATTCTGTCTGCTCCTCTGGAGAAGGGTTTTCTGGTAATGCATCTGGTTTATCTGGTTTATCTGGCATACTTGGCCCTAACACTATGGCAGTAGCCGTGTTCATTTGTGTCGGGTTGCCAAGTTGGATGTTTTCGAATTGTCCCATCATTGTCGAGATGTAATCTTCTCCGAATTCTCGGACAAGATATGTTTTGAACGGTATACAAATTGAGGTAACAGACATCTGTGCGCTCTTCCAAGTCCTTCTTGCTACAAGCGACTCGGTTTGTTTTGCCCTCCAGCGTTGTTGCAATGAAGTCTCTGGGAATTCGGGTAGAACCCGAGCGTTGACCTCTGGAAACTTCACCATCTATACCGCCTCAATATTGCGGCGGTTGTTGTTGCTGGTATCCCATCTGGGGTTGAGCGGGAGGCAGACCAAGAGTGCCTCGGATAAGGGAGGCACCGAAGCCGCCTATGGCTCCTCCTAATCCGGGTCTCTGCGGTTGCATCATTTGCTGTTGCATCATTTGCTGTTGCATCATTTGCTGATTCATTTGTTGGTTGATGCCTTGTTGCATCATTCCCATACCTGCCGCGTTGATTTGTTGCATTGCTTGCATGTCTGCTTGAGAGACTTCTGCTTGCATTTGTTGCAACGGGACGGCCTTTGCAATGGCCGCATCGATGTTTTCTTGTGTAATGGTAGAGTATCCTAATTCGACAGCCTTAGTAGCGTCGACTTTGAATTGTGGAATCATGTCAGATGAGAACATACTATACAACTCTTGCCGGACAATTAATCTGAATACTTCAAATATTTCTTTGATGAATTGTGGGTAATGTAGGAAGAAAAGAGATACTTCATTCGGGTGAGTTGCCATAAGATTGTAGAACATTTGCACTTGGTTTTCGTTGCTCATACCGCCTGTGGCTTTATCGAGCATACTCATGCCTATTCCTGCAAGCCCAGAATCTTGGGCCGCTTGTTGGAAAAGTTGCTTCTGTTCGGGTGCAAGCCCGCCATTAACACCGCTTGGTGTTAATCCATTATTTGTCTGATTGCTGTTGCCCCATAGTCCCATATAATTCACCCGATGAAGAATACACTTAATTCACTTGCGCTCCTTTAGAAGTTGTTTCATACGCCTTACCGTCCATAGTATCTGCTCTTTCAAAAGTAGCATTGAGAGTCCTATTATCGAACATCATGAAGGTTACGTCGTTCTGGCCTTTGCCATACCCACAATTAGGACAACCGGGATTCTTGAAGTGCATAATAGGAATACCGTCCTTCTCTGCCTCCATAAATGCCTCTGACCATTTGTTGAGAAGGGGGTCTGTTTGGACTACTTCTTCTCTGCGAATCGGTATGAAGGAAACTCCTTTCTTCTTCATTCGTTTGAAGAATCCTTTGTCGTTTTCGGCGGCCTCCTGCTCGACCCATTGTAGCAACAAGTGGTATAGTTGCATGTGTTGGGGACTATATGTCCCATTAAGTGGAACCCCTGCTCCGGGGAGCACCTTTGAGTATGGGGTGAATAAGTCTGGTCGATACATATTCCACAATTCCCCGTAAGAAAGGGCAGAGCAATCACTACCTGTTACAACGCACCTGTTAGCGTTACCACTGTATCGGAATCTCGCTCCGCCTACAAACGGCAATAATCCAAATCCGGGAATAGCAAACCAACGCTTTTCTGGTTTTAGTGCCTTTAGTGCATTTTTGATGTTCCTTCTGCGGTCTTTTACTGGGTCCCCTGTGTCAGAAAACTCCCATTCTACGACAGGAATAACAGCATTATATCCGACCTCGCTGTCGTTTTGAGGAAGTTGTTCTATCATTTTCAACATGCGCTCTTCTTGAAATGACATGATATCGCCTCAACTATGCCAGCATGCACAAGCAAATCAATGAATCGGTCAAAGGTCCATCAACCCCTTGAAGATAGCATCGTCGACATTCCAACCTATTGAAGCGGCACAGGCGTCTACTCTAACAGGTATATTTGCTTCTTGGAATTCATACAAGGTCTGACGGAAAGCGTCGAATATTGCATGCCTAACAATGAACCCCTTTTCCCATAATTCATAGGCTTCCTCATCCATCCAAATATCTGCTTTGTTCATGAGTATTATTACCCTTCGAGGCATGTATTTTCGTTGAAGTATTCGCTTTAATCCGAGGCCCTTTGGTCTTGTTTGACTACGAAGCGAACTCACAAGATACGACAAAGCAACTTGATTTTCGGTGTTTGAAACATCTTCTAAATGTCGATGGTCAAGAACGACAACTATCGTCTTAACTTTCCTTTGCCACATGTCTTTGAGCCAAGAAGACTGATATTCAACGTGCCCACCTAAGTCTCTTGACACTACGGTCCTTCTCAACCCTTGACTGCGGATTCTTTTGGCTGTCGGTTCTGGCATAACGTATCCTCCTCGCTTCTTCCGGTGATGGGTGCGTTCATCCTCTCCGAGTGGTCTTACTTCACCTTGAGTGGTTAATTGCCTGTCGAGTGTTGTTTTACCAGTCATTGACGCACCATAGACTCCTACCGAATGTTGAACATACTGACGAGAACTCCGGATAACCTCCCACATACCGTGAGCAACGAGGATTTCTCCGGAAGCCATTCAATCACCCGAACAAGCCAGTAAAAACCCATCCAAGTATACCGTTATAATCGGTAAACAGGTTGATAGAATAATCGGTAATCGCTACTGCGCATCCTGTTGCCGTTGACCATACTACGGTGTAGCCGATGTATTTCCAGCGCATAATGCGAAGGTGCCAAGTTATTCCTTCGTTGGCGTAAGTTTGTTGAGAGGCCATTGCTTCTCTTTGCTCGTCTTCGTTGTTTCTAAAAATACTATACCCAAGTGGCATTAGGCTTCCCCCAGAAATGGTGAGAAATCCATTTTTACTTTACTGTTTTCTTTATCAAATGTGGCATCTGACAATACCCATAGTAATTTCGTAACCTCTTCGATATGATGAACGCCCCACTCTTCGTGATATTCTAACAACATCGAGCAGGTTTTCGACAATATGTCGACGAATGTTGCCGCATCAACGGCCTTTTGATTAGTCGTGGTGATGACAATGCCCTCCTTTCGTTCTTATCTTACACGGCGTTCCTGCCTTTGTCAATGCCCCGCAGGTTATACGTTTGAGTTTATTTCTTCCAGTTGGTTGGCTCGAATGATTTCTTGCTCTTCTCGGGTCCCTGCTGGTTGCAAATTCAACATTTGATTCGGGGGACCTCCTTGGAAGGACGCTGGACCACCTTGCAAGCCTCCATCGGGTATTGATGAAATCGTCAGTTTTGGGCCGATTGGTAGTCCCATAATGTCCATTCGACCCAGACCTACGTCTTGTGGAGTTAGAGACCTCTGTTGTTGCTGGGGTTCGCCTCCAGAGACTTGTGCCAATGTCGACATTATCTCGGCCAACTTGTTTCCCAAATCAGCATTCTCCTGTGCATCAATAACGCCATCGGCATTATATTCTGAATAGGTTTGCTGGAACATGGACAATTGTTGAGCCAATACGGTCTCTAATTGTTTCTTTTCTTGTTGGTATTTAATCATCGACAGTCTTCGCTTGTTCGATTGTCTCATTCGGCGTAGGTTCTTACGGTGACTATTGGAATCTTCAAATCCTGCTCGATAAATAAAGTAGAAGCCTGCTTGTAGTGCGAACGACGCAGTAAACCAGAATACGAGTGCTTCGTATAGGTTATTGAATTGAGACCACTCCCATCGCTCATATAACAGGATACATAGAGAAAGGAAAACTGCTTGGAACAGAAATGTCCCGAGTAGGCGTAATTCATGTTCTCTCTGCTCCTCTCTGGCGAGCATTAACTCTTCGTTTAATTCATTGCTATCGTTAGCCAATAGGCTCCCAACAAGCGGGTTAGTCATCATTCCAATAGCATCACTTTTTTGTCTCATCTCGAACGGCCTCCATTAGCCCAACAATCTCATGCCTTGGCATGCCCTGTGTGTGATTTAACATCAACTCTCCGGTCTCCGGTATGTAAACGATGTTTACACACCTAATGGGGAGCGTAGTCAAATGGTTAAGGCGTGCCAGCACGTGGTCTCGGGTAGTTTCCTGTGGTTGCGCTGGGGCCTGTGTTACTTCTTTGGTTTCTTCTTTCTTTCCTTCTGTCATATTATCACATTCCAAATTCTTCTGGTTCCTTCGCAGTAACGATGTTGTCTATACGAAGTATCATGCATGCGGTATCGGTTGCGCCTTGAACGGCTGTGTGAACCACACGCTTCGGTTCGACGACTGTTCTGTCAACAGACAGGTCGCCTTCAAAAGCATCAATATATGCTCCATGGTCTCCATTAGCGTGGGCTACACGGAGTTTGAGTAGACTATCAATAGGAGATAGCCCACAGTTTTCTGCAAGAGTGGCTGGAATAATCTCCAATGCCTCTGCATATGCTTCTACTGCTAACTGTGCCCTACCCCCTACGGAGGCCGCAAAATCCTTCACTTGTAGTGACATTGACATGTATGCGCTTCCTCCTCCAGAAACAATTGCGTTATCTTTGTGAGCGATATGGACTACACCAACAGCGTCATCCAAGGCCCTCCCAATCTCGTATGCAAGGTGTTCCGTTGGTGCGAATACCATGATACTCGATACTTCACTGTTTGGGACACCATTAAAGAACAATAGTGGGCGTGGAGATAAGTCGAATTTCTTCTCTTCTACCGAATCGCACTCTCCGAGGTCTGCTGGTTCAATGTCATGAACATTGCTTACAATGGTAGCATTGGTTGCAACTGCTACTGCTTCGAGGTCTGACGCCGCTACTCTGCGAGCCGCATACACTTTGTTTCGGGCAAATACGTCTGCTACGGCTGGGTCAATGTCCTTCATGGATAAAACCACGTTTGCTCCAGAATCGATGATTTGTTGCGCAATAGTGGCTAACTCTGATTTCTTTTCCTCGAGATATTGGGAGGCCAATGTGGGGTCGTTGAATTGCATATTCACGCCTTGTCCCAATGAAGGAACGGTCAATTCGCAGTCGAACAGTGCAACCTTGGCACCAACTACTGCATCGGGCATGGAATGAATCATCTTTGATTTGTCTACGATACAACCATCTGTGAAGAATGAATCGGAAACAGGTGCTCCCGGTCGGACTACGATATTTACATCAGTTGGAGAGGAGCGTGTAGCCGCTTCTACACACAGAGCCGCAAGATGGTCTCCGTCGTCTTCTGCCGACTTCCCTGTCATTGCGGTCAATGCTACGTCATTAAGTGCCTTTCCTGTGTTCTCTGTGATGGTATCGAGGTGTGCGAGTGCTTTCTTTGCCGCTTGCTTGAAACCACGAACAATCATAGTAGCGTGGATTCCTTTCGCAAGTAGTTGTTCTGTTTGCTTCATTAACTCGCCGGCGAAGATAACGGATGATGTTGTTCCGTCATAGCACTCTGCTTCCTGTGCTTTTGCGACTTGAATAATCATTCGAGCCGTAGGGTGTGTAATGTTAACCGTCCGGAGAATCGTAGCACCGTCATTTGTAACGGTGATACTGCCATCATTTGATACCAACATCTTGTCCATGCCCATAGGTCCAAGGGTGGACCGAACAAGGTTCGCAATCTCTTTTGCGGCGATGATGTTTACTTCTTGCGCTGTGACTTTCTGACCCTCTTGGGTCGCATCGGTGACGTCTGCCATGAAGTGCGTAGGTTTCGTATCAGCCTTAAACGAGATGACGCATACGCTTAGGGCATTAGAGCACCTTCGATGCCCTCATTGAGACGGTAAAGGAGTTTATTTTGATGTTCTTTTACCTCTCTCATGTGTTTGTCCTTTACTTTTGCATCCCACAATTTCAAGAAATGTTTCTTTGTTTGGGCAAGGGTATGTGTTTCAAGATGCCGTAGAAAATATTCGCAAACGACAATCAACTGGCTGTTTAGACCAACCCATTGAACTTCAGCAGACAATTCGTCATAGCCCCACTTGTCACGATACATCTTCCGCCCTACAATGCCCTTCTTCTTGTCGTCAAGGTATTCTCGAGTAATCGAGTGCTTGTATTCTTTAATGGCGAGTTTCAAAGCCTTCTTTGCTTGTGAAACTGAAGTGGTGCCTTCACCGACTATCTTCGACATTTCTAAAGAACCCATCAGATGTCACCTGCCTCTTCGAATCCTTCCATGGTCTTCAAATGTTTGTAGGCTTGAGCGATTGGGTTTCCATCTGCTTCATCTGTTAGGTTGATTTTCATCAAGTATTCTGACATGAATACGGGCTCTTTCTTTTGCTTACGGGCGGTCCGGTCATAATAGTGCTCGACGGTATACTTGAGATACCACCTGCGTTTATTTTCTATCCACTTCAAGTGTCCTTCAGCAATCTTATGATATCCTTGTTCAAGTGTTACTCCCGATGGAGATTCTATTTGTTTTACTAATGCCATTTCTTTCACCACAGCAGAACTTTAGAAACACCCGGTGAAAGGCATTTCTTCATTTGGAACATGTTCTTACCCATTTCTGGTTCCTTAACGGTCTCAATTAGTATTGCAACCCGGGAGCCAGATATCTTGGGCAACTTCTTCTTGGCTTTGAAAAATCCATTCTTGTCAATATGACCAGCGTTGCCAAGTAATAGTGAAGTCCTAATTTCAGCGAATCCTTCGATTGCCACCCATTGTATAGATGGGTCGTAATCATCTACACGAGTCGAGATACCAATGATTGGGCTACCTCCTATGACTATCTTGCCCTCTAAGACGGAAACCCCGTAGCCAGAGCGGTCTTCGTCTTCGGGGTTGCCATCATGCCATTCAAAGGCATACTCGACAACGTTGTTGCCTTTCTTCTTTGGCACTTCTACCGTGCCAACGAATCCCGTCTTGTATGGTGGCGAGAATGGGTCCATGTGCTACTCCATGTTCGCATAGGACATGAATGAATCGGAACTTATGGTATTACTTACCGCCGCCTTTGCCGCCACCTACTATTCCTAATTGAGTAGGGTTAAAAGCAAAGTTAGGGAATAAAACCGGTTCTCCAGAATTGTCATCCATTACCAAACGCACTTGGTTGTCACAAATCAGTAATAGCCGGCAATTTTCTACTGAGCCTCCTCCTCCTCCTTCTCCTTCTCCTTCGCCGAGGTCGAGCGGATTCGAGTCTTGTGGTATTATGTCATGTTCTCCAGCATCTATTACTCTGACGTTATTCACTGGGCCCATTCCGACAATATAGATAGCACTCGAAACAGGCGTAGCCGCACCTAACTTGACGACAGACATATTGCTAATGAAAAAGGTTTTCTTTCCATAAACTCCATTTTGTGTATCTGTGGTATACGCTGTTATATTCGTTAACTTTGGAGGACCAAATTGTCCGTAAAAAATGTATTCTCGACCTGTATTTGTTGACACAGGCCCTATGTCAGATATAGTAATAATATCCGTCTTTAACCCATCGTCGATTTTCGGTTCGGGGGTGAATACCGAAACATCTGCATCGTCTCCGCCATAACCTGACACCCCTAATTCTATTGTGTCGCCATCTTGTAGTATTCTAAATGGTGAAAAATTATGTAAGGATGGGGTCTTGTCGTGCCTAAACAATGGATAGCCGCCACTGCCACCACCCCCTCCACCAGAAGACGCAAAGGTTATACTATCTCCAACTGCATTTGTGGTGATAGTCATATTGCTACCGGCAACCAATGTCAATGTATCAGTTGCACTATCAGCAACTACATTACTTTGACCCGAGACAGCAATCGTTTCAAAGAGATTTTGTGTAGTTCCACCACCACCGCCACCCGTAGCATTGATGGTCACTGCTCCAGCATTTTCGCTAAGTGTGACGTTAGTGCCGCCAATTAGTGTTAATGTTTCATCGGCGGCAAGAGTTGCGTCTGCTGCTCCGACGAGTGCCACTTTGACTTTTCTATAATTTTCTGCCCATTTGACTCCAGACGCTTCATTACTGTCGGCTGTTAAAGCAAATCCGTCAGTTCCCACTGACAAAATAGTCGCATCTCCTACACCATCACCTACAACCAAGTCCCCCTTTGTTCCTAAGTCGCTATGCATGATTGCACCTGCGGCGTTAACATTGGTTGCGTCTGTCACGTCTGCGAGTGCTTCAATACCGTCTAATTTCGTTTTGTCTGCGGCAGACATAGAACCTGCGGCACCCGTAGTAGCGGCGTTGATGCTGATTGCTGGTGTTGCTCCTCCTGTGGATACAATTGGCAGTGTGCCTGTTACAACTGTTACCCCTTGAGCGTCTCCATCATACACTTCTGCGGGGATTGGCGTTCCAATACTGATAATGATGGTTGCCGTTCCACTGTTACCGGAGACACTTACATTCGTATCTTGAATCCTACCAATCTGTTGGACATAGCCGGTAGAAGGAACGTCAACAGTTAGTTTCCCTGCGGTGCCCGAGACATATACTGCATCTCCATCTGAAGGGTCGCTTCCTGTAAATGATGATGCTGGAATATCCAGCAATGAACCCGATACAGCCATTCTTCCTGTATCGCCGTTGCCCGTGTTGCCTGTGGCCAAACCAACTGCACAGTTCGCAAGTGTGTTGCTTTGCGCTTGGTTCGCTTGGACGACACTTGTAGCATGACTACCGTCTATGCGTAGAGGCATACCCAAGGCCGTAGACGAGGCATTGTTGTTGATGAAGTAGACGAGAAACCCAGACTTGTTGGAGGCCAATATCCCTTCGCCTTGAACAATGGCACCAAAGGTAGCACTACTATCACCGGCCACCGCTCCACTAACGTCGAGTGCGACTGTTGGAGCCTTGTTGACACCAACACGATTGTTTGATGTGTCCACTTTCAGAACGTTCGTGTCGACAGTCAAGTCTCCGGAGAACGTTCCTGTTGTTCCTTCAACAGATGAAGCAACTATACCTGCGGCATTGTATGAGCCAGAGCCCGAACTTGTCTCCATCTGTGTTTTGAATTTGTCATCGCTTTCGTCAAAAATGAACCGAGCAATAGTATTGTCAACTCCACCACCATTAACACCCCTGTCGATTTCAATACCAGCCGCCCCACTTGCGACACCGTTGGCTGTCTCTCCACTGTTGAGTGTTAATATGTCGTCTGTGACGAATGTGTTCGTTGTTGAAACAGCCGTCGAGGTTCCGCTAACTGTTAAGTTACCAGAAATAATTGCATCGCCACCTACATGCAATGAGGCCGTAGGGGTGTTTTGTGCGATACCAACGAAACCACTATCCAAGATGGTCATCTTGGTAGTCAATGGGTTAAGTGTGCTTCCCGATGAACCACCGTCTGCCGTCTTGAAAAGAATTGAACCACCTGCTCCCGTTCCCTTTCCTTGTCCCGCAGACAGAGTTAGGCTTCCACCTGCGATGTTGTTTGTTGTGCCGGCAGTTGTGCTACCTGCTTGAATAGATACAGAGGTTCCAATTACATTGTGCGCAGATGGGGTAGTAATGACAGAAGTAGCGTTAGATGATACTGCTCCCAACTCTACTGAACCGCTACCGTGCGGAGCAAGTATGAGGTTCTTGTTGGAGTTCAATGTGCTAATGGTTTGCGTATCCATTACGATGTCGTCTACAAGTAGTGCTTGGTTAGAACCCGCACCTGTTGCACCACCGGGTGCAATGTGAACACCATTTGTGCTTACCATAAGCACACGAGTGTTTCCTGTGACCAATCCAAGTTGGTCTGTCCCAGTGTGCTCTATTCCTGTATCTGTGTCGGTGGTGAAAGTGTATACTGCGCCAGCCCCTTTTGCGAATACCTTTGCTACCCCTGCGAGGTCATGCTCGGTTCCACCCACATCGCTAAAGTTCCACTGGTCGTTTCCTTCATCCCATATGAATTGAGCGTCGTCTGATGAACCACGGTTAATCAGAATACCTGCGTTTTGAGAAGGAGCAACTGCTCCCCCAAGGTCACTATTTAGTGTAATGATATTGTCGGCCACATCTAATGTGGCAGTGTTTATTGTAGTAGTGGTCCCGCTAACTGTTAGGTCGCCGCTGATGACAACGTTAGCAATGTTCAATGTATTGCTCGTTTTATTGTAAGTAAAGGTTGATTCTCCACCGAACACTCCTCCGTCATTGAATTGAACATGAGTATCTAAGCCACCTATGGCGGCACCGCCTGTTGGACCTTGAACAGTTAGGACACCATTGGTTAGCGAAAAGGTGTTGAAGTTACCAGCGTTCTTGATAGTGTGAGCAAATCCGTCAACGATGCCGTCATTGTTGGTGTCAATGAATGCACCCTTTGCCGATAAATGTCCACCTATGTCTCCCATGTTATCAACCTACGAAGTATTGCCAATTAAGGGTGGCTGACCCTCCGCCTTGTGTGTTTGCTTTGAATAAACCATCATTTTCTCCAAAATATCGGAATATATGTTCTACGTTTGCCCCGATAGCGGTAGTTTTGCCATTTTCTTGAAGATTCCAAGCAGAAGCACACGTCATTTTGACCGCTTTGAACTTAGGGTTCAATCTTTGCGCTATCGTATTAAACGAGCCTGTTATACCCATTTGATTTTCATTTATTTTATCAGTGGCGGAAAGAGCCGCCGGGCCGTCTGATACTCCTGACACTAATTTCGACCTGTCGTTCACAGGAGTAGTTACGAAACCTGAAGCCCAATCTTGGTGGGATACGTTACGGTGGAAGAAATACACGGCATCTTCGTCTACCCAAGTGTATTCTCCTTTGTCTTTCTTCGAACTGGAAAAACCGGGAGTTCCTAAAACTTGGAAAGCGGGGTTGTCATGGGCAACCACCATATAATCTCCTACTTCAAAGCCATGTCCGGCGGCGGTGTTAATTTGAACCATAATTGCGGCTATAAAATTATGATATTCTGTTATGCCTTTGAGATATCGGAATTTCACCTTTCCGCCGTTGCTAAGTGTTGCTTCCAGTAAATCTCCTGTTCCAAGTGGGTCTGAACCACTGGCGGTATCTGCGGTTGTCACGACCGAGAGCCCGGTAACCTCTCCATTTTGAACAGTTATATCGGCAATATGTCCAAACCTATCGGTTACCACGGTAAGAGTAGCGTCGTTGTTTCCCCCGGGGACATTCAAGATATCTCCGTTTGAATATCCTTGACCCTCTGAAACAATTACAGTGGAGATAATCTTATCTTGAGTGCTGTGCGTAACTAAGTTGACTATCAGGCCCGTTCCGGTCCCGCCAGTAGGAACCACATTGCTGATTCCTTGGTTGGGAGTAAAACCCGAACCGGCATTTGAAATCGTAAGAGTATCAATGTTAAAGTCGATGTCGGCTCTGTTTTTAAGCCAGCGAATGTTGCTCACAGTCTGTGCTGTTGCTGATGAAGGTTCATCACCAAGGTTAGTTCCCTCAACAAATACGAATTGGTCTACATTCCCATACTTGAGAGTCAGTTTGGTGTTAGTGAGGTTTCTCATTATTACAGTGAACGTGTCTCTGTTGAGCGTTAGAGATGCTCTGTTGGCTTTGTCATGGCTGGGGTCGGTAGGATGAATGATTTTGATAGTATCTCCATGTGTGTAGCCAAATCCTTCATTGTTAACGGTGGCAGATATTACGGTGACTCCTCCTGCGCCGGCAACTTGGATGTCAACGGTTAATCCAACCCCGGTCCCCCCAGTGGTGGCGACGTTAGTAAATACCCCGAAAGGATACCCTGTGCCACCCGAAGTTATCGTAACGTCTGAATTGAGTTCGACAACTTCTGTTGGGTTAAGTTGAAAGTAATTGTCGGAGTTGAATTCTACTAATTGGTCGTCTTGAAAATCGGCTGGTGGGTTTTCGAGCCCCACTGCTGCGGGCGTAGGGATATAGTGGTCATCCTTCCTAAGTAGAATTGGACGAGCGAATCTCGAGTAAGAACTTCCACCACCACCAAAGCCACCACCACCACCAGCACCAAGGAGTAACTCTATCGGTATCAAGGATTCAAACAAGTTGGTCTCGGAGTAATCGCCCGAGTAAAATGGAGACGATGAGGCCAATTGTGCCATAACCAATCCAAAGCCTCTTTGTTGAAATGGATAATCTTGAATACTTGATTGACCGCCAACAAAACTTGGTTCAGACAAAGTGGTAGCAATGTCTGTGGTTGGTGAATCCTTGATGTAAGCCACGAGACCACCTCATATTGGCATCCAGTGTAATTTACATCCTGCGGCTGTTGGGTTCAGATACACTTCTGATGCCCGGTTTATTTCGAAGAACATAGATTCTCCGGGCAATAGTGGAATTCCTGTGTAAGAATTTGCTCCCATAGACAAGTATGAGGCAGTGTTAGTCGGGTCCGAAACGTCTTTCAGAATACGGGAACCTGTCACGGTCCCAGTAATTGAATTGGTAGCATAAACAGAAGAAGCCCCTATGACGTATGGTTTCGCCAGATTTGACACGTAAATTTCGCCGGGGTTCGACATCCCCGCTTTGAATAGGAAACCACGGTGGGCCAATACATCGGTAGCGTCGAATGTCTCGACCTGTAAAGTCGAACCTTGGTATTGTGTGTCAGAATCAAATGTATCGATATGATGTCGTTTGATGAGTTCGAATAGTGATAATGTTCTGTTGAAATCGGCGAATTGTGGGATGTTCAACGGGATATATGGAAGGTCATATGCCCATATTTCTCTACCGGTGTCAGACACTTCAAGTCTTGCAGTAGGAGAGTTCAAGTTCGCTACCCCTCGGAGGGGCACTGATGCTGATGAGTTGCTTTTTGTTGCCACGTGTGGAAACGTCGGTTTTACGCCACTGTCCTTCGACATGTATAGGCCCAACATGTTAAAGCACTTGAGAGTGTCGCTGACTACCCTTATGTCTGATGCGAAACATAACGGGCAATATGGGAGACCAACCAGACTGGAACGTGAAGTATGCGAAGTGCATTATATGTGGCACCGGAACACGCTCACATATACTCGAAATGCCAGAATACGAAGCATATCTGCAAGAGACCCGTCCACGGAAATACGAGGACGAGGAAGGGGTTGAAGCAATTAAAAAATGGGAAATGGTCGTAGAGGCGAAAGTCTGCTGTCACACTTGCTGGATGGAGATAAGAGAAAAAACATTCGAGCAGATAAGAAAGGATGTCCCAGAATGGACCAAAGAGCCACTTCCTAATTCTCAACGAATTAAGTCGTTCCTAAATCGGTGGATTGAATATGGGTTTGGAGAAGACGAGCCTAACAAAGAAATGAATGAGGCCATAGAAGGGCTAAAAGAATCGATAAGGAGGTCTGCTCGTGGTGAGTGAGGCGGCTTTGGCTATCATGGATGAGTGCAAGCAAAAACTTGCAGAAATAGGCATACATGAGGTTCTAATCGCCTCCTTTACTGAAGGAACAGGCGCAGGTTACTCGTATAGTGGAAACCCCAAAACTCTTGCATACCTCGCTAACACGGCATTGTTAGAAATATTATTTGAATCGGTCCAGAGACCACCGGAGGTGACCGTAAGTGGCGACTGATGAGAGAATAAACGCAACTGAATGGAATTCCAAGAAAGTATGTCCCATATGTGAAGACATTAAGAACAAGAAGTTGAACCTTGAAGGTGAACAAATGTTCGCTGATGATGGCAACCCCCTATTCTGCCCAGACTGTGGGCATACGGACATTCGTGTTCATCACACCGTTACGGCGGTAGAACTTGGTCGAACTTCTGACCGTGGCGATGCTCAACCTTGGACCCACCAAGTTATCGTAAAGTGCGAGTCTTGTGAGTGGTCGCACGTAGCAATGACCAACCCTTGTCTTGGCAATCCTTGGGATGAAACCATTGGACTGACCCGCCCTCTTGACCAGACAGAAGGGCAGAAACACGCTATCCGTTGGTCGAACGAACAGGCTGTTGGGTTGAGAGACCACGACGAAAAATACGACAAGAATGCAAAACTCAAAACCAAAACCTATAAATCAAAGCGCAATTTGCGTATAGGTGAAGCGGAGGGCAAAAACGACCCGAAATCCTTGCATTATGTGCCAAGCGAAAACGAGAAGCGAGCCCGAAAGCGACACCTCTACAAAAATAAAAAAGGAGATGAATAAGATGGCAAAAGAAGCAAAGACAAAGAACGTGAGCGCAGAGTTTGAATACGACGGAATCAAGATGGTAATTACAAGTGTCATTTATGATTACGAAATCGAAGAGGGTGTAAAAGACCTCGCAAACCAAGTGAAGTTGTTGTCTAAGGGCGGCAAACTATCAGTTGGAATGGAATGATTTTACTCTTGTAAAAATTTCCACGCCGCAAACCCAGCGACAGCAATCGTCAGATAATCGACGTGCTTTCTGGTAACGATTGTGCCCACGCCACGTCTTTTTGATAGTGGTGCGGCAGATTTCTCTACACGGTCATCAGTAATGGCCATTTCGTTGAATTCGTGAAAGCCAAGGACCTTTAGAGGATTCCTGTTGATAGGATGGTCTCGGGGTTTCTTCAATTCTAATTTCCTACTCACTCGGTCCACCCACTGTCTGATTCTGGCATGATTCCTTGCAGGTCGAACATTCCACTCATGCTCTTCATGGCGTTGTCATGTGCACGGTCAGACGTGGAAAGGTCTTGCTTTCCAAGATGGGCACCTGCTACTTCTGATTCGTAGGTGCGAGTCATCATCCTTCTCCTTAGTCCCGGAGGTAGTTGTCGAGAGTCTTTACCACCAACACCGTGATGGAATCCTACTCCTTCTGTGCAATGATGCGCCAGTCCATGATGGGAGCCAATACTGCCCATGGCAGGGAATCCTTCCTTGGTTGCTAAATCGTGCGCAGGTCCAAACTCTACCCCTCTCTTCATGTGGTGATGCATTCGGTCTATGTGGCTCTTCTTTGTTCCTTTAGGATGCTTATCTGCAATTTGCTTCTTGCTCATTCCAGACAGAGATGTGCCGTAACTTTGCATTCTTTCCCTTACAATAGGGGGGTGAGAAGAGGATGTTGTAGTGGAAGTGGAGGTGGTGGCTCCAAGGTTTGCCTTTGGTGAGAGTGGACCACTTCCCCGTGGAAGGCTAAATGAGGACATTACATCTACGACAGTAAACCCTAATACCGCAATATAGAACATTGATAGTAAAGGTGCCTCATTTCCAAAGTTGCTCAATTTCTCTCGTAGTGTTTCTTTCGGCACGTTACTCACCCCTTAGTCTTTTGATTGTAAAATAGGCAACCGTGCCTACTACTCCTACCACAATCAAAGGTGGGAGTATCTTGTTTAGTCTCAACATACCTCCGAGGGGAGCACTACCAAGATTCTGTTGTAGAGAGAATCTCTTACCGTCTGCTCCACTCATAGCCATGTTTAGCCCTCCAAAGCAATTGCGCCTATGTTGGCGATAGAATAGCCAGCAAATAACATAGAGAGTCCTTTACGGCCCTCTTTTGCGTGAATCAGTGATGTGGCAACATATACTACTGTAACCCCTAATGTCAATTTTTGAGACAGAGAGAGGTTAGACAGATTCAAGATTATGCCCCCTGCTGGTAGGAATATAGTCCTAATGAAGTCAATGCACCGATAGCGGCACCGATAGCCGCACTCGTCATTACTCCGCCACCCGGGGATACCATGCTCTTCAGCATAGCATTCTTAGCAGGGTCGTTACCGATGAAGACGGCTCCAGCGAGAGCACCGAGAGCGGCACCACCGAATACCATTCCAGATGCAGTAGCAGGATTGACAGTTACGAATCCGAAGTTAGAATGTGTTGCCCCGTATGCGGGGTTTTGAAGGACTCTACGGTTCATCTTCGAATCCTCCCGAGTCCCGAGATACCACGGAATACTGAACCGCCGCCTACGATGTCTACCATCTGTTGGTTTGCTTTGCCGTATGAGGGTCGCTTGTCTGGCTTTGGTCCTTTTCCTTTAGCGTCAAGGAAACCTTCTGAAAAGGCTCCCGGTGTTGGCTTAGAAGGCGCAAGGTGGCGAGTATCGTTGTAGAACCCCGCCTCTCCATACATTGGCCCCGTCTTGTGGCTTGTAAGATGAGTGGTGTCACGATACATGTCCCCTCTTGGTGGGAATTGTGCCCCCTCGTCAAAGTGACCACCTTGTTTAGCGATAGAGCCGAAAAGAGACAATCCCATCATACCGTCATTACTGTCCTCAAGGTCGAAAGCAACGGGCGCGGCACCCAGACGTGGGTCGCCATGTTTTGCTGTCCTTACAGCCGCTTGTAGGGCCTTTGCTGGCCAATCGAACAAGATGGGTAGAACAAGAACACCGACAAGAGGATAATTGTAAGCGAAATTAAGTAGTCCGTTTCCAAAATTTTTCTCTTTGTCTCTCTTCAATATTCCCAAATTCAACCCTCCTTAGAATATACTTTGCGTCTGCGCACGTCAATTTTCTTCACGAAAATTTTCGGGTTTGTGTCTGCTTGGGATGTAACAATACCCCAGCGAGCGAATTCTGTTGTGTTGGTTAGTCCAGTTGTAAGTGACCCAGCCGCCGTAGAAACCTCTGTGGCGAAATCGTTGCTTGCACCAGCAAGTCCCGGTTCAATCTTCAAGTGGAATTCGGGAGCCTTGTAATCGGAACCAGATGTTGCCGCTAAAGCCGCAGTCTGTGTAGTCTTTCCAATCACGGAATCTTCAAAACCGGTTCCAACCAATTCGTTGGTTCCTTCGTTGTCAAACGTTAGGCTAACTGCGGTGCATACTCCGAGCATTGCTACTTGACCACCGACCCGATAATACATCCTCTTACCGATAGGGTAATTTGGTGATGTAACATCGAAAGTAATGTTGTTACCGGCCCCGTTGAAAGCAACTCCAAAACCCAAGTGAGAAGTATATGCCGCATCATCAAGTTTCGGTCCGCCTGCACCGGTAGCACCATTGCTTCCATTCAATACACCAGACTCTCCAACTTGGCAAACGATATCCAAAACCATTGAAGATGATGATTCGGGGGTTCCCGGAAATCTCTCTGCGTCATCTCTTACTGTGAGCCGGTAGGGGGCGTCTCTGTGTGAGGCTCCTACCTTCTCCTTTGGTATGGTTGTGCATGACGGGTCAGATTGGAAATTCGGTCTACCAGCAATACCGACATAAGGATGGTCGGTTCCTAATTTCATTCCAGAAAGAAGTTGGCCACTTAGAGCCGCCGTATTGTATACCTTTCCGGAATAATACGCTGGTGAACCAACAGGGGTCGCCATTGCTTGGGCTATCTGTCTAAGAGGCACAGATGCCAGAGATGACTGTTCAAATGTCCCACCAGCCATGTGGGCTGGTGCCGCCGGTGTTGGTAGTGTAGCAGAATTACGGAAATTCAAATCTTTACCATACACATTATTATTTTTAGGAACGTTGTTGTAAACGATAATCCTCAACCTGTCTGTGTATTGGACAGGCTTCATTGGTTCAAACACCATAGCATATCCGACTGTTGGAGATTGACCATCGATGGCTTTGAATCTTCGTTGAGACGTTTGTGTCACATCTCCATTGAAGAGTAACTCGGCAACACTCAATCCATGAGGTTCCGCGTTTCTAAAGTCATCAATCTGTAAGAATACTTGCAAGTATGGATTGTCAGATACAATCACAATACTGTGCAATTCTCCTGCTTCAGATATATCGATAACTTCAAAATTCGTTCCTGTGTCAATAGTTAAGTTGCTGAATTCGGTTATAATCAATCGCTCGTCTGGACGGAACAATGCATCTCTACTGCGTTGCTCTCTAACAGCACCAGAAAAGACTGTTGGAATGCCCAATGTGCCTGTTCCGGGGACAGCAATAGGTGTGCCATCTGTGGTGAAGTTACCGGACCCTCGATTTGCCTGCATGAATCATCCCATACCCTTTCTCTACTTCTTTCTTCCTCAACGTGGGAAGTAATCAGCGAGCAAGGTTCCGGGTGTTGGAATGCCTCCGGGCGTGACAATCTTGAAAGTCAACCGACCGCCACTTCGGTCACGGATTTGTTTCAATTGGTCCATGCCTAACTCGACGATACGATACTTCCATCCCTGCAAATGCAGGCGGCCATCAATGATGACTTCTTGTGTGTCGTTAACCATTTTGAACGATGGTAGGTTGTTCTCTCCAGACTCAATCCATATCGAGTATGTCCAATCTGGGTCTTCGACAGGACTGATTTGTCCGTCAATGAATCCGGATAGACCTTCAAGGGTTGAAGAAACCCTTACTGAACCACTGGAACCTTCTGGTGCCTCATCCAAAACCCACTTCGGCACACCCGCAGGGTGACGAAGGTAGACTTTAGGAGATATTGTTCCTACGTTCATGTTGTGTTCAGCCGTCCCAGACGCCTTGAATCCCATTGGTGTTCCTCCGTTATCTGGGTTAAGACCTGTGGCCGAACCTGCTGGGACAAGCCAATTTCCTGATTCGATGTCGATGAATTTCGGTTGTGTCGGGACCGAAGGACACAAGTGATACAAGTGTCCACGGTATGGTTCAAGGTCTTTGAATTCAATGAAACCACTGTCGTATGAAGGCTTTAGAATGTTAGCCCTCGTATCGGGATATGCTTTGTTCCCCACTGGTGTAGTCGTTTGAGGGACTAACGCCGTCTGCATCGACTCGTCTCCGTATTGGAGTAACATGTTTCCGTCGTCTGCGGCGTCAATCTTTCCACCTGCGACAGTAAAAGTAAAACTGTCGTTAAAGAAGAGGTCGACGGTAAGTCCCTCGACTGCTTCTACAAGGTGGAACCTGTCTCTAACCTTGATAATATACCCCGGTTTGAGAACAATGTTCTCCCAGTCGTTCCCGGCGAAGCCGGCTCCGGCCTCTCGACCGAAGACATTTCCTGCTCTGTTTGCTGATTGGTTTGCGTTTGCCATAATTTATCACCTGTTCTGTTTCTTATTGGTGTTGGGCTGTCGGCCCTTGTCAATGCGATAGCGAATACGATTATAACCGTATTCGTTACGGTGCTCTCCAAAACAGGGGCGTGGCTTACGCTATATTGTATGCCACACCCCCGTAGGGGAGAGTCATTGACTAAAGCCAACTATGCTCAAGCGAAGCCTGTTCCCATTAGGGTAACAACGCTTACAACTGCGATAGATGTGTTAGCCACTGATAGTTGGCTGAAATTGACAGGAGCCGCTCCAGAGGCGTTTCCTTTCTCAACGAATCCACTATCACTTAGTTGTGTAGCACCTGCAAGAACAGCAACTTTTGCACCACCAGCATCCATTAGGGTGGTAATGTCGCCTATCAATTCCGAGATGTTCACAGTAGCGATTTCACCTTTGTTCACGTTGTCTGCGAAGGTGGATAGGACGTTGTCTGCTCCATCTTCGTCGCCGGCAAGGCTTGCCAAAAGGTCACTGTTAGCGAAGTCAGCGTTTGCGTTTAGTGCAGAAGCAACAGCAGTTCCCGTCTGTCCGTTAGCGGTAAGCGTAGCCGCACCAACCGATAGAACAGCGATTACGTTGTATCCGGGTTGGTTGGCGTTAGCGTGTGCGTTTGCAACAGGAACAGCCGCTCCAGTGATTGTTTCGATAACGCTTGGGTCGGTCTTTGTTGCGGCGTCAGATGGCGGGTGGCTCTCTGACATGACGTAGTCGCAAGTAAGGCCACTGTTTCCGTTAACGTTTTGTGTGGCTTGTGTGTTGTAAAGAGCCAAGAATCTGGCCATTTCAGCAGTAGTTGCCTGTGCTGAAGTGTTTACAACAAGGTAGTTTGTCCGGACAATTTGCATGTTAGCACCGAAGCCAACATCCAGTCCTCCTAATACTCCCATATTTGATACCTCCTAAAAGAGTCACCAAGGGTGCTCAGGACAATTCTCCGATGGATTGCCGTTGCTGAATCAACTCGTGATGCTGTCCTACCACTGAACCGATGATACGCCACTTTTCTCCACCAGCGATGGTTCCGTTTCCGAAGTTGGAAAGTCCACCAACGACCCGGTGAGCACAGACGACAGTCTTCTCTGGTTCGATGACAATAGGCTCTTCATACCATACAAATGGTTCTTCAAGGACCTCGAAGATTTGTTGGTCGATAACAGGGGTCTCAATACCGGAAATCCGCCATTGGTGCTCTGTAATCAAAAGAGGGGTAACTGGGTATTGAATTCCCATCAATAGGTAGTAGAATTCTTCCAGAGTTTTGAAGTCAAGTGTTCTTTGTGCCCATCCGAAGGAATCAACAGCAATTGTTGTTGAGTTGCCGTTTGCTCCAGAGGAAGGGATAAGCCACTGTCCAAATGTTCCCAATAGGGAAAATTGGTCAGCCCGTAGAATACCTTTTCCGTATTCGCCTTTTGGCCAAACACCTTTGTTTTCGTAACCCCAGTGTGGGTAGTTTGCCCGCACTTTTTGGTCTATTCGTGCAAGGTAATCACTGATTACCGCAGTTGGTCTGTCGTAGTATGGTCTAAGTTCCATTTTTTTTCATCTCCTGTTTTTTAGTGGCCCAATTGTGTGGGCTGGTTCCGGGTAGGTATTGTAGTATATGAAGGAGTGCTCGAAAACGAATACGTTTGAGAACATTTGTTAAACAAAGTTAATCATAGCGGTAGCCTCATAACCAATACGAAGAATCACAGGACATGGCAGAGGGCAACTCACGGAAGACCCATACCATAGGTGTGCGTGTAGACCACGAGTTATTTCTTTTGCTACAAGCAGAAGCAGAACGTCGTGGTGAGACAGTAGCAAATTACGTGCGTGTATCTGCTAAGATGAGAGTCACAGGACAATTGGTTGAACCTTCTAAGAAGCGACTAAACGAGTTTTGAATCCATACGTGGAAACATGTGTTTTATCAAATGAGAATTGAAAGTGCGAGGCAATTCTCATTTATACACAATTAGTAGAAGTGTATAAATCCAACTATCGCTTACGCTATAACGTGCAGAAAGCACTACATCGAGTATCGCAACCCAAGTTGTTGTGCACCGTATGCGGCCCATTAGTGGGCGACGTATGCCATTCTACCGGCTGGTGCCGGACGTGTGGCATCCCAATCCTCGAGACTATCGAAGGTTAAGCGTCATTCCGTGTTCGTGCATATCCAACAATGCCGCCTGCGGCGGCTGGTAGTAGCAGGGTGCTCCATGTATCTTTGCCTTTGACATCTGAATATCCTCGCTTAGTTACGAGCATAAACAAACCGGCAGAGACCAATCCGACACCTGCGTGCCATCCGATGCTTGCGCCTGTCTTCACGTATACCACCCCGTATCCACCATAGGACACCGGGGGCAGGTAGGTAAACCTACCCCCGGATTACCGGTGGAGTGCAGGTTGACTTCAGTAGAAGTTCATCTCTCGGCCAGCACCGAACATGTTACTGTTCGAGTTACCGTATCCTTGGTGGACGCCGAACATTCCGTCGTCGTCCATTGCGCCCATTCCTACCATGTCATGTCCGCCATGCATAGCGTTGTGGTTGCCAAGGTATCCGTATCCGCCGAATCCGCTCAACGAACTGCTGACGGATAGAGTTGGGACGTATTTGGATAGTGGGCCGTGGTTAGCAAGTAGGTTCATTGCGTTGATTGCGCTTCCAGCAATAGCGATTGCGGATGCAGTCTGCAAGTTGATAGCCTTCATGCTGTATAGAGCGAATGCCGCAACAGATGTTGTAGCCGCACCAGCCAGATACTTGGTGTATCCAGTGGTCATCCAGCCTGTGTATTTGGAACCTACTCCCAACTTAGCAAGTCCTGTCTGGACGTAGCCGGGTAGCATTAGACCGCTTACAAGACCGATGCTCACAGCACCGATTGCTTCGAGACCGGTCATGTTGTCGGTTACGAATTTGCTAACGTTCTTGAAGTTGAATTTCCGGGAGCCACCGCTTGACCGCCGCCGTGAAACAGTGCGCCGCCGTGAGACACGCCGCCGCCGTGCTGGGGACCGCCGCCGCCGAGTGGTTCGCCGCTTGGTGGACCGCCGCCGCTTTGGTGACTTCCGCCGGCGAGTTGTCTTCCGCCGCCGTGTGGTCCGCCGCTTTGGTGACTTCCGCCGCCGGGTTGTCTTCCGCCGCCGTGTGGTCCGCCGCTTTGGTGACTTGCGCCGCCGTGTGG